ACCCATAGCGATCTCTCCTGATTAGTCTGTAGGCTTGACTAAAAAGATTGGTCGCTGCTTCCGGAGTAGGGTAGTGCCCTGTAAGATGCTTATACCAAAAGTCTAGATTTTGTTGAGGCTAAAAACAAGGCTTTACCGGCCTCGTTTCTTTACTACTACACCGCAAAGCCCGTGCATCGCATGTGAACTTCCCACAGTGCGTCCATAGCATCCTTGGCTTCTTTGAGCCCAATACCTTTAACTTCACGAAGGAGCTTGATGGCTCGCACCCTGTCAGGAGCTTGGCTGTCTCTGTACTCCAATTTCCAAACATGGAGTATCTGCTCGACAAGCCAGTTAGGCAGTTCTATTGGTTGCGGCTGTCGTGGCATCTTTTCGGGAATGATTTGGAACTCAACACGGTGAGTTTTGGTATCGTCATCTTTGATCAGTACAGGCTTGAACATGGTCTTATAGGTCCTTAAAAAAAGATTATGGTTATTCGTACTTTACTTATACCAACTTGTATATTCAAAATGTAAAACGGGGCTCAAGGCCCCGCTAAGTTACTCCAACCAGCCTCGTAATTTGAGTTCTGATGTCAGCCAGTTATATGCTTCTGTGACTACTCTTCCGTAATCTTCGATGTAGTCTGCATCATCTGATCCAGGGCCAAAGGTAAAATCTCTTCCTTCGAATACGAAGTAGCCTATCTCAGGTAGACGGTCGAACCAAGAGGAGACCCTAGAAAGATAGAAGTGTTTACTGGTTTCCCACTGTACGAGCGTAGTATCTTCCGGAGGTCCTCCAAGTACATTCTGGATGAGTCCGTCAAAGATAGTTACGAGTTCGAAGTGGTGATCAACCCTGATTACCTGCAATTGGTCTTCCAACTTTGTTTCCATATAGTTTTTTTACCGGGTTGGTTGAAGGGAACTACGGGGTGTTACTATTCTTCTTATACCAAAAACTGGACTTTCAGATCCATGTGTCCAGTTTTGTCCAAAAGTGTCCAGTTTTGTCCAAAAGTGTCCAGTTTCTTCGAAAACCTGAAACCCAAGCCCAGTAAGGGTTTGCGGCCGACGTGTCCAGTGTGTCCAATTTCTCTAAAAAAAACTGGACAGCTGAAACCCAAGCCCAGTAAGGCTTTGAGGGGATTTGTCCAGTTTTTTCGCCTTTTTTCCAAAAACCATACCTCACTTTCTTTTTGACTAAATAAAAAACAAAAAAGGAAAAACTTAGGGTTCACCCTAACAGTCCAGAAATATGGGGGTACTATATATATATTTATATTTGAACTTTTAAAAAATATATTTATATATAAGAGAATGTGTTTTCTATTTTGCTTATTTTTTATTTGTAAAAGGAAGTGAGGTATGGTTTTTCCAAAATCTTCAAAAAAACTGGACAAAATCGCTGTGAGCCTTATTCCGTATGGGTTTGAGCCTGTCCAGTTTTTTATTTGAAAATTGGACAGACTGGACACACCGCCCGCAAAGCCTTACCCAGTAAGGATCTCAGCCTTTTGAAGAAACTGGACACTTTTGGACAAAACTGGACACGTGTCTTTTGGCGATGTTTTAGCGAAGCCTTGCTAGAGGTCATACTAACCCTAGGATTGGATTACAGCCTCTAGGAGCCTCTGGGAGGGGTAGATAGGTAGCCGAGTAGCCGATGACTCTAGAAAGGGCTTAAAACGGCTCTAATAAGGTCTGAATCTTTTAACGTAAAATCGTTGACAGAAGAGACCGAGTGATAGAGAATCGAATGATAACCAAATATAAAGAAAACGCTATGAACGAGGCTTCTATTCTTTCAGGGTTCTCAATGACCGACATCCAAGAGATGATTGATGAGAACTCTTCTCTCCGGGGATTCTTGCAAGGCTACCTTGCGGAACGTGCATTGAAGAAACAGATCTTGGAGATTCCAGGAGTAACTTCTGTGACCAAGATCCCTGACCGTGATGCTGAGAAAGGTGACTTCAAGGTCGTGTACAAAGGTGTACCGATGACTATAGAATGTAAGTCGGTCACAACCTCATCGGTTAGAGAAGATGTACTTACACAGAATTGGCAAGGTTCAGTTCTCGTTAAGAACACTGACAAAAGAGAAGTTACAGTAGAAGGTATTGGAACCTTTCAAACTACCAAGCTAACTCGTGGTCAGTTCGACATTCTGGCCGTATGCTGTTTTGCTGTAAGTGGAGAGTGGGACTTTGTGTTTCTTGAGAATAGATTCATTCCAAGCGCTGATGAAAGCTATGACCTTCTGAAGACCCAGTTTACAATCAATCCCAGCACTACTCCCGGCTTGACACACAACCTAACAAAACTTTTAGAAAAGACGTTAGAAATCAAGGCTCAAGCCTTACAGCTAGAAGCATTAGCCGCTTAAAATATCTGAGTAAAACGGATCCCATACAAACCATGAATGAAACAGAAATTGTTTTAAATCTTCTAGACTTCTATAAGCGTAAAGGCCTCGACCTTCACAAGATTCTGGATGACCCTCACTTCAAGTCTCTCTCCAGGGATTCTCAGCTTATTGCTATTAAAACTTACGCAGACAGAATTCTTGCAGGAACCCCGCAGGGGATTACTAAACAAGACATTAAGAAGGTTTTTAGGGAAGGTGGTAAGTTTGGCCTTATGGGCGGACTAGCCGGTGCCCTAACTGCATACGGCGCATCAAAGGCATACCAAGGTGGAGTGGTACCTCCTGCAGCATACGTTAACGGAGCTGTTATCGGAGCAATTGGTGGTTTCGCAGGCAAACTGTTTGAGACCTATCAAAAGACTCAGAATCGCAAGTTTATCGGAGCCGAACTTCAGAGAACTATCAATAACCCTACTGATCGAAATGCTTTTGGGGTATTGGTAGCCAATGGAGTCAAAGGCGATGAAGAGTTTAAGAATAAAATTCTTGAAAAGATTCAAGGCAGAATCGAAGGTAAGCTTGAAACTCAGATGGATGACGCAACTGGCGGCTTCACAGAACGTTATAATGAACATGTTCTTAAGAAACCTAAGTTCGTATAAGAGCTAAGATATAAACACTATGCTAGCATACACACTTAAAGAAATTCTCGATCTTGTGCCAGAAGCAGCTTCATTCGTTAAGCAGGCTTCTGTTGACCAAGAAATGCCCCTTGACAACAAGGATTCTTGCATTGCTACAGCTCTGCAAATGAAGTACCATGAAAAAGTCGCTTACAAGGCCGTAGACGTTTTTGCGCTAGATAAGGTTGCAAAAGCTGTTGAAGCCTACGGCGTACAGACAGAAGTCACAGCTCTTACTGACCGTATGGTTAAGGCTGCTGCTCAGCGTACAGCCACTGCTGCTGCAATCGCTACTGACGACTACCTAACTAAACAAGCTTTCTTCGAAGGCGAACTCTCAGGTCTTCGTGTAAACGGTACACTTTCAAAGCAAGCTTCCGAGCTTTATGACGAAGCTAAAGAAAAGGGTATTGAACCTAGCGACGCTGTTATTCGATATTCAGGTCATGGTTATCTGAATAAAGAAGCTGCTGTAAAGGCTCTTGCTAATCGTTTCTATGAAACAAAGAATGCATCCTTTGTAAAACTTGCTTCAGCAATCCATAAGCTACCTGGTCAAATCAAGCCTGAGACAGTCCGCGACATTTGTGATACAATTTCAGAAATGGATAAGCAAGCGGGTCTCACAACAAGAGGCTACAATTTCTACAATGAAACGATTTTCACTAAAGAAGCTGCAATCAGATCATCTCTGAATGTCAGGCTTTGCGGAAAAGACGTTCCTTTTGAAAAGATTGCAAAGCTCGGCAAAGGCCATTTCTCATCAATGATGGGTGCAGATATTGGCAATGAGTTTGATCACGGCCCAGTACATTTCAAGCAAGTACTTGAGACACTGCCGATGGATCTGCAAAAAGTTGCTCTGCATTTAACTAACAACGTATAAGTATGTTTGAAGAAGAAGATATCGGCATTGAATTGAAAGCCCCGGATCCTAGGATGGCGATGGCTTCAATTTCACATATTAAGACCACTCTGGATCGTATCTTCGGTAAAGGTGAATGGAGAGAACTCGAAATCGAGACTATCTCTATTACTCTAGGAATGGTACTTGACGGGCTTACTCGGGACAAGATCAGTGTTCTTCAGCTTATCGAAGGCCAGCCTGAACTTTTCTTTGAAGACGCTGCATTTACTCTATATGCAACAGATGTTATTAACAACATCGAAGCAGACTTTGAATTCGTACCTGCTCCTACAACTCTAGAACTTGCATACGCAATTACAGAGGTACGTAAGGTACTAGTAGAGAATGGTATTTATGTACCACTAGAGGCAACAGGTCTTGTAACTACAGCTGCATACATGTTACGCCAAGAAGGTTACTCTGAGCCTGTAGCACCGTTTGATTTTATTCCTTCAGAAATGCTAGAAGCCGGTCAGACTTCAGAAGATACAGAAAATAAGAAGAAAGCTATTAGGCGATATATCAAAGAAATGGGCGGTGACTAATGTATTCAATCGAAATCGAAGTAAACAACCCAGTTAGCATTATTGCTCAAGGTCCAAGTTCTGGCCTTACAGCCCCGCCTGATCAGATCCTACTTTTTAATGGTGCTGTTAGCGTTCTTCCGGTTACGTTTGCACCAGTCTCAGGTCCTCTTTACAAGATGACTTTTACTCCGACAGTAACAGGTACTTATATCCTTTACGCATTCGGTCAACTTCAAGGCGTTGTAAACGTAGTAACCCAGTCACTCTATACTATTACCAAAAATATTCAAGATGAAGCTATTGGTTCTTGGTCATGGGATAAGACCGCTGGTACATTGATTATGCTTAGACAGGATGGCACCACACTTGCGCAATTCACAGTGGTGGATAATCTAACAACTTCAAGCAGAGAACGTATTTCGTAATAACGCTGTGAATGTAATTTCTAGAATCGAAGCTAAGACAAACGGCTTAATAAAGTACTTTACTGGAAAGCCTTGCAAAAACGGACATTTCTCAAAACGATTTGTAAATAACGGATATTGCGAGGCTTGTAAAAAAGAACGTAGGCAAAATCCTGAAGTTAGAGAAAAAGAACGTTTACAATGTAAATCTTATAAAGATAAAAATACTGATAAGATTATCAAGTACAATAGTCAATATTATTTAAACAATCTCGAAACAGAACGAGCTAGACGTAGAGCTTTTTACGCAGCTAATCCTGATCTATGTAGGGCCTATTCTAGGAATTGGCAAAAACAGAACCTAGATAAAGTTTACTTCAAAAATTCAAATAGACGAGCGGCCAAATTGCAAGCTACTCCAGTTTGGGCAGATTTAGAAGCTATGAAGTTATTCTATGCAGAGTCTATTAAACTTTCTGAAAAAACTGGTATTACACACCACGTAGATCATATAGTTCCATTGCAGAATGAATTAGTCTGCGGGCTACATAATCAGTTCAATTTACAAATACTAACTGCTACAGAGAACATTTCTAAAGGAAATAGATTCTGGCCAAATATGCCAGATTAATTAGCTTAGGCAAGGCAGTGCAATATTAGGCTCAACTACTGTAATCTAAACTTTATACCTACAGTCGTGAGAACTTTTGTGAGCCCTTGTTTAACTAAGCTAAAAAAAGCCCCTCGTAAAACAGGGGCTTTTTCTTTCCTACTTAGAATTGATCTACATTGTCCCAGACGCTACCCGTCGCAGGAGGTACTGATTCAGGAAGTGCAAACGTGTCGTTGTTAGCTTCAGCTTCAAAGTCAACCAACGCAGGACCACTTGCTTCACCGACCAACGGTTCAGCGTTGAATGTAATCGTGGAAATCTCTACATTCATCGGCTCAACTTGAATCACTGGACGTAGTTCCTTCACCTTCGTTTTCTTCTTCGGAGCTGCTGCCTTAACTTCTTCAACTACCGGGGCACCGACAGTTTGAGCAGCGAGGAGAGCATTAACAGCTTCAGTATTTTGATGAAGGAACTGACCTAGTAAATCATCATCTCCAGCGCTCTGCTGCACATGAAGGAGCATTCCGTCATCTACTCCAATACTTCGAATGGTGGTACCGCTGTGAATCATTTTATTACGATACTCTACAACAGTGTTTTTCGTATAGGCTGTAGAGCCTTTAACGATATCGATTGATACTGCGTTGTAGTCGATAACCTTGTTATAGTAATGGTTCTGAACAAAAGACAGAATGTACATTGCCATCAAAGAATTGATAGCCAACGTCTGATCTAGATCTGCGCAACTACCGAGTCCAGGGTTATCTTCCAAATCACGATAAAAATGAAAATCGAACGGAATGAAATTCAAAGGCTCAGGTACAAACTCAATGCGTTCCGGATTTTTGTATTTTTTACGAGCCACCTCTTCATTCTGGAACCTATGGTCCACAAGAACTGCATTGTGGAACATGCGAACCTGACCGAAACTATCTTCGTTACCAGCATCGATAAATACAGTATTCTCCCCGTATACGCCCTGCAGTGCCTGAATAACAATACGACGAGCCTTGGCACTATCAACGCACATGATTACCATGTCGTTGTAGTTATTGGTCAAATTAAGACCAGTGGCTTCATTTAGAAGACTACGGAAGTTCTGCGGATTCGTACCTTCTTCGATGTACTTCATGTACGGAACAACATTCATCCCATACGCCTTACCATACCGATTTGCCAGAACCAAGGCCTTGTTCTTACCCACATCGCTCTGAACGAAGTTCTGACGAATCAGATTCTTCTGTTCCACTACGTCACCGTCAACCAGGACGATGTTCGTAGTTCCAAGCCAGCCAGAGGGCACGTGTTCTTTCGTGATTGAACGAATGAACTGAATCAATGCCGGTACGAGTCGTGAACCAGTTCCTCCACAGCCAACTACGAAAATGTTCGAGGGAATCGAGGAAGGACGGAAAGTAAACATAAAAATTAACTCCTGAGGTTAGACAACATATAGGCGCAATGACCTTGTTTAAGGACGTGTTGGTCCGTTCAATATTCTTATACCAAAGAATCGGTATTTAAAGGACGAGGTCCAGTCTCTTCTCCGATGATGGCTACACCGCCACAAGCATCGAGTTGAGCAAGATAATTCTTGGAAGCTTCAGCCTCTCGTTCAGGCGTAGCCATCATACATCTGAAACAGATTGCTGAAAAGTTAGGACCGTATGGTCTTGTCTCTTTATCTTCTTTGCAGTATACGCAAATCATTTAAATACTTCCTTTTGTTCAGTCATTGTTAGCCTCTGCTAACCATTCAAGAAAGTGTTCGTAATTTCTGAAAGCGCGTTTAGTACCTTTGCACGACAGAAAATATAGGAACCATTCAGTCATGTTGAAGTGAATTTTTCAGACTCCCTAACAATAAGCGCATCCTGCCAAGCTATTTGCCAAGTAAACCAATCAACGTTAATCCCTGCTTGACGCTGAGCGTCGAAGCCTTCCTTCATTGACACTCTACGAGTATCCCTGTCTTGAAGTTTTCCTACAAATGGGAACACTACTCCACGGATACGTTCCCGCAATTGTTGTGTCTGACCGTATTGCTCGGCTACTTCCGTCAACTGGGAAACTAATTCACGAATTTCATGGTCTTTCATTTGTACCCCATGATTTCGAGCCACTCAGCATACGAGCATTCCATAACACTGCCAGATTGCATGTGCCAGTTCTTATTCCACACATACAACAACCAGAGTTCAGTTGTATCGCTCATTTCAACTCTCTAAAAAAGAAGCGCTCGATTAGGAGCGCCTCTTATACTTAGTGAATACCGTTCATCTGGATTCGTTCTTGAGCCTTGTCAGGAAGTTCCTGATACAAGTCTCTGAACAATTCCTCTTGACCTTCTTCGGACATCATGTGAATCATGTCGCTCATCAGGTTACGAACGAGATCATCTTTGCCATTCAGAACAGACATCCCATCATCGATCAAACAGAAGATGTCAGCAACGTCTTTACCGTGTTCTTCCTTGACTTCTTCATACCGCTCATCACAGTCAAACGTGGTGTTAACGTCAGGATCGAAGTCAGGATTATACGGGTGAACACGGGGACTGTAGTCTAGATGTGAATCCTCATACCCCGGATCTTCACGGAGCACTGCCAAAGCACGTTCTGCTTTGTCCAGAGTAAGCTTCGAAGGATCAATGATTCCATCAGCATCTACATCGTCGGGGTTGAAGGCCCAGGACTCCCAAGGAAATCCTCCACCTCCGGAAAGGTTAGCTGCCTCGGATCCGAAACGCTCCTCCCAATAGTTCCCATAACCATCGGGAAGTAACCCCCTATCGTGAGCCAGCATATGTGGACCTGCCCGATTTCCTTCGCTTGTGTTTTCTCCCCTTTTGTACTGCCAGGGTTTGAGATGATCCGCTTTTCCCTTTTGGTTGTTCCCTCCCGTCGAATACCCAGTGCTCGTAGTCACGATCTTGGAAATCCAATCTTCAGGAATTGCTTGCTCTTCACGAACCGGGAGAACAAAGATGTCATCGAATTCACATTCGATTTTCTTATCCTTGTAGTTAAAGCGCCACACTGTCTGCGGAGTTTCATCCTTCAGACGGCCAACAACACCGGAGAATCCGATATTGCCTTGGTCATCACGGTTGTCTGTACCGCTGAAGAATGCACCCATCGTATTGTGACTATGAATATCACAGACGATAGTCTTACCAGCAGGCAACGAAGCCCAGTCATACGAAGCCGAAGCCTTTGACACACGTTGTTCAGGGACAATCAGATGATAACCACTTTCTTGATCCCAACAAACCCAAATCATTGCTTCAAGCTCGGACTTCTTCACTTCCATGACTTGCTTGAAGAATGCCACGACTTGATCGAACAACTGAATCGGAATCTTGCCATCAGGCAGGAAGTTGATTTCTTGAGAAACCTTTTCTTCCTTGTAGTTAGCCGGAAGCTTGTCAACCTTAAGACGAACGAAACGATTACGACCACGAAGCTTGTGATGCTTGACAATACCCTCACTCGTCATAGCGTAGATTTCGCTATAACCAGCTTCAATTGCAGTTTGAAGCTCGTTGGGAAGAACTACGCAGCTGATGTGTTGGCTGATGATTTCCATTTTCAAATATCCTTAATTACTTAGGGTTTCGTATAACCACGGAGTTTTTCATACGGGAACGGCTCGTTGTTCTTAGCTGCTGTTTCAAGAGTCTTGAACCAATCTTGTGCAACAACCTCTTCTTTTAACGAGCGCAAACCCAAGTCATTGTTAAACGGAGATTCAAACAGGAACTGATAATACCAATTCAAGCCTTGCAGATTGTTGTCTTGGAAATGTGAAGGCATCGAGTTTCCGCCATAGCACATATGACCTTCTGCGTATGTGTTCGGAAACGGAGACAGATATACACGATTAGTCGGATTCTGATCCCAGATCAAACCCTTCGACAAAGCACCTGATCTCTTATCCGTACAGAAGAATCGTGATCCAACCGTTCTCCATTGCTTGTTATTATGCTTTTCTAACTTATGGCTGATGATGATATTCGGAGTCTTGACCGTATACTTTCTGTCAAGATGCTGCATCTCAGCGACACGTTCTGCATAATAACAACTGAGCTGAATCGATGTACCAGACTTTGCAAAGAAGAAACAGTTTGCAGGAAGTTGGAAACCTTCAAGCGATTCTTCATTACGACGATTCAGCACAGCACTGATGATGTTACCGAAATCTTCATACGTGATTCGCTTCTCAATACTGCTGGTGTCATCACCAATTACTACTGCCACGCAATCTTCCAGAAGGATGATGTGCTGACCCTTGGTATCAACGAGGTTTTCCTCTGCTACAGCACTAACGTCAACGCTAGCCGTTTCAATAGTAATATCGCTCATACGAAATCCTCTTCTTCCTCAACAGCCGCATGCTTGGCTTTTACGATGTTTGCTTCGATGTTCTTAAGATCCACTCTGCGTCTGCTATTGTTTTCACATGCAAACGTCTTACAAGTTACGATCATTAGAAGTTCGAGTTCCTTGTGACCCAGTTCTTCACCGATAGTTTTAAACTTCTCCTGGACACTTTTTACTTCTTGTGACAGATCAGGAAGCTTCGCTGCTTCCGATATTAAACGCTGCAGTATCATAGCTAACTTTTCTGGAAAGTGTTTTAATAACCTGTTGAAGTTCTTCCAGTATCAGGAAGATTTTCTCAGCAGACACGTATTTCTCAACCCCAGGATAAAACGTAGGTACCCGACGAGACGTGATATCGAAAGTTTCCCAATTTCTAACGTCTCTTAATGAGGCCAATCTCTCGTTATGCTTATATTCAATAAGATAGTTTTCGTAGTCTTCGTATGTATTGATGCCATCAACAAGATTGTTAGTTATAACTCTTACATACTCGTCGTAAAAATATCCTCTTATCGAAAGCTTGGCCGTAAGAGTGATTCGCATCCGCACTTTACATGGACTAGCCTGGGTTTGATTCCATGCATGAAACGCATTCATATCTTCAGGATGAGTTTCATGGGTAAATCGAATACGCTCTAAGTTCAAAGGAATACCACCTCTCATACACTTAAAGTTCAAATACTTAGTGTATCTGCGCATCGACCTTACCCAGTGCATTCTTTCGCTCAAAGTACTTATCGAATCCCAAGGTTCTACATCAAAAGTCATATACGGAGATACGATTTTTAAAGCAACGGCATTTGAAGAAGTACTATTGATAATGATATCGCCACCGGCAATATACTCAATATAAGGAACTTGTTTCTTTACTGCTTTGTACAGAATATCTTTAAGCTTTTGAACAGACTTACGTTGACCGCCAGCTCTTGCACCAGAGATGTCGAACTGATAATTAAACGTTTTAGTGGAGAGCTTATGATCCAGGATCTTCTTTGTACAGAATACTCTGAGCTTCTCTTCTGCTTCTAGTCTCATCTTCTGAAGTTGCCGAGGCAAATCAGATTCTGAGCGAGGTACTTTAAAAGTTTGCATTCTTATTGTCCTTGAGTTATTCCCGTTTTTCTTAAGCTCCTAGCTCGACTAAAAAAAACAGGAAAAACGAGCAGCGTGGCTAGGAGTGAACCCTGCTGCTCGTATCACTACTCAGTGGCTAAAAGCAACTGAAGTAATTCTTAACCCTTCGTGCCGGTACGCGGCTTGAAGGTGATTTCACGGACGGTCTCGCCGTCTTGCGTCACAACACGCTCTTCGAACTGCATCGAACCGATGTTCGGAATGTCGTTCGCATAATTGCGTTGGATCGATGCCGGGGTATAGTCACCCGGGATTTGGTACTCCGTGTCCGTCGAAGCGATGGTCACGATGGTCTTCGTTACGCCAGCACCCTTGGTGCCCGTACGGGGCTTGAAGGTGATCTCACGAACCGTTTCACCGTCTTGCGTCACGACACGTTCTTCGAACTGCATGCTGCCGATATTAGGAATATCGTTAGCGTAGTTGCGTTGGATCGAAGCAGGCGTGTAATCGCCCGGAATTTGGTACTCGGTGTCGGTCGAAGCGATGGTAACGATAGTCTTGGTTACGGTTGCAGCCATGTTTGTAAATCCCTTGTTTTTAGCTAAAGAAAAGAATGGACTTTGGAAATGTATTTTCTACCTGTCCAATATAGTTATACCAAACATTCTATATTTATTGAAATATTTGATATTAATAAAAGCTATGCACAGCCTTTACAATACTGTTATACCTCAAAAAGCTAAAAAATTGAAAAAATAGCCCAGGAGAAGGAAGAGGCTGCAACCTACCCTGGGCTCAACCGTCTGAACGGCTACCTGACCAAAGCAACCGAACAGACGTAACCGCCGTTCATCGCTTTTCGCAGGATCTCAGCTATTTCAGTGAATGTAGCACCCATGTCATTAATACCCGCAAGTGCAAGCGAGGAAATTTCAAGGGTGTTTCCGTCGCCATCCGGAAATCTACCTCCTACATGAAATCCCAGAGGTCCCATTTCTAATCCATACCATCGCCTAGCTGTTGGCACGAGATGGTCTTTAGAGGTTTGCAAGCCCTTATCTGAGGTTGTTAGATGGAAGCTATATACAAGTGGCTCTTCTTCCTTAACCCAACCCTTAGGATTAATTAGATCACACGCAACTCCTAAACAACAAAAGCCACCGGTATCCCTGAGAGCAAACTTGATCTGCTTGAAACTGCCAGACTCCAAAGCTTCAATCCATCGTAGCCAGTGCACCCTCTGTTCGTCATCCAGAGAAATGCTAGGTATACGTTCAATTACTGCGCCACATGTTAGTTTCATTTTTGGATTACCCTTTCTCGTAGAATAGTTATAACAACGCGGTAAGACTTAATACATTCCCTGCACCTTCTAAAGAGTAATTACGAAATGACTAATGCTTACTACATAGTTCTTATACCAAAATAGAGGGTTAACATAGGATCATGGACAAAGAAAGCCTTTTAAAACTAAAGCCCTCCGAGATTTCCAAAGCTCTGCTCACTCTTAAAGGTAAGCCTCTCAATCTCGAAGATTACAAGCCGTTTGAAATCATCTATGACGTTTCTCCTAATGAAATGACTTTGATGGCAGGTCGGCAGATTGGCAAATCAGTATCTCTTGGCGCAGCTATTGTAGCCAACAGTCTAGTTCGCCCTCACTTTTCGACTCTGTTCAGTAGCCCATTGTCTCAACAGACATCACGATTCTCAACAGCATATTTAGATCCCTTCTTAAGTTCCCCTCTTATCCGTAAGCACTTCGTTGATGCGGGCTCACGTAAGAACGTATTCTCAAAGTCATTTACTAATGGCAGTGCTGTAACATTGGGTTACGCAGAAACAGAACAAGACGCCGACCGTATTCGTGGAGTCTTCGCTGACGCTCTGTACCTAGATGAGTTCCAAGATACCAGTCTTGAATGTGCCCCTATTCTTGCAGAAACGTTGGGTGCTTCAGACTTTGCATTCAGACGATACACAGGCACGGCTAAAACAGAGACTAATTCACTCACACAGAAGTTCAAGCAATCGAACATGATGGAGTGGGCGGTTAGATGTACGCATTGCAATAAGTACACGCTACCCCTTGATTTCGATATTTGCCATACGATTCTGCATGCCAATAAAGAAGGTCCAGGCTGTGTGTACTGCGGAGGTCTGCTCGATATGTCCACTGGTAAATGGGTGGCAGCAAAACCTGCTGAGAAAGACCATTACGGGTTTCATTTACCTCAGCTTATTTTCCCTGCACGTACGAGACCTAAGAAGTGGAAGGATCTACTTCATAAGGCCAAGACTTATTCAGTGCCTAAGCTTGCTAACGAAGTGTTTGGATGCCCTAGCGGTCTAGCTGGTCGTCCACTATCACTTAAAGAAGTAATGGCATGTTGTAACAATAACAAGACAGAGTGGGATAAGGGTTTCCCAATGGATGAACGTAATATTCTCCATACTGTGCTTGGAGTAGACTGGTCAGTAAGTGGTGGTTCTAATTCATACACCGTTATTACAATCATGGGTTACGACTGGAATGGTAAGGGATATCTTATTTACGCCCAGCGCCTGAATGGTATTGATATTCTTGATCAGGTTAAGCGTGTTGAAGAACTATACGCAAAATACAAATGTACAATGCTTGCTTCAGACCGTGGTGTTGGCCAGTTACAAGTAGAATTGCTTAGAAAAAGTATTGGCCAGGATAAAGTAAATTCTGTACAATATGTAGCAGCAAAGTCTACGCTTCGTTGGGACAGAGAAGGACAGTTCTTTTCAGCAGATCGAACAACGAACATGGACACGATTGTATTGAAGGCTAAGATTGGCCGTGATCGTATCGAGACTCCTTGTTGGAACCTGATGTCTGAATTCTGGCAGGACGCATTGAACATTTTCGAAGAAGAATCCGTGACTGGGCGTCGTCTGTATAAAAAAGATGAAGACTTGTGTGATGATTGGTTCCACAGTGTAGTTTTCGCTAATATAGCGTATATGGTTCTTAAGGGTGAGTTCACAACGGTGGACGAGATTAAAGAGAACAACGTATTTGATTTTTAAGGAAAGAAATGAGCGAGTTTGAATTTACAGAGCACAAGCCAAAGCGTGGCCGTGCTTCAAAACAAGAAGAAGTAGCGATTGAGCAGGCTTCAGTTATTGAAAACACTGCTGAAGAAAAAAAGGACGAGGCTGAAGAAAAGCCTCAATACGATAAAGACGAGCTACTGCGTATCTTTGATGAGATTATCTTCCAAGGAGAATACGTTGAAGATGTTACAATTCGTGGAAAATTAAAGGTTCAATTCAAGACAAGAACGGCAGAAGACATTGAACAGATTAGCAAAGTCATCGATACAACTACGTACAATCTTGTAAGCACGCTTAATGAAGCGCGGATGATTCTAAATCTGCAATACGCTCTTACCTTCTATCAAGGCCGTGATCTTTCAGGGCTTAAGGCAGAGGATAAGGCTAAGTTCATTAAGCGTCTTCCTGGCCCTGTAATTGGGGTACTGCTTGATGCCCTATATAAGTTTGATGCCAAGGTAGGCGAAGCCTGTAAAGAACTAGAAGCAAATTTTTAAAAAACGCCTGGGCGATGCAGAGAATGAAGTTGCATCTCTCAGGTATGAAAGTTCCTCCGCTTGGTTCTCTGCATGATCGGATCTATCGGGAGTATATGACAAAAGAAAGTCAGCTCGAAGTTGAGAAGATGAAAATGTCTATGCTAACCGCCCTGACTAACCCCAACATAGCCGATCCTAATAAAGCGAGGGATTGGTCAAGTAATATAAAGAAACATTGGGCCAGGTATTTAGCTCTGGAATTCAACACAGAAATGCCAGAACATACAGAGAAGGAAGTTGAGATGTTAGAATACTACGAAAACGTGGTTAAACATATGAAACCTACTCTTGAAAAATCAGGTTCAGGTTATAACGTCAAGGGTCTTGACCAACTTTTTAAGTAATTCAGAAGCCGCCATAAAAAGCGGCTTTTTCTTTTTAAAATAAAGGCATGATCCCTTCATCAGCATACAATCTCTTCGGCAATTTATATCAGTCTCAAGCTGATGTATACAACAATTCATTTGCCAACCCAATGAATCCTGCGAATATGAATCCTGGATTTGGGATGGATCCGAATTTGTTAACTCCTAGCTACACGGCAGGATACAGGCCACAATACGACGGTCCTCAACCATATAATCAGTATGGCAGAGTGGGTTTCTTCGCAGGTGTCAATAACATCATCAATCCTACGGCGTCAGAGCCTAGGTACGGAAATCCTATTGACAATAATACTCAGACTGTCGAGGGGGTATCTACACGCCCATTCGATTCAGTAGTCTGGGCTGGTCAACGTATAGCTGCGCCTGCTATTGGCTTTGGTATGGCGTTCAAGTATACGTCAGGTGTAGGTGCTTGGGCAGGTGGAGCTACAGGCCGCGCTCTTGGAGCAGGTATTTCTTCAGGAATGGGTAGATACATGCCTAGCGTAGTTGGTAGAGGTCTGACAGGCGCTCTTGGAGGCATCGGTAGTCTAGCTGGTAGATTCCTGTTACCTGTAGCCGTCGGTCAAGGGATTATGACTGCAGGTCAAAAAGGTATTTTCAATCCTTATATCAATACTCGCCGTGAAGCCAGAGATCTACGTGACAATTTCCAAGGCGTAACCTTCGGAGATGCACAGGGTAATGCTGTTACCGGACAAGGTCTAGGCTACCGTGAGTCAACTCAGATAGCTAAGGAAATTACTCGTCAAGGTATCAATGACTTTACCTTCTCTACAGGCGAGTATGCAAACATTGCTGACTGGACTGCACGTTCTGGTATGCTGGATGACACCAAGGCTAAACAAATTAGCCAGCGTGTCAAAGACGTAGCTGAACAAGTAAAGCTTGTAATGGCTATTGCTGGTGATCCATCGATCAAGAACGCAATCGAGGAAATAGCAAAGCTACACGGTGCTGGTGCCTCAGTTACGGGTCCTAACAGCCAAGCTTCAAGAGCATTTATGTCTCTAGGCTTGAGCGCAGCTGTGTCTGGCCGTAGCGTGCAGAACATCATGAACACTGTAGGTGCTCAAGGCCAGTATCTGTATCAGGCTAACGGCATGACGCCTTACCTTGGTCAAATGGCTGCTGCGAATATCATTGGTTCATTCGATACAGCTAGACGCAACGGTGTTCTAAACACATCTCAAATCGCTCGTATGGGCGGAGTTGAGGGCGCAACACAAGCTTCGCTTACAGCACAGATCAATGGTTCACAGACATTGCTTAATAAAATGGCAATGTACAATCAATATATCAATGGACGAGGCGGTTCAACTGGCTCAGGTCCAGGGATGAGTGTTACCAACGTTACTTCACAGTTCGGTTCAGACTTTAGTCGTAACCCTATGAAGGCGTTTGGTGGAATGCACCTATACAGCCGCGTTATGGCTGGTAAACAATTGGATGAGCGTGGTTCGCTGGCTCTAGAAGACCAGATTACGTCTATTCTCGATTCAATGGCAACACAGAAGGGTCCAGACGGAAAATACAGCGCAGAAGACATGGCTGGTGTTATGTCAGGCGTTATGGGCATGTCTGATGACGAGATTCAGGCATACATTGCACAACGTACTGCTGAGTCTGATACTGGCACATACCGCCAAGGCATTAAAGCTCGTAATGCTCAAACACAGAAACAGCTACGTCAGTACGTATCACAGAACTATCTGTATGGCGGCAAGATCGGTGGTGCAGTACATAGCATACTAAAAGGCGGTCGTAATCTTACTTCACTTAGCGGCGAGGCTGCAGGCTGGATGGCTGATGGTTCAGCAGTGTTTGGCGAAGGTGTTCAGAGAGGAGCAGACTGGATTCAGTTCGGTGCTTCGTTTGGAAACAACTACACCCCGGCTGATATGGACAAGGTAATTGATACTATTAGTCCTACAGGCCCGGTTGTTAACAAGAACACGCCTCAAACTACTAACATTAATCTCATTAATGATGGCCATGACTTCTTTTCAAGCCGCACACTTACTGACCTTGGTCGTGTAGGTAGCAGGTTATACAATGGCGACACTTTGATGGGCAGTGACTCAACAAAGATGACTCAACGTATCAATGACATGGCTAAGGGTGGGAATAAGAACGCTCAAGCCTTCATTAATGCTACGGACAGAAAGAGCAGAAGCAGGGCCTTGGCGACGTTGTTGAAGGAGAATAAGGCCGACCTAGCCGACGTCTCTGGCAGACTCACTGAGGTGGGTTCTAGTGCGTCTGTAGGCAACTATGATTCATTCCTAGATGACGTAGACTCGTTTGGTGTTCACAAAGAGACCGTTGCTAACGATCAAGGCCGTGTAACTGGTTTGATGGGTGACATTACCAAAGCTTTGGGCGCTGAGAAGATCCCGGAAAGTCATCGGAAGAACTTCCTTGATTCAGTAAACGCTATCGGTCAGATTTCAGACCTTGCAAATAAAATTGCAGGTGGTGCTAACCAGCAAGAAATTAGAGATATGCTTGATAGTGGTAATTACGACCAAGTAAAGGGTCTAGTTGGAGGTCGTAGCGATCAGGATGCTGTTACGTATATCACTACTTCATATAAGCGTGCAGTTGAGCAAGGTCTCGGACAGATAGGCTCACTGGCTTATAACGGTAGCTTTAACGTTGATGACTTCAAGAAGAATCCTAATCGTATTCAAGATAAGGATCAGCGTGCTCAGTTCATTGCAGCAATGAAGTCAGGTGATCAATCAGCGATGGAAAACATCGTCTCTAAACAACTTGGGTATGCAGCAGGTGGTAAGCTTAAAACTGAGGGTCTGAAGGGAGCTACTGATCAGGATCTACGTGATGTAGTAGGTTTCCAGCAGCATCTGGATTTAGAAGGCCAAGAAAATGCTAAGGCTTATGAGAAGATTGCTTCAGGTCGATACGACTTCGCAACTACTCAAAACATCCTGAACAATTTAGACTCTAAGAAGAACAACGACAACTTCAAGATTGCAACTGAGAAGCTGGATGGTGCAGCAGATAAACTTGGTCAAGCTGCGGATAAAATTGCTAACCAAGCTCCGGGTGGAAGTCTTAATCCTATGAACTGGTTTAATAATCCTCCTCCATCAACTGCCGGATCTAACAATCAGCGTAACAATGGCGCACCAAAATAAAGGGGTAAAATACGATCATGCCAATCATCACTAAATCTACAAGCTCATATATTTCGCCACGGTTCATGATTATGTCTCCGTATGAGATTTACTTAAATCAAGTAAAGGGCGCTATTGATAATATTCGCTACACAGCTCAAGGGTTATCATACGTACCTCCTCAGCTTGGCGGACTAGATGGTCAGTTAGAAACATTGACTCAGGCGGTCGTATTGCAAGTTACAGACTTTAAGGTTACAGAATAATGGCTACTCAATTAACGTTTGGCGATTCAGTTATTTCAAGTTCTAACAGTGTTCAGAACAGTAACGGAACCGTAACCCAAACAGAACGGTTATTTACCCTTCGCCCTCGTGGCACTAACACTGCTAACGTAGGTGGTGGAGATAGAGGTAGCCGTGCTTATATTCGCCTGTTAACTACAGATGGCTCTGCATCACTGAACCGTCAAACTGGTCATAACGAAGGACTAGGAGGCTCATCACTATCCGCTAGCGGTGGCCCTCTTGATAATGCTATTAATGGTAATAACAGTTATGGTGGCTACGCTAATTTCTTCGTAACCGATATCCGTTGTAGCCTTGATGAAAAACTTCAAATCACTGAAACTTTCGGTGATGGTGAAGTGGTCTATTATTTTGGCCGTCAACCTGTAATGATGAATATATCTGGCTACATCTTTGATAGCCAAGATAACGGTTGGTTTACAGAATTCTTAAGCATGTATGGTCAAGTGCTTCGAGGCACAGAACTAGCTCGTAACTACGAGTTAGTTAAGCTCGTCTTGCCAAACATGTATGTAATTGGATCTTTCACTCACGTTGACTGGGGTCAAAACTCACAGCGTGATACTGACGTTCAGTTCTCATTCCAATTCTTGGTTAAACAGCTTGTACCTATTGCTATTCGTGTACCTGGCGTTCCTACGTCAGCAGACAGTGGCTTAATCAACTTCGATGCTATTCCTAACTTCGTTAGTCAGGCAGGCATTAACACGGTTAAGAATAGCATGTCTTCACTACAAAGCTTGATTCAAGATCCTACTTCAACTTCAGGCCAGATCGCAGCTGGTATTACTGGCATTGGTTCAGGTCTTAGCGCAGGTATCTCTGATATAAACAATAGCTTCGGGGTTGGTAATAATACTTTTGGTTTTACGACGGATGGCTCAGGTTCAAGCTCTACAGTAGGCTCAGCTCTAAGCAGCGCTGGAGATACGGTTTCTGGCATTTTCTCAAGTGTAAGTGCAAACCTTACTGGCCTACGTGCAAGCCTGTTCTCACCTATTTATGGTGTGCTTTCGTCTCTGACTAAACTTGTTAAGAATGCAATGGGGTCTATCAACTCAATCTTCAATGCTCTTACAAGTCCTGTCCGTGATATAATCCGTGCTGTTTCGGATATCAGCAATCAAGCAGTAGGCATTGTTAATCTTGTTAATCATACGATTCAAGGTCTAACAGGCCAGGTTACATCTATTGATAACCAAGTACGTATTGCACTGGGTAATCTTAAAAATGCAGCAGGGGTAATTTCCAGCGCACCAAAGACTATCTCTCAGTCAATCGGAGAATTGGTCAACTCAGGTAGATTACCTATTACAACCGGGTATCTACAGAATAGGCCTATGGCAAGCTTGTCATCTTCAGGATCTAGTCCGTCGAAACTGGCATTGCTAAATTCAGGTAAGAAATACACAGCACAAGCAGGCGCATCCCTATGAGAAGCTATTCAAGCCTTTTAGTTTTTGAAGACATATACGACTTCGTCCCTAATCAGAATAAGGACGTGACTAGTCTCGCCAGTATGATATTCACACCCAATGTTCCAATCGTAACTACTGACTGCAATACGACGTTGGGTGAAATTCAAACTGTTAATTATGAACTAGAAGGTGCTGTGGAATTAGCTACTGGTCAAATCATTAGCCGTGATCGTATCGATCAGTTACTATTTACTGGAACATACACCGTAGCAACTCGTACGCTTTCAACGTGCATTGCTAAAGCAGGTGTATGCCAAGCGTGTTACCATGCTACCAATCAGCTACTGCCAATACCTGCAGTGGGAACTCGGGTAACTATTCAACCTGAATACTTTTCATCTACTGATGTTATTAAGGCCGCTGCTGGTGAAAACCAGTGGGCATTAACCGTTGCTGATAATACGTATCAGTTTACGTATATTTATGTGGATGGGGTAATTCAGAATTCAAACACGTACTCAATTGCTAATTCGATTCTGACATTTAATACGCCTCTGGCTCAAGACAATAACGTAGTAGTTCACTATTCAAGTTACAACAGGGCTCCGTACCTAGTTTTCTTAGCAAAGTCATATTCCGGCTCTATTCTTGGAATGAAGCCACTTCCTTCTCAACTGTTGCCAATCAGATCACTTCTGTTGGGTAGCTTAATTCCTCAGAATAAGCTAGAATTAGTTGTAGAGTATACAAAGGAAGTAGATTTGATCCCACAAGATTACAGGGATTATCTAGATACGATTAACGATACGTTAGAAAAAACGCTGTACGTTATAGCTATCAATTGTATCTATGCTAACGTGACCTAACAATGTCTTTATTCGACGCAATTAAAAACGTAACAATCAACACAGTGATGTCCCAGAACAAGGGACTTTCAAAGATTACGAGTACGACCTTCTCACAGGCTGGAACGTCGATTAATAGTATTCGTAATCAAACACTGTCATCAGTAAATACCTCTCTTGGAAGCACAGACTACAGCAGCCAGCTGTATTCTCCTGTAACCCAGATGAGTAACTTCGCCTTGTCTCAATCCACAGGTCCTGCTCAACAAAACGCTATCGCAACAGCTACGAACACTGCGTATGCTGCTGTAGATTCAAGTTTTAACTCTGCCTTCCCTTCAGCTACTAGCGTAACCCTTTTCGACATTCAAAGTGCTGCAACACAGTCTATCTCGAATGGTGTAAGCAATTTTGGAAATTCGCTATCAGCTATTGATGGTAACTTTGTAGCCCCTGCCCTGAGTTTGGGAAATGCCGCGCTTGTGCAAGCAGGTAACACTGCTGATGCTCTAGTCACGTCTGTATACAACACAGCTACGAACACAGTTAACTCCGCAGTTTCTTCAGTGAACAGTACAGTTGCAAGCATTGTTGCTGCTAAGAGCGCAATCGGTAATGCTGCAAACTCAGCTATCGGCCTTGTTTCTGGCGCTACTGATGCTCAGTCTGCTGCCGCAAGTGTATTTGCCAATGCAGGTATTTCAGCAGAGAATGAAGGTCAAGTAGACGGCAATGTAAACAATACCGACTTAATCTATCAAGATATCAAGTTATACATCGAGGGTGTTCAAGTTCCCTTCGAGGCTATTTCTATTTCTCAAGGCATTGGTTCACTCCCTACTGCAAGTATTCAGATTCCACCGCAGCCAGGTCTGCTTGATATAGCTCGCTATTATCAACCGAAAGTACATATCTTCTATAGTGATAAGAACTATGGTGGAGACCGTCTCTTATTTTGGGGACATATCTTGGTTGGTAACTATTCAAAGTCACGTATGAATAGTAGCTCAAGCATTACGTTTCATTGTGAACATAAAAATGCCCTGCTTACCACTGTGACTTTAGAGTTCTCTGGATACGCTTCAAACGCTACTACGATCCTGAACGATCCTAATCCGGAACAGGCTACAGCCAAGGTTAACAATCTAAACTCAACCCTCGCAATTATTAGGGCTTTGCAGGGGATTACAGGCGTTCAGAGCGATTCCAAAGACTTACTGGACCCGAGTAACACAAACGTGTCTCAGGCCGACGTATCGAAGCTTAGCAAGCGTTTCCAGAACTTTGAAAACAGACTGAAGGGTATGCCGTCTGCTATCATGAACTTCTGGAATCAACTGAAGAAGGAATGCTATACCGATGTGACGCTTAATACGATTATGGCTGACATGTACATTCCTCTCGTTGAGGATGGCCTGGGCTTCTTCGACCGTCTTGCTGGACACACAGTAATCGAAAGTATTATCGATTCTAGCAAACAGGACTATTGTCCAGGTGGAGTCACGCCATCAGCTACGGCTAAGCCAGTAATGGTTCCGCCTGCGTACAGGCTTAACAGCATTTCAGCAATTAAGTCTTCACTCGCAGTTAGTACTATTGGCAACATGCTTGGTTTCTCAGGTGAGATGACTACGTTCCTGCAAATGTTCTCTGATTTCTATTCAGCAGTAGAATATGAGATTCTGACATTGGCAAGCCCCGCTGAAGTTCCGCTTGATCCTAATGCTGACGTAGGTAATCTGGACATTCCGTCAACGTACGCTACGATTGATAAAATGGCTATTGAGACAATCATTAAGCCACAAATACCGTTTTACTATAGCCCTATTTGTAACGTGCTGTTTCCCAAGATGTACGGAACAATCAACGTTACTCAAGATGAGTCGCAGATTCCTAGCCGACTCACGGCATTCTCAGATATCATTCCTGGGAGTCAAGGCCAAGTTGGTAGCCAGTACCGTGCTCCGAATTCTATTCGTGAAGCGATTGCTTATGGTGCTGCAATGGCAAATGCTGCTAAGGGTACAAATTTCCAAGTAAACCTACAGGGAACTACTGGTCAATCATTTAATGTGCCTGGTAAATATGAAGTAGGTCGTGGCGTTAGACATAAGCGTATTACCCTGCCTAACTGGCTTGCTCAATTACTCAAGGGTAAGATTCAAGACCTTGGTTCACCGAACAATGAAGCATGGCCAGATAAGACTGATCCAGACTACAAAGCGTTGTGTGATTTGCATGCAGCGTGGATTGATCGTTATGGTTTCGACGTTACAGTCTTTGATGATGGCACGTCAGAAGATACTCGTAACACAGATAAGGATTCGCTAGACCCATATTCACAGAAATCTGATATCCATCCTTTTCAACGCTTACTCTTTGCTACGGCAGATTATGAGTATACGAAAGCTGTGGTTGCTTCCCGTATGGGCAACGTTGATGCTATTTTCAATCCATATATTGTTCCAGGCTACCCGATGGAGATTCTGGATGATTCACCGAATGCGCCAAGCTTCCATGCAATGTGCTCATCAGTGACTCACTCATTTACTTCACGTGGCATTTCGACAAGCATTGGCTTCGTTGCAGCATGTACGTATACTGAGATGGTTAACTACTTCATGCAGCCACTACATCCTTGGCTTCAAACTGCGCTTAACATTGTTAATACTGAGCCAGGTCAGTCAGGCAAGTCTTCAACAGATGGTGATGGATACGGCAATCCGCCAGATGATTTGACAGTGAATAGTACAATTCTATTCAACGAAGCAGCTAAGGCTACAGCCGATGCATTCTATAAGAGTGTGCTTGGTGTTAACGCAGTAGCTATTGATGATCTATACGATTTTGACATGGGTCGGGTTATTCCAGTCAAGAGAGTTTCCGGATTACTTGTTGAGAGCACTGAAACGTCTAGGCCTACTGCCAATGGTGGTGAGGGAAATGACTTCTTGACAGCTGTGGGGAATCTACGTCTTGTAATGAGACCTATTGAGGGCAAGAAGAGTATTCAAACGAAGTTTGGCATTACATTTATCGATTTGACTACGGCTAACTACAACCCAACGTCAATTAGCTATCAGAACCCTGCACTTGATTCTGCAACACTGCTTGAACCTGGTGCTAGCTTGTTCTTGGATTATCAGGAAGTTGCTGACTTCATTAACAATTCTCAGGCTACGGCCAAGACTCCAGATAACACAACTAGTTCTTCTGAAGTTGGCGGTCACGTAGCTTAAGGAGTAAAATAACACTATGACAATTGCATCAACTATTACAGATGGATTCGCAGCCCTTGGAGAAGTTAAAGGCGGGCTGCCTAGAAGCGTTAATATCCCGACAAACATTTACCAATCTGGGATGTTGTCGGATACATCCTGGGCAGACGATTGTTTCGTGATGCAGAAATTTTCCGCTAGACTACAAGCCTATATGATTGGGTATGTAAATAGCGTATACAGCAACTACAGCGTTTACTTATAATGACAGAAGAAACAGCAAAGCCAGAGTTTATCGATTATCGATCAAAAGACCGAGAACTGTTTGACCAATGGAAACAGACTGGTAGTAAGCATGATCTTGGCAAGCTTGTAAATCAGCTCAGTGGCGTTATCTTCCAAGAAGTTAATCGTCAATCAGGTAGTCTTCCTAGCGCTGCTTTGAGTGCAGAAGCTAAAAAATGGGCTATCAATGGTATTAAGACCTACGATCCTTCAAAGGGTACGCAGTTATCGACTCACGTAACGAACTATCTCCAGCGTGTTCGAAGACTAAATTACAAATATCAAAATGCTGTTCGTCTTCCGGAAAATATGCAGCTATTGTACCGTCAATGGAACGCTAGCAATCAAGAATTGGCAGATCAGCTCAATCGTGATCCAACCGAAGAAGAACTAGCTAAGTCTCTTGGCTGGTCCAAAGCTCAAGTTGTAAAATACAAGAATTCTCTATACTCTGACTTGAGTGAATCAGCATCGGATAAACCAGCTGAGTTTACGCAATACAACGAGAATGCCGAGCTTATGGAGTATCTCCTAAGTCAGCTAACTCCTGATGAAAAATTTATTCTTGATAATGTAAAAGAAATGCCAGCACCACAAATCGCAGCAAAGCTAGGTGTGAACATTAATCGCTACAATTACATTAAGAAACAGTTGATTAATAAAATCGATAAAACTAAGAAAGAAATCGGACTATAATGGCAATCGACGCTAATTCGGCAGTAGGCCAAGCTCAAACGATTTATAACAGTTTGGCTAAATACTTCTCTGACATGACGGCATACCTTGCCAATGGAGGCGCTTGTCCGGATTTCAACGATTACGTTACAACCATCGATTTTTCTGAGCTTCACCGAGTAACAGCGATGGCTCAATCAGGCAGTTCCAATTACCCAAACGGAGCTGCTATTGAGAGTATTCATCACATCACTTCAGTGTTACGTGAATTTGCTATGAGAACAAAGAACAAAGGCGATTACTACGGTGATGGTCAAGGCGAAGCAACTGATGAATCGAATTACTATTCGACTCTTAAAACTTCGACTGTTAGCACGCTGAGTGGTATCGTAACACCTGGAGGTACAATGTAATGGCTGGCTTAAACTTTAACTTCAACCAACGTATTGGTACAACTTCCAATCTACCGCAGGGCGGGACTTATGATCTACTGTTCATTTCGTTCCCAGGGGGCTTCCCGCAGAGTCAGTTAATTTTTGAAATTGCGGATACACCACGCAAGGTAACTGGTCTACAGAAAGTAGCTCAAATGTTTCTTAAGATCTTATTTACTCGTAAGGGTAGCAACGTTATTATCCCAGCTCAAGGCACATTCTTCTCTGACTTTGTTGTCAATGCTAATCGTGTTGAAGATACTGACACTACTCTGATTGCTGATCTAACTGAGCAGATTACCGATGCACAGAGTCAGTGTCAGTACATTATGAATACTACTGACTCAGACGTGGCTAGCCAATTAAAGACTGTGCAGTTGCTTGGTATCGATGTGACTAAAGAATCTATTGTTATCTATTTAAGGATACTTACCGTGGCCGGAGCTATGGCTTCAATAGCGGTCCCGTTCCCCCAACTCGATTTACCGCTGTCTGATCAGATGTCTAAATAGCAGGGTTATTAGAAAGCAGGGCTTCACGCTCTGCTTTTTTCTTGGATAAGTACTTATCATTAGCTATTTTTCTTTTTGCTAATCGGGTCTCTTCCTTATTTCTTTCTTTCTCCGATAGGTGAGCCAATCTAGAAGCTCGCTTATCCGATATTGTTTTGTCAAACTTAGCCCTGTAATCCTCATTTTGCCATTGAGAAATGCTTTTATTACTTAGAGCTTTCTTACCTTTCTCATAATTTAAATATTCGTCTCTTTTAGTAAACATGTAGTTTTTATACTCTTCATTTTCCCATTGAGAAGACGCTAATTTAGAAATGTGATTTCGATGCTCTGTGTTTTTCCACATAGTAGTTGCTATCTTTGATTTACGTTCTCTAGATTCTTCAGAGGTAGCAATTGTTCTCAAGTTCTGAATAGTGGACTCCTCATGTTTAAACCCTAGACTAGAATTAGCAATTGGACACATGTTGTAAGAAAATTCTCCAAAAAACGTGTCAAGTAGTGTTTGTTCTTTTTGGTTCAAATGTTCAATCTCACATACTTCAAGAATATAAAATCTAAAATTGATTTCGCCATATAAGTCCCAGGCCGATTGTAGGTGTTTATTTTTACTAGTTCCTGCTTTCAATCTATAAAAGTGGTTTTCATATCTGTTCCTAAGATCTACCGCTTGTCCGACGTAAATCTTTGAATTATATGTATTCAATATGGCGTACACACCAGATACTTTAAAATCTCCTAGAGGGATACCTCTGGTAGGTTGACAGACAAATACACAGTTATCGAGTATTTGGTTCAAGCTGCAAATGTATTGTTTATTTAAAATAGACACTTTATAATCTCAAATATAACGGATAGGTAATTATAGCATGGCTTCTTTTTACAGTGTTTTGCCCGGATTGACTCCAACAGCTCAGGACATCTTGGAGGCTGAGTTATTGGCTAAACAAATCCTTGAAGCGCAGTTCCCAGACCTAGATACCCGCGAAGGAACCGGCCTAAGAGACTTAGTTTTGCGCCCATCCGCTATGCTGCTTGCACTAGTTAGACTTGCTATCGATTCGTATTTCGCTCAGAATACGATAACTGGAGTAGACGATACGACTCCTACTAGTATCGTTGATAACATTCTTTCAAACTGGTTCATTGACCGTAATCTTGGTACTCGTGCTGTTATAAATGCACGTCTATACTTTGCTAAGCAGAAGAACATATCATTGACAACTGATATCTTTTTCTCAACGGACAACATTTCAAAGTTCTTCCCGCAGGCTGCTGTTACATTCAGTTCAGGCTTGCTGACATACGACGCATTCCAGAACGAATATTACGTAGATATCGACCTTGTAGCTGAAGCAGAGGGTACACAATACAACATCGGCTCCGGTTCGCTGCTTTACTTTTCAAACTTTGATCCCTACTTCCTTCACGCAGAAATTAACTACCTGAAGGATACTTCTGTATCGTCAGAGACAAATGAAGAATTTATCACACGGGCTAAGAATGCTATTTCTACCCGTAATCTGATTAACGACCCTTCGATCAGTTCTAACCTTCAGAGCAACTTTAACTTCTTGGACAAAATCACCTCAATCGGTATGGGTGATCCGGAAATGATCCGTGACCAAATCCAGGCAGTGTTTACTGGCCAGCTAGCTCAGCTCATTACGCAGCTTACCAGCTCAGGTACGACTGCTACTGCTGTATTGTCTAATCACGGTTATAACTCAGGTCAAACTGTTGTTATTGTAGGTGCTGCACCTACGACCTATAACGGCAGCTACACTATTACAGTTGTTGACACATCTACATTTACATACCAGATGGCAACTGCAGCTACGATCTGCACTGTTCTGCCTACAGTTCAAGCTGTGAATGCTCCGCTGCTTATTCATAACGGTGGTATGGTGGACGTATACTGTGGCAACACAATTGCTACGTCAATCGTACAGGTTACGACAGATGACTTCGGTGATGCTGATCTCACTGGCGCAATCTATGACTTTTCACGTAGCTCAGTTAGCGGTGGAAGCTCAGACGATACAATTCCATTCTTAGCTACAATAGCAGCTTCAAGCACAACCGTTGCAGCTAACCTGGGGCTTGTACACGTAGCTTCTACTGGACATGGCCTATCTACTGGTCAAACGGTCACAGTATCAGGACTTGTTGAGACTATCCCCATTGTCTCCATTTCTTGCTCTGCAATTACGGTGACGGTCGTAGCTACAAACCACGGCCTAACCAGCGGTACGTCTGTAACTATTCAAGGCGTAAGTCCTTCTCAGTACAATGGTACGTTCCCGATTAACGTAGTTGACGCTAATACTTTCAACTACATCGTAGCGTTTAATATTGCAGCTCCTGGCTCTGGCTCATCAATGCTTATTGCCAACCCCTCAATCTCAGGAAGCTTCTCTGTAAACGTACTAAGCGCAAATGCGTTTGACATCGTAATGCCTGGTCTTTGGGTCAATGCTACGGTTACTAATAACATTGTTATTAACTACGCTGTTCCATTTACATTTAAGAACAAGAATACTCAGAGTCAGGCCATTGTTACTATGTCATGCACAGGCACGACTGTAACAGTGACAGTTCCTAACCACGGCATTACTTCAAACCGTTACGTGACTATTCGTAACTCTTCAGTTGCCGGATTTAACGGAACATGGCTTGTTACTAACGCTTTGAATAAAGATCAGTTCCAATTCGCAGTTCCTAGTTTTATTGCTGGCACTGCCGTTAATGCAGTTTGTGACTCAGTAATTCCTTGGTTTGATTATGGATTTAGTTCACGTCAGGATCTTATCGTAAGCTTCGGTCCACTCTACGCTAATAAAACAGCGAGCTTCCAGATTAGCTTCTTTGATAACGTTGATAGCGTACAATCATATCTTGAGAACTCAACTAACCGAGTTCTTTGTGGTGATTTGCTTGCTCGTGGCTTTAACTTCTATTTGCTTGATTTAGCAGTGACGGGATATAATGGCGCTGCTCCAGATGCAACGGTAATCACTGAGACTACAAAGAGTTTCTTAAGTTCTATGGATCCAGGTAGTACATTGATTGTTTCAGATCTAATGGCTCAGCTCTCAGTAGCAGGTATTACAAATATTAAAACGCCGATTGGAATTACATATACTCATTTCACAAGAGACTTGATTCCACCGACTACAGGATCTATTACTGATTACCTTGATCCAGCAGATAGAACTAACATCTTTATACTGAACAACGTAACAACGAATAACCAAACTGTTTAAACATGACTCGTGCTAACTTCACTGAAAACGGCCTGAATATCGGGCAGAATCTGACGAACATGACGTACCTCTACGGTATATCAGACTTCTTCACGGTTCTGTTCGAGGATACAGATCGTATGAACCTTATTCTTGAAGCTGGCACTGAGGGTGCTTCGGAAGCATACAGTCAATTCCTGCAGCTTACCTCATCAATTAGCCTTACGACTATTCAGGAAACGATTGGCTCAGCTATTGAGCTAGTTATTCTTCCTGCATCAAATGCAGTTCAAGGTCAAGTAAATACATACAAGCTTAACAAGACGATTACGTCAAGCCGTTTCATTGCTAACCGTCCGTTCCTTCCTACAGTAATTCTTGAGGAAGACGTTGACTATCGTCTTGAACTTGCTGATGATGGTTCAGTGAACGTTCGTTTCGCCGCAGACATTTCTGGTAAAGGCTTCTCGTCAAACACTGATGTTAATGGCGTACGTCAATACGCTATGTGGTTCGTTGATGCTGAAATCGATGAACGTCTTATCTCGACCATGTTCGGAGATTTGATTGGTGTTGATCCAGAAAACTCAACTGACTCGTTCTATAACTTCGTTTATGGCCTGTACTACGTATACGTTAATGGCCCTACCTTAGACTTAGTCCGTAAGGGTCTAAACCTAGTTCTAGGTATGCCACTGGCTCGGGCTGATGAAACCGTCCTAGATGTTCGTAACTATCTTGAGACAGATCAGTTCATCGTTATTACCGACCAGAACCAGTACGTTATTCCATTCGGAGTAGAGCCTACGGTTGCTCCCGGTGACAGCATCGTCACAGGCCAAGAGCTTGCACAGTGGGTTGAAATTCAGGATTATCTGAGTGACGGGGAATGGTGGATCAACTTACAGATCCCAGCTTCAATCATCCCTGAACTACCGGATGGCCAGAAGGACAGATACGCTACGGAAGGCAGTCACTTCGATTATCTAATGCGCACCTACCTTAAGAAACATACGTTCCTTGTAAACGTAAAGGTAGACTCGTTCAAAAATATTCAAACGTTCCAGCAACTATCAGACATCATCAACAAAGTAAAACCTACGTACACTCAACCGATTTACGTTTGGTCTATTACTGCGATGACAGAAGAGCTTACGCTTACTGATGATCTAAGCACATATCGTCTAGATCCAAGTCGCTGTGAAAAAATTCAATACCCGATTGCAAGAATGCGTCGGGATAATACTGACGACCCTATTAAGCGTGGTTGCCCTACGTTCATCAGGTCCAATGTCCCGCAATGGGTTACTAAGATTCTCGGCACCAATGAGCTTATTAACGGTACTCAGACTACTGTAAACGGTGGTTCACTGTCAGGCTTCATCAACCCACAAGCTCAGTTCCGTGAGAATACTACACCGGAAACTAGCTGGCTTACAACGATGTTCCAACGTGACCATGACCAAGTACATATCCGCAGAAACAAGGTTGCATTCAATCGCGGTCGTGCAGACCTAACCGTAGCTAATGGTAAGGCAGTATCGTGGTATGACATTCCTGCTGGTATGCGTGTAATTCCTATTTACATCACCAAGCAGTATGACATTGCTGCTAAATGTTTATCTGTAGGAACTGATATACCTCCGACTGGACAATGGGTCTTCACTATTTTCAACCCTTCTAACTCAGGTCAGGCAATCAACGTTGCGGCTATTAACGATAGTGGCTCGTCATTTACTATCAATCCGCTTGTAACGTTTTTTAATACTCTATTTTTCCGTGGAACTGACGTAGGATATCTTGGCGCACTTATTCCCGAGCTTGGTTTCCAAGCACAGTATGCACCTACGCCTGCTGATATCACACTATCCGATTACTTGATGGGTGTTCGTATTCTGGAAGATACCGTTGGCATTTACTGGGTTACTGGTAACCAGTCAATCGATGCTCCTCAATACTTTCCAGTAGACGAAATGGACCGTGCAGTCATTACTTATGACATGCCCCTTACTCGTGGACACCAAGCAATTGGAACTCCGCAATATACGTTGCGTGGAGCAGATCTAGTATATCCGAACGATGGCTCTGAAATCGACGGAGCTGCGATTAACGAGGAATCCGGTTATAATAACTCTGTATCACCGAACACTTATTCGGATAAATATAACTCGTCAGTGACGATTACAAGGGGTGGCACAGTGATCACCCATGCACAAGAACTCAGCTAAAACATGAAAGATCTTATTAACCGATTTGCAAAACGTCTTCTTAAGATGGTAAACCTTATCCCTCTGGAGGGCGTTCTCAGAGTAGAGAAATGGTATCCAGACGGTCGTAAAGAACTAGCCTTTGAAAAGAAAAATCTTATCGTGCTAACGGCTAAACAAGTTCTATTGAGTAGCCTATACGTGGCTAATCAGCTGTCAGATCCTATTACAAGTCTGCACATTGGAACAGGTGGATGTATCGACCCTCAGGGCCTTTTTCCAAAGCCGATTAGTCAGGCAATGACTTCTTTGTTTACGCCTCTTCTTAGCGTACCGACTTCATTTACCATTAATAATGCAGCTCCTTCTGTAACGTTTATTGCTGACGTTGACCAAGGTACTGCAAACGGGGCTCTTATAACAGAGGCTGCATTATATAAAACCTCCGGTACGATGTTCAATATTAAAGTTTTTCCGGGAATTCCTAAAACGGCAGAATTCAGTGTGCACTATGAATGGACAATTCAGATGTCTTGAACGGAAGTGCTTGTAACTTTCTTTTTATACGGCCCTCTGGGGCCGTATTTTTTACCAGTCTTTGCTAAAGACATTTTAAGTTTAGACTCCTCTGAATGTTTAGTACCTTTTCTATGAGAAGGTCTGCCGACTTTAGAAGCTGCTATATTTTTCTTCGCTTCTTCTGATCGCTTGAGTCCTTTATTAGACGCTTTAATTTTTTCTATAGTTTCTTGGGAGTGTCTATATCCTGCTCTGCCAGATATCATGTTTTTAACATGTTCCTCTGTTTGTACTCTACCTCGTAGCGATTCAGCTATTTTATCTCTCTGCTCTTGAGGCATATTTTTACACGCCTCTGAATGTTTTCTTCTCAGCCATCCGAACAGTTTATTAGTGTTTCGTTTTTGACCGTTACCAACTACGGTCATCATATTCGCTGCTTTGATTAGCCCATATTCATTTGGATGTATTTTCGTTAGTAGTTGATGTGCTAAAAAGTGTTCTTCAGGCGTAAGTTCGACTAAATTAGACTTAGAATCATCTCCGCCAATGCATTTCGGTACAATGTGATGGCTCTCTGTGTAGACGTCTTCGGCTAAAGTTCTAACCTGGGCTCTTAAAATAAGATTACTGTATATACGTGAATAATTCATGATAAAGACATTCTAACATGCCCGCCCAACCATCACAACTGCAAATCACTACTCAACTAGAAGCCGACAAGGTTACAATCACTGCCCTAATTCTAGATGGTAGCTTTTTGCCACAAAATATTTTCCTCTATAAAAACACCGGTACTACCTCTCTAGGAGATTACTATGGCGTAGCTAATACAGAGGAATTGACACGTTTTCAGATCTTCTCAGGAACCGCTATCCCTAAATTCGGAAATGCATTCGTTAGATCTAATCAGGCTAAAATTACACTTGACGTCACCGAGAATTCTGCATCTGTTATCGCAGCGATTACACAAGGCGTAACAAACCTAAGCGCCGCTCTAAAGCTGGCTGCTAGCAACACCCAAGTTATTACTATCGCTTAAATATGACCAAAAGTACAAGACTATATGCCAACAATGCGAAGACAACTCTTGCGTCTTCGGTTCAGCCTGGCGACACAACAATTCAAGTAGCTAACGCTTCTACGTTTCCTCAGCCTGCTGCTGGTCAATTCTTCTTAGCGACGATTGATACCGGTTCAACTCAAGAAGTAATCTTCGTAGGCGGTGTTAGTGGTAATAGCTTTATCAACTGTATCCGTGGATTCGAAGGCGTTGCAGGTACGTATCAAGCTGGTACTCGTATTGAGAACCGTGCTACTGCTACAACCTACGAATCATTTGCCCGTCTCCAAGACCGCGTAGCTCCAATCGCCAGCCTAGATGCTCTGTCATCTCCTGCTGGCTCTGATGCTAACAGCTACGTTACAGAAACCACCGATGACGGTGGTAACCCTATTCTTGCATACACCAATGTTACAAGTGGTGTATGGAGCTTTACCAATTATCCTACTTCTATTACTTCAGGCACGCTAGCTGGAGTTGGAACTACGATTTCTGTTTCGATTACTAATGCTTCAACGATTCTTCCCCTGCCATTTGCAGGTAAGTATATTATCCAGTTCCTGACGGGACAAAACAAAGGTTTAGTAAGAGCGATTACTTCGATTACAGGCAACACTGTTAACTGGTCCACGGCTTTACCTTTTGCACCGGCTGCATCTGATAGCTACCAAGTCTATCAAAGCGAAGTTTCTAACTTGAATGCGCTTAACATAGCTGCAAACAACGGTCTGATTTACGCAATTCTTCTTGGTTCTTAATTAAATGGCACAGAATTTTAAACACTCAACAAACGGACTTACGGTAGGCACTTCACGTACTCTTATCTATGGTCCAGTTCCAGCTGGTACAACTGGTATTGTCTTCAGTGGATCGTTTCCTAACCTAGACAATACTAACAAACTGATGCACTTTCTAACTCTTGAAAAGTTTGATGGTACAACTTATAACAGTGAACTTAATAGTATCCCTGTTCCTTACGGCAGTGCTTCAAAGGCACCTAAAATCGTATTGAACACAGGCGAATCTCTATACGCTACTGCTGACACAGCGGCGATGATCGGAGTAAGTCTTAGCGTACTAGAACTTTCATAAGGTAAATAATGGCAGTCGATTTAGAATATTACGGCGTACCTCCAGCAGATTACAGAGAGCAAGAGCTTCGCACTCGGCTTACTGCAACTGCAGGTCAAACTACATTTTCAGCTCCGTATTCTCCGGGCAACGTTGACGTTTTTTATAACGGGGCTAAACTCGACCCTTTTTCTGAGTTTACCGGCACTGACGGTGCGAACATTGTACTTGCTTCAGGCGCATTCGCTAACGGTGACATTGTAGAAGTTATCTCACGTTCACAAGTACAAGTATCAAACATTTACACAAAACAGCAAGTAGATAACCTTGCTAGTAACTTCTATGGTGTTGCTACTGGTACTGGCAACGCTCAAGTCGTAACTACAGTTCCTACTTTTGCAGCATTCTTAGATGGTATGGATATCAAGGTCCGTGCAGTTGCGGCCAATGCTTCTACTACGCCTACTATTGCTATTAATGGCCTTCCTGCAAAGACTATTGTTTTCAATAGCGCTGCAGTTGCATTGTTTGGAAACGACTGGGTAGCTGGTTCGGAACTTACACTTAGATACAACCAGACATTAGATAAGCTTGTACTTATCGATGGGGCTGTTACTAGCACTGCTCCCGCCCAGTTTTTAAATAATAATCAAAATGTAAATGCCTTTTTCGTTCAAAGAGCATTGGGGAATAGATCAGGTGTAGTTAACGCAAATACAACTCAGACTTTGACAACTGCACAAGTCGGTAGTTTAATTTCTTCGTTTGGAGCGACAGGTCCTATTACCTTAACGCTCCCTAACATTAATGCTTTCGCCCCGGTATCAGGTGTTTCATATTTGATAACTAATCCGTCGCTATTCCCGGTAACACTTTCTTCAACATCAAATTTTTCTCAGCCTTGGGCGGCAGCTGGGGGTTCAACTACTTTTGTACTTCAATCAGGAGTGTCAGTAGAATGTATTTCAGATGGCGGAAGCTGGAATCTTGTAGGTGGAGGAGCTTCCGGATCCCTTCTTGCAAATGGTCTTCAAAGACTTCCAAGCGGATTTCTAATGCAGTGGGGTGCTACAGCTACTGTAACAACAGGTACAAGCGTAACTGTAACATTACCAGTAGCTATGCCAAACGGTCTACTTCAGGTTATGATTACTCCTCAATCTCCAGCCAATGGTACGGTTCCTTTCAGTGGTGGTTGGCAAGCAATTAATAACGCTACATTTACATTAAGAAATAACTCTACTCTATCTGGTCAATATTCCTGGATGGCAATTGGTTGGTAAGTATTAAAATCACATAGTAATTAACAAAGGCAAACAAATGGCACTTTTTTATGCAAAATCAACTGGTGGATTCTACGATGACACAATCCACACAGCTGCACAAATTCCTCAAGACGCAGTAGCTATCACAGATGTACTGCACCAAGCTCTTCTCACAGGTCAATCAGCTGGTAAATTAATCTCAGCAGACGATAGTGGTCATCCTATTCTTATTGATCCGCCTGCAATGCCACTTGCAGATCTTCAAGCGGCTTCTCTTGTACAGCTTGATGACGCTGCTGAAGTGCTTCGTGGAAAATTCATCACAGCTAACTCAGGTCAGGTAGCTACATATCTGCTAAAGCAAAACCAAGCTGCTGCTTTCAAGGCAGCTAACTACACTGGCACAGTTCCAGGTCTGGTACAAGCCGAAGCTGATGCTACTGACAAGGCTGCTAAAGACGCATGCGACGACATTCTCGCCCAGTATGACCTATGGTGCAATCTTGCAGCAGCAATTGAAACCGCACGTCGTACAGCAAAGGTTGCAGTGAGTGCAGCAACTACGGTAGATGCTGTTAACTCAGCTGTAAGCACGGCCCAAGCCGCGTTTGCACAAATTGAAGCACAAGCAGGCTCAGCTTCGGTCGAATAACCCGGAGTTTTAAATGAAGTATGATGATGTTCGCAATTCTATCAAGACCGGTGATCTGATAGCTGTAAAGAAGAAAACTGGATTCTTGCCCATTGCGACTCGAATTGTAACGAATAGTCCGTACACCCATACGGGCATTGCAATTTGGGCGGGTGGTCGTTTGCTGTTGGCTCAGACAAACGCTGGAGGCTGCAACGTCGTTCCCCTTTCACAAGAAGCGGACTACGACTTTGACGTTTTCGAGTGTCCAGTTGACCGCGACAAGTGTGAGGCAGTAATCTGGTCTGAGCTTGGCTCTAGAATTCCTTATGGATTCGTTGATCTGGCTCGTATCTTTGGTTACAAAGTGTTCGGTATTCCTCTTCCACAATCGGATGGATCCGACTTAGTATGCAGCGCACTATCAGCTACCATATATAAACTATGTGGATGGACCCCAGTAGGGTTACCATCTATTCCTTGGCCAGGCGCTGTTACAGATCAGTTACAAAATGCAAAGAAATTCGAAGTACTAGCTTCGACATAATACTAAATTAATAGGGGAATATTTCATGGCCGAGCCAGTCACTACATCTGCCGGGGCAATCTTTACTGTTGCTAAAGCATGGTCCATCCTTGCGGGTGTATCTGGCTCTGTCGTTCCTATTCTTGCATTAAGTGATCAAAACAAGACTAGTTTCAAGAATGCTCTATTCATGGCAATAGTGGGATCTTCTTTCGCTATTTTCATGGGTCCTTGGATCGCTGATAACGCCAATGTACATTCAACAGAGGGTGTAGTAGCTCTCTCTTGGGCATTAGGCGCGGTTGGTGTCTACGTAATTAGAGCAGTTCTCAAATGGATTGACCGGAGAGGCGAAGAAGCAGTTGACCAGATTGTTCAAAGAGTAATCGGTCCTCGTGAAGACGAGAAGCCTGTCATTCAAGAAACGATAGTCATTGAAGATCGCCGGTCTACACCTTCTCAATATCAAGGTGGGCCATTTGAGGAAAACAAATGATCTCAACTCTTTTAAGTCTGCTGTCTACAGTAAATGTACCGCTTGTTCTGAACCTACTAATCTCGGTAGGGATGGGTTTTTGTGGTTTCTTTTTTGCGTTTGTAATTAAGAAGAAAAACATCAAGAATAAGTGGTTCACATCTCTTCGCTATATTCTAATACTTCTTTCGATCTCAGCATTTAGCAACGCTTATTGCTTGGTGCTGCTGGATAATAAAATAGTCAAGCCCAGTGAATTACTCCTGAACCTATCTGTTCTAGTGTTCATGATTTGGGGCGCTGCATATTATCTGTTTAACATAGTTGGGTCTGGCACAAGTCTAACCCAAGAGAAAGTATTAAAATTCATTGAGAAAGAACATTCAACTACGAGTACACAATGATTGCTCGTAGTTTTTAGAAACTATAAACTATGAGCTATTTTGGTACTCCGCTATACCCAACCCAGCTTCCTAATCAGCAAGCCGTAGTCACAATCGTAGGCAATACGACTCTTGGAGTCGGTGCGCTAACGTATGACAAGCAATTCATGATTACTGGAGCTGGTGGTTACACAATCACTCTTCCTGTACTAGATGGTGTTAATTTCCCGTCTAGGTCATACAGCATTTACAATAATAGCTCTGCTCTATGCACTATTAATGCTGCAGGATCAGACTCTATCCTCCTGCTTGGTTCAAGCTTCTCTTCAATTTCAATTCTGCCCGGTGAACGTTTCCTTGTTCAAAACATGGTCACGTCTTGGATTGTTGCATTGGAAAGCGCTTCACGTACTACGACTGCACCTCAGTTCGATAATACGATTAGAAATGCAAGCACTAGTTGGGTTAGACAGTTCGGTGTGCAACACTCCACGAATTTTGGCATTTCTTCTACTACAACTTTAACAGCAGCTCAAGTTGCAGGTGCAATTTGTAATATTCAAGGCAATAACATAACGGTAACTTTGCCACTAGCGTCAACTGTGGTTATTGGTACTAGAGTAGAGTTCGTTAGTGGCGGTGGACCTAATACTATTCAAAGACAGGGTTCAGATGTTATTTCTACAAATTTTTCAAATAATACTACTTCTGTAGTTTTGAATGCTGGTGATTCAGCAATTTTTGTATACATGGGTACTAATCAGTGGTATTTAATAGGCGGATCAGCTCAGATTGGATTATCTGCACAATTTGCGCCAAGCTTTGCAACATCAGGTTTTCAGAAACTGCCTAGCGGATTGATAATGCAATGGAACTATAGCACAGCGGTAGCATTTAACAGTACTGCGGTTGTAAGTTTTCCTATTTCGTTTCCAACTCAGTGTATTGGAGTAGTTGCCACCGCTTTTGGAGCAGCTGGAAACTACGCTACTCCTGAAGTTTTTAATAAATCAACTACTAACTGTACAGTAGGTAACCCGACTAGCGGAAGTACTGCTACTTCTTACTTTGTATTTGCAGTCGGTAATTAAGGAATAAATAAAAATGGCACGTACAAGAAATTTAGGAAATTTGACCGATCTGCTTACGGCAGGGTCAAGCTTCGTCACAACAACTACTCCTCCGCAGTTTGATAATGGTCAAAACTTATCAACTACTGGGTTTGTACAGGCAGCGCTTGGTAATTTTTCAGATCAAGTAATTGTGGGGACAACCCCAGTAACTATGGATGCTACATATATTGGTAAATTTGTATTGTTTACCGCCGCAGGTGCCCAAACTGCGACTCTTCCATTAACAACAAGTTTTCCAAACGGCGCCTGTATAACTGTTCATAACACAACTACTAGCGTTAATAAAACTATTAACTCTCAGGGAGCTGACGTTATTAGTCCAACGGGAAATTCACTAACAACTATTACTCTGGGGCCAGGAGATTCAATGACCTTTGTTAAAACGGGTTCTAGCGTATGGAGAGCCATAGGGGTCGGGGTACTTAGTTATTCAGGAGGGTTCGGAATTTCCCCGTTATCAACAGCTGGTTATCAAAAACTTCCAAGCGGACTTATTATACAATGGGGGAATGGAAACTATTCTGCGCAGACAACTACAACTAGCAACTTTACAATTGCGTTTCCAAATAATTGTCTAGCTACTTACGCAAGTTTAGGTTTTAATCTCTCCCTTACAACAAACAGCGTTGGCGTAGGTATCCAGGCTATTAGCACAACACAGTTCAAATTAACCGTTCCTTCTGCTGGAGCTGGTTCAACAGGATGTTCTTGGCTTGCAATCGGCACATAACACTTTGTAACAACTAGACACTTGACGTTTCACCTAAAATCACCGTATAGGCAACTAGCGGTGATTTTTTCATGATACTTACACAAGCACAACTCAAAGCAATTGTTCCGACGATGAATCAAGCTCGTCTGGATACGTTCACAGATCCTATCAATGAAACGTTGATTAAATACGGCATTACTGATATGCCAGTCGTTGCTATGTTCATCGCTCAAGTCATGCACGAGAGCTGTGGGTGTATCTACACGACAGAACTCGCTTCAGGACAAGCCTATGAAGGGCGTAAGGATCTAGGAAATAGTCAGAAGGGTGATGGTGTGCTGTTTAAGGGTCGAGGTCTAATCCAGGTTACAGGCAGATCCAATTACGCTGCAATGACAATGGCTCTGGACCACGATTTTCTATCACATCCAACCGATCTAGCTTTGCCTGAATGGGCCGCGTTATCAGCAGGACAATTCTGGAAGAATAAGAACCTCTCAGACTTAGCCAAGTTGAATACAGACGATGCCTTTCTAAAAGTAACTAAACTGATTAATGGCGGCACCAATGGTCTGGCAGACAGACAAGCCTACTGGGCTCGTGCCAAGAAAGTCCTCGGAGTTAACTAAACCATGTTCTCAATCAAACAATTTATTAAAGATCTAATCACAGAAAACGACGGCGTAAGTTTCTGTCCAGTTCGTATTCTATCAATGGGGCTAAGCGTTCCTACCGTAGTTATGTTCGTCGCTGGCTACGCAGCAAGTATTTATCAAGGTCATTTCGATGGCCAAAACATGGCACTGGCCTTCACTACCCTTTGTGGTGGCTTTGCTGCAATCGGTGCTGGTGTTGCTGCTAAGGCATTCACTGACACTGACGCTACTAAGAAGTAATTGACAACCGAGTCAGTGTGGAATAGACTCCTCTTAATTCAAGGACAAAACATGTTTACTTCATTTGCACTTATTAAGGCATTCTTTTCGCACTGGCTCGGTATCGTCATTGGTGTGACGGTTATAGTCCTAGCACTATTCTGCACCGTAGAGTACTTCCACATCAGAACGCTCAACACAACCATCGCTTCTCTAAACCAAAAAATCGGTTCCTCACAGGCTACTGCTGCTCAATTCGAAGCGGCAGCTAGCGATTGCAGTGCCAATACTCAAGCTCTAGCCCAAGCCGATGCCGCAGCTACTGCCTCTGCTGCCGTTGCAGTTAGCGAAGCTACTGTTAAGGCTAAGACACGCACAGCCCACGCCAAAACGATTCTTGCACAAAAGCCTACTGGCACAGACGATTATGCCAATAGTAAAGCATTGATGGATCAGTTAATCGATAATCGTCAAGCTAATCAACCGTAAGAGTCATCATGAAAAAATTAATCATCATCGCAGCTATGCTTCTGTCTGGCTGTACAGTGTTTGGAGCGGCTCAGCCCCAGATTCAGTACGTTACTAAAGAAGTGCAAGTACCTATTCAAGTCAAGTGTGAAAAGCAGAATATCCAAAAGCCTAAGTATGTGTTTACACAGGCTAAAAAAGGCGATTTGCTTTACAACAACTTGGCTCTGCTCGCAGCTGAGAACGACTACTTGATCGCATATACGATTAAACTAGAAGCAGCACTTAATGCTTGCTCTAAACCATGACAAGAAACGTTACTCACTTTGAACTAACCGAAGGGACTGATTTTACTCAGTCCTTTTTATATGTAAACCTTGAAACAGGCCTACCCATTGATCTGACTGGTTATTCAGCAGATATGAAGCTCAAGGAAAACATGAACGGCACGTATGATGGCTACGCTAATGGCAACTTCGTACTTGAGCTTTCAACTACGCTTGGCGGCATTACGCTTGGTGGAGATACTGGCTTAGTCACAGTTACATTCACAGCTGCCCAAACAACAGATGTTCTATGGAACCGCGCTGTTTATAACCTTGTCCTGACTTCGGACACAGGTAAGCGTATTCCTTTCATGAACGGCTTCGTAACCATTCTCTCTGATACGGTAGCATAATGGCTCAGAAACCTGTCTGCCGTATTGGAGATCAAGGACAGGGTATTTGTCACCTCCATGCTTCTCCTACTCCATACACTACTACTTTCATTAGTAATCCAGGCACTACTGTTACTGCTGATGGATTGATCGTTTGCACAATCGGTGCAATAGGCAACGCTACTTGCGGTCATCAGACCGTGGCCACTACTGGATCTGGTCTTAGCAAAGACATAAACGGCAATGCCTTCCACCGAGTTGGAGATCAAGGACATATTATCGGTGACAACGCTGGAATTTACACTGCAACTACCGGCTCGGGAATAGTTAGTTCCGAGTAAAATAGAGGTATCTTTCCAGGATACCGATCATGGCTTTTACTTCCGCTTCTACCGATGCAACCATTGAGTTAGTATTTGACTCAACTGGTTCTCAACTAATTAGTCCGTCCTCTCTAGCCCATACTTACGGCTACGACGGTTCAAACAATCTTATCACTGATACCATCACCGATGGCGTTAGCACTTGGGTCAAGACCTACACTTATACTGGCAGTAATCTAACTAGCGAAAGCGCTTGGGTGAAGCAATGAGTCTAGGTCTAGGCGAATTCAAAAAGCTTCTTAAGCTTGCTGGCGTTGGCAGTGGAGGTGGTTCTGGTCCTACGACCCCTCCAGGTCAAACTCTGCGTAACATTGCTACTCGTTGCCGTCAGAATTATCAAACGTATACAGTAGCTCCTCAAATAGCTTCGTATTCAAGAACCTTGCATACAAATCAAGGTGATGCTGTTACATCAGTACAAGTAGTACATGGTAACTGGTATGCTAACAACGTCCAGGAATTTACCATTGCGGTGAATGCAACATACTACGTTAGTATTGAATATCCAGCAGGTACATTTACATTAGCTGAGTGGTCGGCTGCGTCTGGTGTTCCTCACTCTCCTTCCGCTACTGCTACTCCAGGTGCAAATGTTACAACCGATGCTATCCCGGTGAGTATTCCAAGTGGTGCTCAATTCTGGGTGCGTACGTACATTCAATATGCAAGCGCCGTTAACGTGCCATGTTCAGCCACTGCTACTACAACTGCTCAAGAATCAAATATGGTAGTATGGTCCGCAGCACAAACCAATGACCCAAGAGCTGTTCTTACTGGCGCAACGGCTACAGGTGGAGCAGCAACAGGTTCATTTGCGGTATTTCCATTAGTCGTTCTAGGCATGTCTTCAGTACCATCAGTTATTTGCTATGGTGATTCTAGACTTTCTGGAAGATCAGATTCTACAGCTGTTTCAACTGGTTCATCAGCCAATTTCGGAAGATGGGGTCTTGGCGAAGTATGCCGTTCACTAGACTATGATCGTCCGTACTGCAATGTCGGTTGTGAGACTGACACGATTCAGAACTTTAATGCATCACATACTCTACGTGCAGCATTGGCTCAATATCATACCCACGTTCATTTCGAATATGGTATTAACGATCTTACAGCAGGCCGTACAGCAGCAGTTATCCAGACAGCGCTTCAGGCTGGTTATGCGCTGTTCCCGACTAAGAAGATTTCTCAGTCAACGATTCCACCAGTAAGTACAAGCACTGATGCTTGGGCTACCGTAGCTAACCAGACAGTAGTGGCATCGAATGCACAACGCATTCTTCTTAATAACTGGATTCGTACTAAACCAAGTCCGCTATGGGCTTACTTCGAAGTTGCAGATGTGGTAGAATCGGCTCGTGACAGTGGTCTATGGAAAGCTCCTACTGGATCTGCAGGAATTACCGGTGCAGTGACAGGAGATGGTACTCACGAAACGCCTTATGGCTATAACTTGATTCAAGTCTCTAACGCCATAGATCCAACACTCTTCGTCTAAGGACCAATAATGTATCTCATCCTATACCCGTTTTACGCAATTGCATCATTGCTGTTTGTAGTTATAACGTTGATCTTCGCACCGTTGATCGCTAAGTTCGTAGATGCTGAAGGCAATCTACCTAAATGGCTTTCATGGTTTCAAACCTTCGATGCAACACTGTTTGAGGGTCGTCAGCCGCAATACGGTTTTACTGGCACTGACGAAGAAGTAGCAACGAAGTGGCTTCGTCGTAATCCTGGTTATACGTTTGACTACGAACCTTTAGGTGTAGCGTGGGATAAGACGCAGTGGACAGCCAAGTTCAACAAAACCGCAGAAGGTGCTACAACGTTTTTCGCCAAAGGCCCTAATGGTCAATTCAACTATGAATATGGTGGTAAACACCTTCAGGTTAAGCTAGGCTGGAAAGCTTGGAATCTGTACGATGCTGAAGCTGGCGCTTACAGAGACGGTAACTGGGGTCCACTACCTAGAATCCCAATTTGCTTCACGATCAAGCCAGTACTGTAAAATAAAAAACACAACTTTAGAAAATTATGAGCTTAGTAACCTTTAACACTGTTAGATTCTACACCGAGGATGACTCGTATCACTACACTGTAGATAATCGTCCTCTCCAAGACTTAGCGTCTAATGACACTTTGCTTCAAGCTGCTATTGACGAAGTAAATGTTTCGGTTTCAAATCTAATGCCGGTAGTTGTCTCACCTGGTGATGTCAACATTACGGTTACTGAAGCTCCAAATACTTTCGTGTACTATTCCAGCCCTATTACGGCCACCCGTACAGTTACTATGCCATCAATCGTTGATGGTCAAATCTGTACTGTACGTGTCACTAGAGCTTCTACTGCTACTGGAGGATTTTCTATCTCCATTAAACAGCCAGGCGGAGCAACCATTAAAAGTTTGGCATCAGTTAGTACCTGGGCAGATTTTATTTACACTGGGACTGCATGGGTTGAATCAGCGTCTGGTTCTCTATAATTACAATTTCAACAAGCTAAAAAAAGCCACGCTAAAACGTGGCTTTTTCTTTGTTACTTACCTACCTTCTTACGCACTGATTTGAACTTGGGTACTAAGCTTTTCCAGATATCTGCTATCTCAGCTACATCACTGACAATAGAGACCACAGGATGATCTTCGATTGAGATCTTCTTAGGCTCTGCACTGACTTTTACATTCACTTCTTGAACCACAGGCTGAACAGGCCTATCGTTCGAGATAGGTCCGTCAGGTTCAAACTTCAATACAGGCTTAGGCTTGTATTCTTCACTTACAGGTTGAGGCCTGTAAACGTTCTGAGTGTAGTAAGAAGGCGGTGTTTGAACTACCGGTTTGACTGGCTCCGGTTCTGGTTCAGGCTCTTCATCTGCAATACACTCCATCTCATACTCATCGAGTGCATCCTCTGCTTGTTCAAGGCCATCAACCTCGAACGTTAATTGCCCGTCCATGTCCGGATGGCAAAGAACGATTTGATGAGTGTTATGTTTTGATACATCAGCCATGACTTCCAATTCAATCATGACCTTGACACGTTTTAAGTTAAGAGGAAAGAGTTCTTTCTCTTCCCCTTTTTCTTCATAATATCGTTGATGCCAATCGTCGTGCATTAGTTATTTAACCCAATCCCAAGCCTTTGCATAAACTTGCGCATACTTCTGATCAAGCAATGATTCCAGCTCTTGTTTAAAAGTATCGCTTGCAGGATCAAGCGTTGCCGCTGTCGCTGAAAGCCATTCGTTATCTTCTACCCCATCCCAATTCTTAATGTAGTATTCGCTACAGTGATCTTCTTTAGGATCTTCGTAGGGGTTATAGATACCTTTCTTATACCCGTTTTTCCAGCGAAGTTGATTCAGACAAACCTTGCCGATGAAAAGGGTATAGTATTGTTCAATGGTTAAGCCAAGTTCAGCAACGACTACAAGGAACCAACCAAGAACGTTACGGAGTTCCTCATGTGTAATAACCCAGTCTTCATCTTTGATAGAATCATAGCTAAGAACTGCATGAATGAATTCCTTGATATTGCTTTTAACGCTATCAACCGAAACTGATTCCGCAGGCTTAGCTTCTTCTTGGAAACGAGTGAGAACAGTCTTAAACTTGTTCTCGTTTCTGCTTGCCATAATTTCACTGAACAGAAAGTGCCCGACGTCAACCCATTCAAGTTTTACCTGATCCCAATCGATTTTACGATCAACAGCACGCCACCATTCCCAGTTCAAATGGTTAAAGGCTTCAGTAGCCTCGGTGAACATTGCATCAGGATAGTTCCAACCCTTTTCTTTCCACTCAAGACTGAGCTTCTGGTTGAGAGTTTCTTGGATGGTGAGAAAGTTTTGAGCGATGCTAGTCATTGATTGTCTTCGTTTGAGTTGGTAAGGAATACGTCTCCGCCAGTGAACGTCACTGGGTCTTGTGGAAAACTTGGGAAGTCACCGGTACGATACGGCTGAACAGGTGAGCCGATGGTTGGAACCTGCGGATAGTAAGGCTGAACAACAGGTGTAATCGGAGTTTGAATCGGAGCAGGCTGTACTTGATTTTTGCCAAGTTCAGCTTGAATTTCTACAAGTTCTTTTTCGATGTTACCGAGTAGTAACAATGCGAAACTCTTTGTAGAAAGGTCAGTTACGATGCTGAGCAAAGATTTATATTCGACAATCTTTTTCTTTAGCTCGATTACACGTTGTTGAGCTGTTAATGGAGCGACGTTTGGTTGCATTGATACTTGTAGTGGAGGAAACGGAGGAGCCTTTGGACCGATTGTAGGATAAACAGGAGGATGAATGACTCCTCCTAGTACGCCAGAAACTACTGAAGAGATGATATCCGTAGGTCTTCCGGGACTAGCTTTGACATGCTCGTCTATCATTTCAGTTAACGACTTTGGCTTATCTGTGCGGTCTATCATTTTTACCCAAATTTTTTTTTAAGTTCTTCATACTTCTCACGGTCTGCTTTCTCCCGGTTATCGGTCCAAAACTTCTCTTTATCTATTCTGGCCTGATATTCTTCATCAGTTTCTTCACGTTCAGTGTATATGTAGAATTCATCACCATAAAAATCAAGCGTAGTATCGGAACCATGTTTTTGTAGAATACTATTAAAAAATTCTACTACGCTTGAGACTGGGCCATCTAAATCATATTTACTGAAGCTTTCAACTTCTACTTCGATTTTCCTTTTCATATTCGTCTTTATAAAAAGCTCCGGGTCCACGAATCTTACTTTGCCCACATAGATTACATACATAGTATGTCATAGCACTATAAGGAGTTCCTTGTATCCTAGATTCGTGGATTCCATGAAATGCCCTACTACTAGGGCAATATTTAGTCACCGACTTTGACTCTCACATTCACCGAGAAGACCAGCATAAGCTGCGAGGTCTACATAATCATCACGATTATATTTACCGTTACGGCTACGTACAATCTTCAACACTACGAGAAACATCCAAGCATCGGCTTCGCTAATCTCGTGTCCCGTAATTGCATTAAACACTTCTGCAATCTTGGCAGCTGTCCGTTCACCATCTTCTGCATCACGCAATGCTGCACGTTGCTTCATCGTGTTTGAAGCTTCGTCAAGGAAACTATGTGCACTTTGCTTGTCAGGTTTTGGTTCCTTTCTTAATTCCTTGATAAATGCTTGTGTTGCTAAGTCAGGAACTTCTGCTGCTGGAAAAGTTGGAAGAGGAGCGGCTCCGATTCGTTTTTCAAGTTCGCTTTTCAGCGGATCACCTTGAGCCATTTTCTCAAAGCGCTTCTCCATTGCTTCCATATCCTTTCTTACCTTTGCTTCTTGTTCTTCTGAAAGTTTTACTGCATAGTCTACATCTTCTGGGTTCGTATATAGTGCCTTTGCCCAGTCTACTGCTGTTGTCTTATTTTCTGTCATGCTAATTGTGGTTCGGTTGGTTCACTCGGAGTTACCTCCGGTTCGTTAAGTTTCTCAATTTCAGTATCATACCAAATAGCTGCTATCAACGGAAGTGCAGAACTGTAGCTACCATCGTCCATAAGATCCATAGCATCTTTGATACAGTCTGCGCTAGCCCAGTTGAGCATCTCAGGATTTGAATCCATGAGAAGCTTCTCAACTTCACGGCTAAAAGCGTTTCCAATGATCTCCTGCTTACGAGTACTGGGGATAGTCTTCATAAGCGAACCAGTGATCTCGTCCTGAATGCTGGTTTGCTCACTGGCGATTTGATTTCCAATCGTAACATACGCATCACGGCGATGCACGTAACCCATCACTTTGACCTTCTCTTCCATATCTTCGAAATGCTGAGTGTAGAGATCAAACGCATTTTTACACTTATGCTTATCGAGGTACGGCTGAAGCTGCGTGGTAAGAAACTTGATGTTACCGGCAATCATTTGTTGAAGTTTACTATACATTATTCAGTCCACCATTCGTCGTTAAGGATGTGTTCAAGGGTTTTGAAATCAACTCTACAACCAGCAGCGTTAGGATGCCCCCCGCCTCCAAATGCTTTACACAGTTCAGCTACGTTAACGCCACTGTCTTTATGTGAACGCATTGACAAGATTACTTGATTGTCTTTGGTCACAAACCACATGATTGCAAGATCAACGTTAAGCGTTTTATCCTCACAGATTGCAGCACCTTTTTCGGATACGAACTCACCTGTGTTGAGAATGCCTGCGTTGTACTTGTTAAAGCGTACGACCTTGACAGTCTTAGGCACTGCTGCTTCAACGATCTGCTTCTGTTGCTGGAGCAAGGTATTGCCGATGTCGATGAGTTTGTTTATCTCATCCTCGTTCTCAGCATAGTTATTCCAAGCTTCCATACGGCCCTTGAGAAGTCCAAGCCCTGAATGGACAGCCTTACTGAAGACCATATCGAATTTCCACAGGTCTCGGTCTTGAACATATTCCAGAAGCATCGGGGTCTCAGATTCGGGGTGGAAGTACTCCCAGGCGATAACTGCACCTGACCTGTTCATGTCAAATACTGTTTCTACGCCTTTACAGCCCTCCAGTGCCTCTCGTGCAGTCGCATGGTGGTCGAGTACCACAACTCTTCCACAAGCCTCTCCTAGAGCCTCTAATTCAGTCTTGGTTGGCAAGCTGAAATCTAAAAGGAAGACTTGAATGTCAGGACCCTTTTTAAACTCTGGAAGAGATTGACCATACTGACATGCGAAATACTCTGCATTATCACCAAACTTCTTCCACGCAGCGTAGCGTGCACCAGTTCCATCCATGCAGGAAGAATGGTAAAGAATAACTGTTTTCATAGTTGAATAGAGTCTGAGTCTGAAATTAGAAGTTCACCATCCAAGAAGATCTCTGCTTCAACACTGACTTCTCCATCTGATTCCGTCATGCTAATGCGGAGATCGAGATTGTCCTTAAGCATGCTTTTAAGCATTGCCTTTAACTGATCTTCTGTAAAAGAGTGAGTTCGAACAGGTTCTTGAAATTGGGCCTGAGTGGAATTAGTAGATATGCTATACCAATTAGGCGAAGCAGATGTAGTAAGTGGAGTAGTCTGAAACCTGTTTAAGTGAACATCCCTAGCTCTGAGGTATTCGTTGTAAATAGAATTTACCGCAGCAGTGCCACCCCACGGATCATCTGCTGTTGGAAATTCTGCCTGAGGCTCTACCGGTTGCTGCCCACGAGCCACACGTCTTTGATCTTCCTGTTGTCTAAGACGTTGGTCTTGACGTTGATTCCACTGTGCCATGTACTCTCTCCTGTGTCTATTAATCCCTTCAGTAATCTCTCGACATACGCGCATGACTGCATCTCCAGTCACATATTCCATCATATAAGCATCAATACTTGTTTCTATGTTGAAATATTCCCCAGGGGCGGATATTCCTATGTAATTAAACGATACTCTAACTCTGCTGTGATCGAAAATTTGGCCTGGAAGTATGACGTCTCTTATTCGTACGTCTCCTCCGCGGAAATAATCAGATAGATACCCCTGTATATTTCCTAATAGTTCTTCGTTAGTCACCTCTTTAACCTACCGTATATTCTATTGATTCAATTCCTGCCTGTTTGATAGCCATCTCACATACGGAGCAGGGCTTAGCCAGTCTTAGTTCACCAGCGTTGCCAACCCTCACGACTACTATCTTGGCAGGTAGTCCATTCTTTACTTTCACTAAAGCAGCTATCTCAGCATGTAGCCAGTGACGATGACCGTTGCCAGTCTTCTTAGCGTATTCAGCTTGAAGAGGATGGGTCTTAACGTATGAGTTAGTTCCAGTGGCTAAAATTTTACCCTTGCGATCAAGGACTGCTGCTGCTATCCGATACCTACCAGTTTCAGGTTGAGCTGAGTCAAGGGCCAACCTTTTAAGTTTATCTATCAGTCTACTATTCATGGTTTACCCCTACTGTACGTCCCTCTTATACCAAGGAATCACAAGAAACTGGACACATGTCCAGAAATGTCCGTTTTCTATGAAACGTGAAAACATATATAAAACAATGAGTTATAGCATTGCTGTCCAGTTTGTCCAATTTCCAAATAAAAAACTGGACAGGCTCTAAGCCTTTGTTTATAAGGCTCACAGCGATTTTGTCCAGTTTTTTTCGTGTTTTTCCAAAAACCATACCTCACTTTCTATTAGAAATAAAAAACTTACCAAAAAGGAAAACACTCTCTTATATATAAATATATTTTTTTAAAAGTTCAAATATAAATATATATATAGTACCCCCATATTCCTGGACTGTTAGGGTGAACCCTATGTTTTTCCTTTTTTGTTTTTTATTTAGTCAAAAAGAAAGTGAGGTATGGTTTTTGGAAAAAAGGCAAAAAAACTGGACAATCTGGCTCTAAGCCTTATGCAGCAATGGTTTCAGCTGTCCAGTTTTTTTTAGAGAAATTGGACACACTGGACACACCCTCTGTAAGTCCTTGATTTAAAAGGAAAAGTAAAAAACGGACTTGTCCAGTTTTTTGGACATGTGTCCAGTTTTTTCTCCAGAAGCTAAAAAAAGCCGGATCGAAACCCGGCTCTTACTTACTACAACCTTACAACTTACAGGTTGCCAGCCACAAATTCCGAAATGAACCTCGGAGTTGCCGTATCGAAACCAACCACGTCCAGCATATTGCGGTCAGTCGGGTCAGCAATGCTGAAGTTGTTCACTGCCATACCAACAGTGATAAGCTTAGCTTCAGGCTTGTTCATACCTTGACGGTACTTGCGTGCTGCTTGGAACACGTGTTGGCCACCAGACCACGTTTCATTATCCGTGTAAACACAGACAGCATCCACGTCCCACTTGTTTTGAAGCGCATACTCGAACGGCAGTGCACAGTTCGTTCCACCGAAGTTATTGTCGCGGACCTTGCTGCAAGCTGTAGCCAAGGTATCGTTCTTCGTGATACCCAGATCCTTGAAGCCATTCCTACCGCTCGTGAAACCACGGATTTCGGTCCAAGGCTCAGTACGAGCTGTGACCATTGCCATGATTGCAGTGCCTTCAGCACAGCTCAACAGTGGCGCTCCGGGGATTGCACAGCTCATCGAACCAGATACGTCCAGAGCAAGAAGAATGTTCTTACCGGACGGTTCTACTGCTTCAAACGAAACATAGAACGCATCTTCCAGATCCGACACGATGTTGCGTGCAGGTGACCATACAAGCGAACCCTTATCCCCCTGACCCTTTGCGTAAACCTTTTGGGCTACGATAATGGACATAGGATGTAGGCGTTCACGACGAATTGCTTCTACGTCATGAAGCTTGACACTGACAATCTTGCTCGTTTCCGAGAAAGGCTTGATCAGACCAACTGCCGTGAGCTTGTTCAGGTTACGAACCAGCGCACCCAGACCCATGTGAGGCACGAGAGCTTCCCAAACCTTCGGGTCATTCTTTTGCTCATTCGGGATCATTTCGTGCGTGAGCTTGAAATCCTGGATCAGCTTGATCAACGTCTTCGTATCTGCAGTCTTGGCTTGCTCTGCAGCAATCAGAAGTTGAGGCACGAGGTCACCTTGCGTCAGCGACTCTGAACCCTTGTTGATGAACTTGTACAGGTTCTGACGAACCGGATCAGTACCAGGCTTAACGTGAGCCAGACGCATGATGTCCTTGTGGGACCAGCCGTCACGTTGCTTGTACTTCACGATCTGGAATGCCAGCTTATCGGTATCCTTCGAGGAATACCAGTTCTGAACTACGCTCTTAAGCGAACGGCCCCAACCTCGCATCCCATTTGAGAATGCAACGAAGTGCATGAAGTGCGTGCCAGTACGAGCCACGAGGTTCAACTTATCCTTTGCATACATCTTGGTTGCAACATCGCCGTGGGTGAAGACCAGAGCCATGACCAGAAGCGCATAGTCATTGTTCTTGGCACGACCGGCTTGGCTGATCTCAACCACACGGTCAACCACAACCTTGCCGTTAGCCTTGATCAGAGCCACGATCTCGTCAGTGTTCTGCTTCGTGAGATCCTTTTCGTTAGCATAGAACGTACCGCCGCTCGTGCCGATGATGAGGAATCGATCCAGCTTTTGAATGCCAGAGATCTCAAACACAAAGCCACCAGCGTTGTTCTTAACCTGTGCTACAGGTGCATTGCCAGCAGGCTTGTTCTGCGGTGTGGTACGTGCTGCTACTCGGGTATTCGTATTCTTTGCGAGGGTATTGAAAGACATTTGAGGCTCCTTTTGGATTGGGAACAAAGTTTTAAAACACTAAAAAAAGAAGGCCTGAATCCGGGTTGGAAACAGGCCTTCGTGTACTGCTAACTTACCACATGCGATGTTGGAGGTGAACTGGGATCCTGGTTACCCAGGGCCCTGGTGAAGCAGATCCTCCTTCATCATCTCCGCTCCAGTAGAGGCGAAGCCGACACTGGGCGGAAAGCTATAACTTAGAGTTACTCTAAGCCAGCAATCTAAACTGCTTTGATACGTAAGTCTAATGCGAGTACTGCGGTCATGACCTGACCTCATGGCTGGGATGTCTCCTGGCCAGATCTCCGAAGGGAGTGGAGTAGTACATGGTGTAGCGCAGCGGAACCTTGTAGTACGCAACGTACGTCGGAGAAAGATAAACCCACAGAGTTACTCTATGGTTACTTTCAAACTTCAAAGCAAAATACGAAAGGTCATGGGAAACAGAACAAAGGTATAACTAGATGTTTAGACTGGGAGTCGAACCCGTCTCTTTCGAGAGCCCCCTCTGGGCAGTCCTTCGATATAGGAGAAGATAATCTAATTAAAGCGGCTCTGTATTTAAAACTGAAACGGACAAAAGGCGTACTAGGAAATGTTACGTGCTCTATCCACTAAGCTATACAACCCTCAAGGCTGCAGTTGGATTCGAACCAACGTCCCGACTTCCCAAAAGTAGATAACCTAATACTAACGGTCCGTAAAATTGAAGTGAGCAAAAGAAATGAACTGGGGGAGTATCTTAAAAGGATAACCCAATTCTAAACGGCTCACAAACTGAAAAAACGAACAAGTGATTGACAAGGGAGATATGGGAGTTCATCCCACAATAGCTTTAGCTCAAGCAGAGTATAGCAGTATTAGACTCAGGCACTATTCTGTTTCCAGAAACTACGTAATGCTTTCGTTCTAACTAGTCGAAGTAGATAACCCTTAGTACGTTCGGTTCGTTTGAAACTTGAAACGGGCAAAGAAGTGAATATCGAGTTTGCCTGTAAGATAGATAATCGATATTCTAACGGCCCGTGAAAGAGGGATGGACAAGTAATCGAATGGAATCAGGAGTCGCCATCCTGCCAATTAGATGAACTCCGCAACAGAAGCGGAGTACAGGACTCGAACCTGTATTTGCGTCTTGGAGTTAGATAACCCATTCTATCGGTCCATAAACTTTAAATCAGGTACTGACTCTTTAGAATCAATACGAGGATTAAAGCGTGAGTGAGCAAAAGAGTAATGCCGGGGAGTAATCACCAATTGATAACCCAACATAAGAACGGCTCACTAAATCTATTATACCATTAACTTCTAAATTATTGAAAGCGAATATTGAACTGGAAGATTTTTGGCCGATAATCCAGTTCGGCGGCTCTCGTAGCTTGAACACATTCTGTGCAGAACCAACCTGGTTAATACTAATTAACCTAAGTTAGGATGAGACCCGTCGGTAACATCTAAGCTCAGAATTAGTTTTACCCAGCCCCAGCTGGGTAAAGATTTTGCTTTTGCTTTTGGCAAGAGCAACGTAGAGCACTGTTTCAGATACTCTCTGGCCTTGATTACCCTCCCTGGCTATCAACCTAGGCGGCAAATTTTAAACCAGTTTGATACTTCAAACTCTGTGCGACCCGAAGGCCGTGTTCATGATGAACTCATGCGGTATTGATGTCACGAGACCTGCAGCTCTTCAATATAGTTAAGTATAAGTTCGAGCTGGGATGTCGTACCCCAGAGCATCTCGGTCCCTGGGGTTCGCCGTAGGCGAAGACAACTTCGAAGAATGTTTCATTACTTCTAGTAACGTTGTCGTTACATTATACTTCATCATGCCCCAGAAGGGGTTAAGCAATTCTGCAGAGAACCCCGGGTTGCTTAGTCCAGGGAAGGAGAAACGCTCTACTCGCCACCACGCAAAGCTTAAGTCAACATTGAAAGTCTATCACGATTCGCATCGGTCAACCAACACCGAGGAAATTCTAGTTCTGTGATTTCGGGACTTTCTTTTGTCACCAGGTACTTACCCTGATTGTCTTCGATTAGAGCGAAGCCTTCGTTGTACTCTACAACGCTAATGATTTCATTAAACATTTGAATCGCCCTCTGTTGTTCCCGAGATAAAAAACAGAAAGGAGCGTGGCGTTCACGCCCCACGAATATTGCTAGAAGCGATTTATTCTTTTTCTTACGCTACGGTAAGTTCTTGCGTAATGAAGTCTTGCGGCGTAACTTCTGCTGCGTTAGCCAGCTTGACCAGCGTCGAGAGTTGCGGACGATAGTTACCAGCCAGTGCACCAAGGCGGCTGAACTTTTCGATGCGACGGATAGTGCTTTCTGAGAGCTTAGTTGCAGCTGCCATATCACTGATCGTCACATCGCTTTCAAGACGGAGGTTGACGGTGTTACGAACTACGTTACGTGCTGCTGTTTGAATATTAAGTGCTGACATCTTGAACCTAAAACAAAGCCACATAAAAAGGAAATGAAGAACACTCGATGTGGCTATGAATGTCCTTCACAATTAGCTTATACCAACAACTACAAAATTATTGAATTTCAGGGAGATGCAAAATACGCCCTTGGTAATTCTCACCATGAATAAGGTGATTCAACTCAAAGTCTTCTTTCTTAGTCAAAACCTTTCCTGCAACCAAAGTCTGTTCAAGCGTAAGTCCTTCTTGTTCGTTGGTCTGAACGAAAAAAGCACCTTGATCTTGCAGGAAATCATCTATGTCATCGATGATCACATAAGAGTCAAGTTTCATTGGAACTTTACTCAGTGACTGGATCAGACGTCCATTTGAAACCAAGAAGTCTGGTCCGCTGTAGAAACGTTTTTCTCCAACTGCTTGAATGAAGTTGAAGATCTGCTCCCCACGAGAGTTAAACGTACTGGCAGTCTTACCGATCACACGGTTTTCATCAAAGCCCATTGCACCTAACATCTTACGAATATCGTAGATGTCTAGCCCTTCACGCCAAGTCGAAGACAATACGATGTGTGCATTAGTAGCAATGAGAAGTTTGTTGAGAAGTCCAACTGCATACTTATCAATAGCTTCAGGTGTTTCCACATACGGAGCTTTAAGCGTTTTATTACGAGGACCTCCCCCGAAATACAGTTGACAGCCATCAGTGTCATACAAAGGCCACGGCCACTTACATCCCGCTAGTAGCCATGTCTTGGTACTATTTATTACTCCGTCCACATCAAGGAACAGTAAACGAACCTTGTTTACATCGAGATCCGGAGCTTCACTTTGAGCTAAGGAACTCTTCAGCGAGTTTAGAGACGAGTTTGCCATCATATTTCCCTGCGAAATTGTTTTTGAAGATAGCCATGATCTTACCAATGCTATCCATCGCAGCATTCTCAATGATTACCTTGATTTCAGTCTCTGACAGTTGAGTAGGCATAAAGGTTTGAAGAAGCTGACGTTCAGCAAGTAGAGTGCCACGCTTAAGATTATCCTTCTCATGCTCAAGCATTTCTGCAATACCTTCAAGACCCTTCTTGACAATGCCGATAACTTCTTCATCGGTAGGATCACGGTTCTCTTTCTTAGTAGCCAATTGCTTGGCTTCACCAAGTACGGTGCCAAGCTTAGTAAACGAAAAAGAATCCTTCAGTTTAAGAGCTTCAGTCCGCACCTGTTGTAGGTGTGCGTACAGTGTTTCATTAGATTTAGCCATATGTGTACCCCTTGAACTCACCTTCTACACGATAAAACTCAACGAAGATACCGAGATCGTCAGAACCTACATTACTGAGTTGCCACAGTTTACCTTCGACGCGATAGAAATCTACGCCTTCGAAAGTCGATTTAGGAAATGGAACTGTCGCCGGAGCTGAGTGAACTCCCATCGAAAGCTTTGCCCCATCGTGGTTAGGGCGATAGATGAAACTCTTGTATTTGGTTTTAGGAGCCGGGCTATTGAGAAGCTCTACTATTTTCTTTGAGTCTTCTACTAGCGTGGGTTCAATCTTGTCAAAATCTTGTGTACTCATTTTTTACCTTTCCTGAATTGATTATTTTGAAGAGCCTGAATTCTAGCCTTATGCGCTTTTTTACGCAAGGACTTAGGTAGGCTTCCAAGGTCTGATATTATCTGTGAGCCTAGCTTTGCAAAGGCGTCTTGGAGTAGTTGCTTCTCTGTTTTCACTTCTTACGCGGTCTAGTGATTCGCTCTACGATATGGTAGGCTAAGAAAATAGGTACAGAAATGTACCAGATGAAACACAGCAAGAACATCAATACGATTTCACCACCGCTGAGGCTTATTGGTTTCCCCTTGCCGTCCATGTACCCCATCCACGCAGCCAAGCAACTTGCAAATAAAACTGTTCCTGCCAGCCAAATTAGAAATGTCATTTACTTCTCTCTTTTTTACTTAGATAAACACCAAATTTAAGTGGTAAGCTGGAAATAAAACAAACAGCTATCACTAACAATACAGCAGGCCACCATAAGGCCACCACTATAGCAAATAGGTAATCCGCCTTCCTAATAATTTCGTCATAGTCTTTCCCACGGTATCCAATCACTACTAGAGAAATAATCAGAATAAAAGGAATACACCAAAGATACCATCCAAACACTTGATCTGCAGTCATGTCACACCTAAAGAAAAAGGGCCTGTAAAAGCGCCCTTTGTATCATTGATTTGGAACTCTAATGCACTGAGTCCTCTTGTCATACGTATACGGTACAGTCCACCTACGACCTTTAAAGCCAGAGCCACTGTACAGAAATTCATCATCTTGACAGTGCTGCATGGTGTCATACGTTCCTATAACCTCATACTTAGGCTGAGGAATCACAGGGTTGAGATACGGTGTCGTTGCAACGGTTACTACAATGAGTGCCCACATAGTTTCCCCTGAGGGGCTTATGTGAACACCCCCGGCAGTTAACGAAGATTGTCTTTCGGCTTAAGCTCGTAGAACAGATCCATGACCGCACAGATAGGCCAAAGAATGGAACCGATAAGATCTTGCACTACATCGCTTATACCATCTTGCTTGTAAAAGATTGACAGCATAATGAAGTAAGCCGCTGCAAGACACAGGTAGATGTGAGCGAAGTTTTCCATTATTTCAGATCATTCCACGTCCACTTACCTTGATCGGACTTGACAACATTTTGCCAAGCAGGGCTCGTACCAGTCGTCTCCTGAAGGTCGTCCAGGTTGTTGTAGAAGCACTCACGATAGTTCTTGAGCGCCGTTACGAACTTGGCCGACTTGTACTCACGCGTCACCAGAAGCGAACTCACCGACACGGTTTGAACACCAGCAGCATTCAGGTTGCGATAGCTGACCCGTGCAGGCTGATACACGCTCTTGAGCTTGTCTTGCAGCGGAGCGGGAATTGCCAAGACCTTGTAGATCGGCGGCAGAGCTTCGATTTCTTTCATGGGCTGACCGCCGACGATAACCACCGCATCGATAGTCTTGTCCTGCAACGCTTTGAGAGCATCTGCGTTCGTATTGAACTCTTGCACGTTGTAGTTCACACCGGCTTGAGCCTTGACAACCTTGGCCGTCAATACCGAACCTCCAGCCGCACCAATATTACGACCATTCAGATCCGAGATCGTCTGGAACTTGACTTCCTTTCCGCCGATACCCATGAAGCCACCTTCTTTCACACCATCGCCGCGTGCAAGGAAGTGAACTTGTTCCGGATGAAGCGAGAACAGGGTTTTGATCTTCGACAGATCTTCGGTCTTCGAACGGAAGAAGATAACGTCCATCTGAACGATTGCACCGTTGACCTGATTGGCCACCAGCTTGTCGATGTTGTCGTTCGAACCCAGGCTGTTCAGTTCCTTGATTTCGCCAAGCCCGCAGCGTTGATTCAGTTCCTTGAACATTGCCGAGTACGTTCCCTTCGGTCCACCAGTTGCCACGGTGAGGGATTGGGCGTGTGCATTGTGCATGACGAGCCACGTGATCAGTGCACCTACGATCATTCCGTAGATCCAGCGACGGTTGTTGTACTTGTTGTTGAACATGTCAGTTTACCTTTAGGTCTTTGAAAGCGTTATCGTCGGAGGAAGCAGCCGGAGCTGCCGATTGGGTTTGGGCTGTGTCAGAGCCCGTCTGAACCGATCCGGAGTCCCGGTTGAAGGCGAAGTAGCCACCCACACAAACCAGGACCACCAGAAGGCTGGTAATCAGTCTAAACAGCATTTGAATATTCCGAAGAAAGTTCCAAGTTGATAGCAGGCTTGTGAAGCTGTGAGCCATGCACGGGATCTACCCAACAGTACTGTGGAGCTATGTCAGCTTCGCCATGCCACATAGGACCGCGTTGATGTACCAGTTTCTGTCCGCAATGACTGCAGTGAATGTCTATAACGGGCATGATTAGCCTCGGTTGAGATGGGAGAGAAGAACATCGGCTTCGGTTTCGGAACTTACTGCGCAAACATAGTCGCCGTCAGGACTGTAAATATTCCAAATGTCAAAAGCCTCTCTGTCTTTCTTATACATATTTCACCACGATTTAGTAATTACTTCCTTTCCGCACTGGCCGCAGTTAAAGCCATCACGACCTTCTCCGCAACCACTAATGTCTCTTCCCCGATAAAGCTCACGCACATCTGCAGGGAGGTATTCGTTGATAGCACCACAGTTCTTACACGTGATGCGTTTGGCTACAGTGCTATCCTGCCCGACGACCTTCACCATCTCACGCCTCCTTGGCAACCTTAATGCTGTGGAAATCAACTACCTGCGAAGGATCATTGGAAAGAAGCGAAGCCGTCTGAGGAGTAATAACCTTTCCCGGAACTTCAGTCAACAGCGACGTTTCGAGCTGAGACATTGCATGGTTCATGTTCTCGCTTACGGCGTCGATTGCAGTTTTCGACTTAAGTTCTTCCAGCAACTTGTCAGAATCCATCTGAGCCATGTTGTTCAGCTTCTGCATCTCGATGGCCATTGCGTTTACCGCTTGGCATTTATCGATCTCTTTCCAGTACTGCGACAGAGCCCCATCAGCAATACGGTAATTGTCTTGCCATTTTTTGAGAACCGCTTCCATGTTGGCAGCATTCTTCTCAAAGACATCCGATTGATCCGGCCATTGCTGTTTAAATCCTGCCAGTTTATCCCGGAAGTTTTTAATCTGCGTGCTCAGATTCGCAATGGCATTCTTTGCCTCCAGAAGCTTATCCTGCCGAGCATGAGCAACACTGATCATTGTTTCAATCGGATTGCTCTTGGCTTCAGCGACGATGGCCTTGATCTTCCAGTTGGCAAACTTCATCGAGATCACTGGTGCGAAGTTGACAATAGCCAACGCCACAAGACCAGCAATGCCGATACCAACCAAGCCTTTGACCAGCAGCATGATTGTAGGAGCCAAGATAGCAATCGCAACTGCACCGATTACCAACTTCACGATCCCCGCAACCTTCTTACGCTTCAAATCGATGTCGTTCACTTTACTTTTCCTTGTTCAAAACAGAATGGAGAGTAGCCCGCATTGCATTGACATTAGCGTATGCAGTTCCACTAGGACAATACTTTCTTACGAAATCGTTATACGTTGTACATGCATCAATGAGTACGCTCACGGGTACTTCCATAACGGAAGGTTCATAGCGATCACAGCTATGATCAAACGAAACGTTGATGCGCCCACACTTACGACAGTCGTATAAACTCATTTTGCTACCACCACTTGGAAATGAAGTGCACCCCGACGTAAACAAACGTACCGAGAACCCCAAAAGATACAAGGCCAATCAATAGAAACCACAGTTCGAAAATTGTAAAACCCTTTTGCTTGTGCTTGAACAACATACTAACCCCTTAATCAGTTTCCTGGTCCGTAAAGATTTAGAATAAAAGTTACAGCAAACGTCAGTGCTTCAGAAAGTGTTACCTTTACAACATTACCGCTAATAGATAAAGATGCATCATCTACACCTAAATCATTTCTAATCTGAGGAAACCAGTTTGACTTACTGCACGCTTCAAAGTCTGAAGCAGTGTATGTTCCAATAGTTTGCCCTGCAGGAATATTGATAACTGGCATATTATAAGTCTGCGGAATTATACGCGCCTTAGTAGTGCCAGCCAAAAATGTCTTTCCTACAGGGGGCAGGTTGTGAAGTCTAGTAGCTGAGATGCCTCGTGAACTACTATTTAGAACTTTGATTACTCCAGAATTAAATGCTGAAAGAGTTCCAGCACCACCAGACTCCAGAGTATCGTTTAAATCAAGTCCTTCAATATAACCAACCTTTATTGCGAAGTCTTGTGCTTCGCCGGGAATCACTGCTGCCCCACTTACAAATGAATCCCAACCGCTATCGCTAAGCTTTAGTTGGAATAGATTCGAATCAGTCGGCAACAGGTTAATGAATGCATTACCAAGTCTCTCACAGCCGATACGTCTCCAGGATGAGGAAACTGTCAGACCAGCTGTGGCTGTAGATGCTAGACGTGGATCAATGACATTGTCCTGATAGACGAAGTAGGGAGCATATCCGTTAAAATAGTCGTCCATGTCTGCATGTACACCGAAGCTTCCGTTCTTCGGCAAATAAAATGCTGCACGTTGCTCTGCATTGCTTGAGCACTTCTTCCAAGTCCAGTCACCACCGGTACTTAGCATATTCCAAGTTGCGAAATTACCAGTTCCACCAACATTATCAAGTGAGCTATGGCCGTCATTCGTCCAGGCTGTATATGCGAATCGCACGCCTGTTACGAAAAGATCTTTAGCATCGAACTTGTGATTACCGCCATTACCAAAGATGATACCGTCCATCATACAACCAGTAGAACCAATTACAGCGCCCTTCTGACCAGGACCCATGATCTTGAATCCACGGTACTTAGCTGTATCAAGCTTCCTTCCGCCGTTATACATCTGTAGACAAGCAGTGCCAGCGCCCATGTCTTGTGACCAGCGCAAAATTACACCATCATTTTGTCCACCCATACGATAGGTTGAACACATAAGGTGCTTATCGATCAGCTTTAGCTGCACACCTGAACATAGATACATCCCTCGCACCAGTTTAACGTTTGCGGTGAGAGGCGAATCAAAGGCTGCTTGGACTTTTGTACCAGTCTGACTCAGACCAGTGAAGTCAGCGCCGTACCATACTCCTGAGTGATAATCATTGTAGATTGAACCAGCAATTGTTCCGCCTTTTGATAGGTCGAAAATAATCTGATAATCGCTAGCGTCAATCAGCGCATTTGCAAAAGTTACTGTTACGCCTGACGCTGGTTGAAGGACCCCGCCTTCATCGAAAATACAACGTCCGCTAAACGTTGTGTTAGCTACTACTGGGGTTAGACCTGATATACGAGTTACGTTCATGTTTGTACACTTTAAGTTAGGGTGATGCTTATATGCAAGAGAGCATGTAAGTCACCTACCCTAAACATAAAAGTAAGTTTGTCCTACAACTCTCTTATACCAAAATCGGACTTCTTAATTAAGTCCGAAATAATTGCTCTCAGCAATATAACGAAGTTGAGCCTTCAAATGAGTCCACTGACTCCATTCGAAAACAATCTCAGCCGTGCTGGGGGTATAAGGTTGTTTCAGATGAATCTGTTCCCACTGGGGTTCCATAGCACCAGTAATCACAGGTTTGTCATCGATGATGAAATCCCCGCGAACTACAGTTTTATCCTTGGTAAGGATCATTTTCTTAAGCCAGAAATCTCCAAGGGTTTTCTTAACCCACTGAGCCTTCTCAGAATGACAGAGCATGTCTTCGAAGTCAAGCTCAGGTGCGCTGCAGATGTAAGGTTCGATAAAGTCCTTACAATTCTCTTCAATGTCCTTTAGTGCTTCGATTGCACCTGGAATCGTATCTAGGGAAGAATAGAACCCCTTTGTACGAGGAATTGCGAGCAGATCATTTCTGTGCTCTTCCGGAAACAACCCTTCAATGAAAAACTCTGTTACATCTTCTTGCTTAGGCACGAATCGATCAGGGTATTTTTCAGCGTAGGTTGCCAGGACTCGCTTGGTCCAATCGGCCATAACGCCGTCCATGTCGATCAAGAGAATTACTTTGTTAGTCATTTTTGTTTGTCCGCGTGAGTAGCAAATATTAAACAGCAAATTGAGATTACAGCTTCGATAAAAACAAATACCCAGTTAGACTGTGCGATTCCCCAGCCAGCCATAAAGGCAGTTGCGCATGTACAACCTATAAAGAACTTTTTCATTTAGTAATTACTTCTGCCTCCGTTTCAATCCATACCCGCGCCCCGCATGACAGAGGCTTGTCAGGCGAATATACCAATTTTGAAGGTCCATTGATTTCTACTTCATGACACTTCGTGTTTGACTTATAAGTCTTTACGCTAATAACAGGCAACTGAGTACCATTCTTGTTGTTTGCCCTGATAGCGTGTTGATCAATGTGAATTCTGCTTTTCATTGTTAAACAAAAAAGAAAGCCCAGGAAATCCCGGGCTTGAAACTTATAACTTGACGCCGAAAGACTGCGCAAGTTCTTCGATGGTTTCCTTCATGTCCGAAATAGACTTATTCAATTCCTGGTTAGCCTTGCGAGCTTCTTCTTGACGACGGACGTAACCGCCAACGAACATGTTTACCATTTCGCTACGAATGAGCATTATCTGCGCCGGTGTCAAGTTCATTTTTGCAAGATCGATGGACTCCATTGCAGAGTCGATCATACCGTCCATGTGTTCCACGGTTTCCAAAGCGTTGATCGAAGTCATGATTTCAATTCCCGAAGTATGCATTCGCAATGATCAAGTAACAAAGCGCATGCAGATATTGATCGAAGCCCAACGCCCACCAGAACCCATGAGTTTTGTGGTGGAGGTCGTAGGCCTTACAGAGATTGACCTTGGAGTAGTCGATGAGATAATGTGCGACGAACTCTGCCAAGGCCCAGAACCAGAACATCTCTAATCCAAACGCAAATAGGATGATGCCAGTAGTCAAGCCGTGCAATGCAGCATGTGCGTAACCACCGAGGTGAGCAAAGTTACCTTTGTTGAAGGCCATCCAGTTTGTCTGAAGTGGGAAGTCCACGATCAGATGTTTGGTGAAGAGAAAAAACAGGAGCGTAAACATGTTTTCTCCCTAGCGCATGACTAGCCAACACACAGCGTATACCACTGCAAATATTGCAGCGTACGTGTAGATACCAGACATATACAATCTCCGAGTTAGGCTAGTCATGCATGCGAGGAGTTTAAACTTCAATGTTGATACGGCCATAGTTCTGACGAGAGAACATATGGTAGGGGAAGCCAAGCTCAGGCGAGTAATGCGTGCGGTTCAAAAACTCTTGCACACCCTCGTCCCAGAAAATCTGGTGAGCGGCGATATCCGGATGCGGCTGATCTGCAAAGACAGTCTGGAAGGTGGGGAAATGCAAATCGGTGAGTTGAACTGCAATTCGCTCTTGCAGGTGGAACGATCTTTGAAGCTTGTACGCAACCCTGTCCTTCCATGCTTCGGTGTTCATCTTGCACTGCGTGTATGCAACGCAGATGATAGCCAAAGTGAAAATTGCAAAAATTACCAGAATGAGTTGAACGATGAACATTTTTTCTCTTGGTCCTTTTGGTTTGTGAAAATTAATATAATTAGTTTCCTACAATTTACTTATACCAAGAATAGATCAAAAAACTAAAAAAAAAGAAACCGAGCGTTTAAGCCCGGTTTCGTGTCAGTCATTTTCTAACATGTCCTTAGCTTTCACCAAGAGTTTGTTAGTAGAGTAAAACCGATTACCCATACACCAGTTGCAACCACCATGATTACGACAAGTACGGTCTACGCTTTTGGCATAGTTATACTTGTAAACACGACGGTTGTCTTTGCGATTAGGATATTCTTTATCAGTTTCGAATGCCATGAGTTAACTCCATATAGAATTATTTCATAGCGACCTCCTTTTAGATTGCAGCGTTCCTACGTACTTCGTTGAATGTCAGTTCCTTGATAAGCTTACCACCAGTGTACACTACTTCGAGATGATCGTCACGACCCATTGCATTTTCACGACGAATCGTAGTCAGTTCACCCTTCTCGTCTTCTACCAGTGCCAGACGACCGCGTTTGCTAGTCTTTCCACCAGCAATCGGATCCTTGTACACATCATTCCACTTACCATCGATTTCTATAGCTGAGGCCTTCATTGCAAACGAAAATGTATCCCTATCGATTTTTTGATGCAAGGCACCACCCATACCGAATGCAACGTTCTCAGCACTGAAACCATCCATTTTAAGAGCCGTGAGGATGGCTTGAATGGAAGTAGGATTCACACCGTCACCTTGAATGACTCGAACCTTGTTCAGGACTTTGAATCCCTTACCGTTTGTCGTGTATCCGAACTTGTCTGCGAGAATCCCCACAACAGTCCTAACAACCGATACCGGATCGCCGGAGTCAGGTCTAACAACGAGAGTGCCAGGCAAAGCGAGGACAAAATCACGCAGTTCACCGCCCCATACATTCTTTACGGCGTTAAAAATATCATAACTATCAGATACGACAGCGAAGAGACCATTGCCAAACTTCTCAGCCATGTTGCGGTACGCTTGTGCTTCTCCGTTACGGCCCCAGCTAGTAATAGTACTATGCTCAGCAGCAGGAATACTAAAGCCAAGATTGGCATAGTCAGCTCCGTAGAATTGGTTAGCGTACTCCATGCCAAGCATAGTGTCCGTGCCCATGAAATTTACTAAGTGCGCGGCGCCAGCAATAGCAGAAGTTTCAGCAGAACTAGCACCCCGAGCGCCGAAATCGTGCAGCTTAAAAGGAAGTTCATCAAGTGGCTTGTCACAAGTATCAACAAGTCCCTTGAAAATAATTTCTTTACAGTGGCGGCTAACAGTTGCAACCGTAGTGCCGTACCAAGCCGCACGAAGGATTTGTGTTTCATAGAAAGATCCCATCCACAGCATGTCTTTGTCGTGACATTCGACATCGATCAGCGCATTGCCAATCGGAACTTGACGGCCTTCTTCAACAGCCCGAATAGTGATAGGTGCAAGACCACCATATACTTCTACTACCTTACGGAATGCATCTTCTGCAAAAGGCTCACCATGAACCTTGCAAACCGCAGCCGCTTGAGCTACATCTTTAGCAGTGATCGGAGTAAGCAGATGATCCTTGATATAGCCTTGAAGACCAAACGGAGTTACATGAGTAATGCCGAAACCGCTATTGTCCTTACGTGCTTCGACGTAGGAAGACAATGCAGTAGCACCTTCCGGGTATTGAAGGAAGTGGCTGTGCTTATATGAGTCTGCGTTTAGAAGGGGATTGATTTTGAATTGTGACATGATTAACGCCTCGTTAATTAAGAAATGCCCAGAGTCTTTCTCCGGGACTTGTTTATACACCAAGTACTGTACGGATAATGCTCAGATGATCTTCAAAGATCTGGTCTGACATCTTAAGGAGTTCCGCAATGGGAATCCATTTTGCTTCTACTGCGTCATCCGCGCCTTTGACTCTAGGAAGGCCTGGCTTTTTGTCCGCACGGTCCAGATCAAAGAGAAAAGCATGCGTAATAGTTCTACCGCGCAAGCTACGCCCAGGATGATCAAAAACAACACCGGTAGACATACTACCGCTAAGTAAACCTCTTGGGAGGTCCAACGAAGTTTCCTCTTGTAGTTCACGGATCGCACCATCTGTAAGTCTCTCTTTTTGTTCTAGGAACCCACCTGGCAATGCCCAGAGTCCCTCTCCAGGAGCAGCCTTACGCCTAACCATGAGGACGTGTCCAGCCTTCTTGCAAATTGCATCGACCGTCACAAACGTAGGCGCATACGGAGCTGCCTTCCAGGAATCTTTATACTTCTGCACCATCTTGTATTCACGTACCAGACGGAGATACTCCGAGGTCTTGATGAATTCCCTGATGAAGCTAAAAGTATACTCCGGTACTAAGCTCTTGAGAAGCTCGATGAAACCGGGCCTCTCAAAGATTACTTCCCGAATGGTCGTAGCGTCGAAACCAAGCTTTACTTCATCGACAGATACATATTCATACTGCGGAAACAAATCCAGGTAATACGAACTTTCATCTTTCTTGTTACCGACGATTGCGACTTTGCGTGGAACATCTTTATCAGACCAAGAATGGCCTGCGATAAGAGCAGACTTGATTTCGTCCTGAACTTGCTTAACCCACTCATCATCTGAGTAAGGATTGTCAACGAGCGGAGCCGTCATTACTTCTGAAGTACCGACCGACTGGACTACCATTTGAGCACGTTCTTCATAAGTGAACGGGTTCTTGATAGTACGTGGCGCATTCGAAGATCCGATAAGAACCAGCACCCTATCAGCTACCATCAACGCCTTGTTGAGGAGAATCTGATGCCCTGCGTGGAGCGGTTCAAATCGACCCATTACAACTGCCAGGTCATACTGCTTTTCTTCTGTGTCTACTGCGAGTTTTTTACTACCGAAAGTTGCAGCGTACATTTGTGCTGCTTCATGATACAGTTTACTGTGTGACATTCGAGCCTCTCGAAAGTTAAAAGAAGCGGTAACTCTTTGCTACCGCTGATAAAGCAATTTTACTGCAATTTGCCGAGATTGCCAAGCATGCTTTTGACAGACTCCAGGCTAACGCCCTTGGGTTCTTCGCTGTCTTCATCCATAGCACGAATAGTGACGTTGTGTTCCAGCATCAGATCCGTCACTTCGAAGAACGATTTTTCGAAAGCAGCCGCGAACCGTTCGCAGTTTTCGTTTTCTTTTTCTAGATCGAAGTCTGCCCACATTGTTTCAGTCATTGCGAGTTCTTCTTTACCCATGAACTCTTTCGTAGCCTGAAAACGCTTCCAGTTACGGGTGTTGATATCTTTGTTACGACGCTCACGCTTAGCCATTCCGTGCATTACGGTACGGATGTGGTTGAGGGTTTCTTCCAAAGACTTGCCGGGATCGTCTCCGACATGCTTAAGACCATTTTCGGTTTCTTCGATAACGAAGCAGGAAACACCGATGGGGATGATTACGTAGTTACCGGATTTGATCATTTGAGTCTCCTCAGCTAAAGAAAGAAGTGCCAAGGGCAATTGCCTTGACACTTTGCTTATACCAAAATTTAGTTACTTCTTGACAATGTCCTGCTCCCCCCTGCGAACAGTCCAATCATCTACGTCTTTGTCGTAGTACACGGGAATGCCATACTTTTCCAAATACGCCCCGATTGTCTTAGCGAAAGGACGAGCAGTAGCATGAACAGTCTTACCCGAACGAAGCTCTGCTACATACATGGCTTGCTGAATCGTGTATTTCATAGCTACCTGAACAATGTTTCCCATCGGCAGGATGTACTGGCCGAATGCTAAGAAATCATTATCAGTTTCACACAGATCCAACCTGTCATACGTATCTTTGACTTTCTCCAAGAGTTCATCAGCCTTCTTTTGTAGTTCAGACGTCAGGTTTTCATAGTACCAAGGATGGAGGCCGTACTCTCCAGTAACCAAAGGCATTCCACAATAGCCGTTTCTGTGACGTTGAATATCCCGGAATGAACCGAAATCAATTCGAGTCTCGATCCAAACAGTAGACTGGGATACCAAAGAATGTTTGTGAAGCTTAGTTCGTTTTGGACGGTCCTTGAATGCAGGAAGCAAGCTTCTACAATCCTCGTCTTCAAGAGTTCCGACAAGAGTTTGTATCTCGTAGTATTTAGCAATCTTTTCGTACCCGCACACTTCCTGGTACTGAGCGTAGAAGTTGTTGAAGTCAGAGTTGAACTCAAACACTTCGTCACCCTCAATATTTCTGAGTTCGTGTTCGAACGATTCAGGAATATCACTATTAGCTACGATTGCGTAATCCAGACGGAACGAATTGGGATACTTTGCCTGCATCTGTCTATATCCCTCTGCGCCTAAGCGTTTAACTTCCCAAAGCGGATGGTGCATCATCCAAATGAGATGCTCACCAGCGTTGCTAAGTCGTCCACTCCAAGCCACATTGGTAGTAGCACCCGCAGGCAGAAAGCCACGCAGGATATCAAAAGCACGAGCAGCAATAGCCTTTTCATACACATTTGGCTTGTCACCTTCCTTGATTGGGAAACGCTTACGCAAGTCTTCCTTCAAGGGTTCAAGACTTTCGACGTAGAATTTCCGGTACTCGGAGTACAGATTTCCAACTTTCCCACTATCTTCGGAGTTCTTCTCCATCGGATCGTAGAAAGCCTGATAGCTGAAATCGATATAGCGTGAGCTACATTCCTGGCCTACGAAAAGAGGGTTATCTTCAATAGCCTTTGCTGCAAGCATTGAGATACCCTCGAAGTACATCGTCTCAGTTCCACAGTCTCCAATTGATGCATGACCATATCCCAGGTAGTACTGGGACATGAATTTGCTTGAACCGACCTCTTCAAGCTTCTGAATATGGTCGGTCACGCTGTCAATGCTACGGGAATACAACGCCTGTAGCATTGCATTGTCTTCTGCGTTCACGCAGGTGTGAATGATAATTTTGGACATAAATTTGTTTGATCTTCAGTTCGTGTTTTTTGTTTTGGGGTTTCTTGCTTGATATGCCAAGCGTCGCATTCTTTGCAGAAGTACGCTTTGTAATATCCAAGAGCCGTCCCAGTCTTTGGCTTTTGAAACCGGGCTTTCCGCGTTAAGCGCACGGCTTCGTTTTTAGCAGTCAGTTGATCGTACTTCTTTTCGTGGCAAGTCATGACGCTCCCCTTTGCGGAACAGTGGTATTGAGTCTAAGAATTATTACCATTATTCTTATACCAATTTCGCTATTGGGTAATCAAAAAAAAGGCGCTCAAAATCAAGCGCCAGAAAAGGAGGACCACGATCAAACTTGAACTACTTCAATTCAGTGTTACGGGACTTCCTGTCGGGCAGTTGCTCAGCGGACAGGAGCGATATTCTAGCCCACCACGAAACTCGTGTCCACACTCGCCACACACAGCAATGACAGGATTGTGGAGCGGTTGGTGGACAGGTCTTTTCGGAACTAGAGGAACTCCGAGACGTGATGCTTTTTGAGCAGGCGTTTCTTTTTCTTTGAATTCCAAATCTGCTGCTACAAAAGGTTTTTTGTTAGGAGGATCGATATACATTACTAAACTTCTTCCTGTTTGTAAATGACACGAACTTCCCAGCCCGGACTACGCTGAAGAACTTCGTAATTGGTGTAGAGAATTACTTCCCAAGGATTTTCCATGAACCGACCTTCGTAGCGAAGAATTTCCGGTTTTACGTTCAGTTCCACAGCGTCACGAGCAGACATGTTAACCTCGGCTACTTAGTTAAAGGTTCAAGCATGCGAATGAGAGTTGCACGATCTCCAGCATTGACTTCTTGCGTGGCATCGTTAAGCCTGAACAGGATTCGTTTTAGAGCTTCTTTATCGATACTAGCCAAAAACACTGCTTCAACCATTGTCAAGCCACATTCACTGCAGGCAAGGTTAGCCACGTTAGTCCTCGCTGTCCTTTTGAAGGCGAAGAAATACCGTACCACGCTCCATATTCGCCGTCTGCATAACGTTATTAAACGTAACGTCATTAGCATCGGCACCATCCGTAGTCACCATTACCGTAAAATGCGGAGGGTAGCAACGGATAAACTTCTCAAGTTCGGCTATTGTCATAGTTATTCTCCAGTCAGTTCGGAGGAGAGTTCTCTCTCAAACTGTTTCTTGGTAGTGCGTTTGTTTCTGCGGTTTTTGTGTTCACCGCCTGTCTTAGCCTTTGACACAAGACCTTCGTTTAGCTGCTCATGCCTTGGGGGTCTTGGCTTAGAGGCTCGTCGTTGAGAGGCCATAAGAAACGGTATCCTTCACGAAGAATGCGGGCGCGGGCTGCGTAGCGCAACTCGCCATCGTCATTAGCATTACCATCAATACAAATCTGTTCTTGAGTTTCATGATTGTTTTCCATAATATGACGCCTAGGTATGTAAGAACTCTTAGAGCCACCGGCGAGGGTCGAACTCGCATTAACGGAGGTAGAAGCTCCGGAGATTAATCCATTATCCTACAGTGGCTCTAAGATCTCTCAACTCATCATGTGTTTCCCTGTGGCAGTTAGCGCATAGAAGAATACACTTATCTAATTCAATTTTCAGATTTTCAAAAGACTTTGATTTGAAATCTCTTACATTGAAATCTTTCTCAGTAGGGTCCAAGTGATGAAATTCTAAAGCAGACATTGATTTAGAGTATCCACATTTTTGACAGCTTCCACCTTTATACTCTACTGATTGTTTCTTAATATCTCTCTGTCTATCTGCACAACTCTTGTTAAAACAAAGCTTGCATCTTGAAATAGTACGTAACTTACCGTTAGACTTTACCGTATAAAAATCTGATTCTAATTTTACAGAATCACACTCGCTACAGTACCTTCCACCTTCCACTACATGTGAAATACTTACTTTTGTTTTTAAACCGTGTTTTGACAGATGATGTCTTACTGAACCTTTGCTTTTACCGACCGCAGCTGAAATATCCGCTATAGACATTCCTTCAATAATGTATTGTTGTAGTATTAATTTATCCATTCATCTATTATAACTCAGACGAATATCTCAATCAATCTACTACGTTGTGCTAGACCTTTCTGTTGGTGGACGTGACGAGGCTCTCACTCGCAAGGGGGACTCGATTCAGCCCCTACCGCATTACGTGGGTTCGGCCCACTACGATTCGCACGCCCTCTGTTTACTTAGCGAGTTGACCGGCGGCGAATGTCTTATACATCGAGCTGGCTACTTCGAAGTTTTGGCTCCAGCCCCATTCGTTCTGGACGTATTGTTTGAACAACGTTTGATCCAGTTCGATAGTGTCGCTGACAGACCATTCGAGCATTGCGATTGCATCGACGTAGTCTTTTTCGTAGCTAACAGGAGCTATGAACTGTACAGCCCTGACTTTAAGAGCTTCTGCTGCGGAGCAGGCTTGTACTTCACCGAGCTTCAGAGCCAGATCGTCCATCAGTTTCATACGATATCCGATCACTGCTTCAGCATAGTCGATCTTGTGCTTAGCCAGGTTTACCTTCAGTTGTTCGATGAGCTTTAGACGATCCACTGTTACGGAACGTTGATGGGAATGCATCATGGTTTACTCCATGTTTGTTAGTTGGCAAGTCGGGAGCGATTCGAACGCCCGTCGCAAGGATTTGGAGTCCCGCATAATACCGTTATACCACCGACCTGTTGATTGGTAGGGCTGGAAGGTAGTGACCCTTCTTCTACGGATTAAAAGTCCGTTGCTTCACCTTAAAGCTTCAACCCCATTGAGTAACGTGTAATTATACACGCACTAAAGAATTTTTCAAGAGAAAGAAGAGCTGAGCCACCCGTTAGGTCTGGCCCAGCGCCTTCAGTTTACTGCACCTTAACCGTGCTATCAAGTAGGCTTAGGATAAGGTTTCACATTTCGGAGCAAGTCCTGGCAGTAGATGCCGACTATATAATTCTTAACTGAATAGTTGTAGTTAAGAAGGGCGTCGTTCCCAAGCAGTGTAAGTACAACGATAAATGACAGCTAACGCACCCCCCAGTTCCCCAGGAGATACAGCTTTTTCAACGGGAAGCCACCCACGAGTCATTGAGCGTAGCGAGGAGCCGAAGCTCCCCGACCCTGAGTTTCACAGGGTACTACCTAGCTGACTAATACTGGGCGTAGCAAGAGGCTCTGTTCACAGCGCTCCTGACCAGACTTTACTGGTCGTACCCACTGTCTACGCTTACTCCGACTTCGTAGCAGCCGCGCTCACCTTCGGAGCCCAGTCCGACGGAACCTTCGTCAGCTCCTTGTTCTCGACATGGTGTTCGTAGATCGAGCCGATCAGAATGCCCAGCGGAACGAAGTTGTTCGTTTCGAGACCGTACGCCTTAGCACGGTTGATCGAAGCAATACGAGCCTTTGAATTTTCGACTATGCTACGGGCCGAACGAATATTGCCGACGTTGTCTTCGATGACGGTTTCAGCCGCGTTAAGAACGCCCATCACTTCCTTCGCCGCTGCGATTGCTGCTTCCTTCTTCTGCGTTGCTTGCATGTCTTGCAGTGCTTCACGCAGGTCGATGTTCAGGCCGCCGAAGTCCGCGACTTCCTTGGTGAATTGCGAATCTGCCAGACGGATGATTGCGTTGCTCATGGTCGTTTCTTCCTTTTTGGTTGTAGGTACTTCAGGTTCGTTGAACATGCCAATGGGAGGCTGCGGATAATGTTTCCGCAGATACCCAATTTTGGCCGGATCTGTGATAGGAGTGCCGTCTAGATACTTGAATCCCGTACCGACCTTAGACACGATTGCCGTATAGTCCTGATGCGGAACCAAATCTTGGACAGGGAGACGCTTAACTTGCTCCCACCGGTCTTTCTTCTTGACGTAGAGATTGCAACCGCCACCCATTTCTTCCGGCTTGCGTATCTCGATACGGGTATGCTTAACGGCAGTGCAGACTACATCAGAGAGCTTGTCGCAACTAGCGCAACTCTGCTTCTTGGCTTCCTTGCTGTCCAGGACGTCTTTCAGCACCTGACCCAAACCAGTGGAGGTAGGAAGAACTACCGCTACCGTCTTCTTCGGTTCAAAGTCGTTAATGCAAGGTCCGACCTTTGCGCTTACTGGGGTGAACTGATGATGGTCAAGATACTTTCCACCACACTCGATACCAGGCCCTTTGAATTTTTTGCAATCACCGCACGGCATTATTTCTCCTTATCTACAACGTTTAAGTTCTGCAGCCTAAGACAAAGCTTAAGCGTTGAAGGACCCCGTAGGTTAGTACGGGGAAAAAGAAACATCATAGAATGAATACAATGCTTCCTAATAAACTTATACCAATTCGTAACGCCGAAATTGATTAAGTCTTACAGACAACGCTCGATCACGTTTGCGATCTTCTTGAAGCTCAGACCTTCACCGTCGTTAAGGCTTGCGAGAGTCGTTTCTTTGTTGCGATACGTTACCTTGATGTCTGTTTCTTCATCTGCAGTTTCTTCTACAGAGGCCTTCTCCAAGCCAGCCCAGGCAACGACTGCGGGAGGAAGTTGTCCTGAGGCCTGCAGATATTCGTGAGGATCTGTTTCTTTAGCAGCAATCTCAGGATTCTCTTGAGCGTGGATATTACACAGAACGCCGAGGCAACAGAACCCCGTGCTATCCCTCAGTTGACCCGTAGTCTGGTTATACTCACCGATACGCAGAGCCTTGAGCCATTTGGTTTTGATACGTTTTTTCATTGTAGTTCCTTGAGGTTTTACAGACAGTGTTCGATAAGATCAGCGATTTGGCCGAAGGGCATTCCGCCATCGTTAAGATTTGCCAGCCAAAGCTCTTCTTTTTGACGACCGAGAAAAGGGAGTTGTCCATCCGAAGTATTGGCACCTGACCAATACCTTACTTCATAAGGTAGAAGCCCTTCCTCAGAGTGAATGAGTTTCTTACCTTGCGTTATCTCGGACTCTACCCACGGCTCTCCGGTCTCTTTGGAATACATATCACAAAGAACACCCAGACAGCAAAATTTACCACAGTCATTCAGTGCAAGCGTTCCTTGGGGGTACTCGCCGCTACGAAGGGCCTTCACCCACTTTTCCTTAATTTCCTGATTCATGCTTGAGCCTCGATTAGAGCAGCTATTTGAGCGAAGGTGTACAGACGAGCGTCGTTGAGAAAGGAAATGCTATCCCTCACAGTTCCTATCGCAGTATTTTCAACTTTAAATCTCGCATTTACTGCGTTGAATCCAGACCACTGTAAAATGTGCGGAGGCGGAAATCCATCGATAGACTTGAACGATTGCTCGCAGCCCATTTCCTTGTCGTGAATTTCGCACAAGACCCCGAGACAGCAATGTTCTAATCCACCGTCTTCAGTTTGGTGTTTAAGTTTACCACGGGTCTGTTTATACTCCCCGCTACGAAGTGCTTCAACCCACAGTTTCTTTACACGCTCATTCACAGTTGTTCCTGGATTATGTCAGCGATTTTGTCGAAAGACATTAACCACTCGTCATTCAAGTCCATCAGGTTAGTTGCACGCTCTCCGTTCTGACAGTCTTCGTCTCGGAAAGTGACGGCTGCGTTGCCGTGTAGAGTATTGATTCCCGCCCAGACCGAGACACAGCTTGGCAACTCAGTACGTTCACGCTGAAAAACGTACATTTTAAGTTTGTCGTCAAACTCCCATGTTACTTCCGAAAACTCTTTCGAGTACAGGTCACACAGAACGCCTAGACAACAAAATCCTTCATTGTCGTGAAGAGCGTATTGAGTTTGTTTGTACTCGCCACTCTTAAGAGCAGCTACCCACTTTTCTTTTACTTCCGAGTTCATCGCCATTATAGAAATGTCTTGATAAGATCTGCGATTTGGGGGAAAGAAATGCCTTCATCATTCAAAGCAGCAATGCTAGTTGAGTCTCCCTCCATGATATGTGTAGAATCTCCATATGGAACGTTATCACGTGAAGCAAACGGAAGATACGGGACGTCTACTTTAAGTCCAGACCATGCTTGGACTGTCTTTGGAGTCGTATAAATTTCTCCGTCTAGACAGAAGTTCCCACGGCCATCGTCTCCCCATTTAAAATTCTGTTCTTTTGCATAAAGATCCGACAACACCCCTAGGCAACAGAACCCTCCGAAACCATCATTGAGACAGTTACGACCTTGTTTATATTCTCCACTCGTAAGAGCTTCAACCCACTTTTGTTTGATTTGTTCGTTCATTATACAAATGCCTTGATAAGATCAGCGATTTGAGGGAAAGTAATACCGGCGTCATTTGCACCGGCTAAGCTTTCTAAATAGTTATAATGTTCGAGTTCTTCTAGAGTGTTTGTTTCACATTGCGGTTCAAACAAGTCTTTCGGTACGAAAGGAAGATTAGGAATGCATTCCTGCAATTCAGCCCAATCTCTAACCTTCGCTGGAAGAACTCCGATCTCTTCGTCATCCCCGAATGTCATCCCCTCGTGTTGAAGAGCGTATCTCGATTCGCCTGCTCTAATAGCAGCGTCACTTAGTTTCCACTCTCCCCCCTGTTCTTTACGATAGAGATCAGACAGAACTCCTAGGCAACACATGCCATTGCCATCATTTAGACAGCCTTTTGTCTGTGCATATTCGCCGCTCGTCAACGCTTCAATCCACTTCTGCTTAATTTGTTCGTTCATGGTCTTGATCCTGTGTAAGTTATAATTGCGATGCAGACTAGGGCAATTGTGACGCCCAATGTCCAAACTGATACTTTTAAAACGGCCTTCATTTTGAGAAGCCAAAAAAGAGAGTGTAGAATTAAAGAGCTACTTCTTATACAACTCTCTTATACCAAAATTGGAGACTATAATTAGATGTCGTTCTTGCCGTCAAAATGACCTATGTTGTATGCGATACCCCATTGCTTGTCGAATGCTTTTTGAAGAGTATATAAAGATGCATCTCTCATACACAACATCATTGCAAAGTTAGCGATATCAATAGGATCACCTTTAGGTAGGTGCCCAATAAGCAGATCAGCCAAACTATCAACAGTACACTTTTCAGGATCGTCCCAGCCACCGCGACCTTTCATACGAGAGCTTGCAAGCTTAGCTTTCATCATTGCTGCAAACTTATCTACAGCAACATCGTCAGGATGAGGTTCTTGGACAGGTTCTTTGAAACCTTCAAACAGCTTTCGCAGTTCTACCATCCCTGCTTCGACTTGTCTGGCAGCTTCAGAAAAGGCTTCGTACTGAGCAAGCTGAACTGGAGACTTTTCATGACCCAAAGCCTCAAGCATCATCTTCAGATCTTGCAAAGCAATCTCTTTGTTCTTATGCTGAGACCTTTGTGTATCACACGTAGCAGAAGTCCCAGTCGGAATGTGAGTTACACGAACGCCTACTGGCATCGAAGAGCCTACCCAGGTCCTAGGCTCTGAATAAAACACATCTAACTTAATGTCTTTAGTATCGAGTTCCATCTCGTACCTCTCTAATTAATGAATTGTTCATATACTCAGATGCTTTGCGAGCAGCTTCTTCATTGTCGAAATAAAGCCACTGATCTGTGAAGTCTTTAACGTACCATCCTGGCTTTGTCTTGATCCAGACGTCCAGGTTATCAAGTGTAGGACTCCGAGCCGCCAGGAAGACTTTTGACAGGGTTACAACGGCTTTTGCAGCAGTACTGATAACCCCTTCCTCTTCATATTTCTTGGCAAGCTCAAGAGCTTCTTTTAACGTCATCTCTGCCATGTTCTTTCTCCGATTCTTCTTTATAGCGATACGCTTCGCAGAACATGAAGGCTCGTCCAAGTCGATCTACATGCATTAGCGAGCCACTAAACTGACTTACCTTAGTCGGGGAGTTAGACCTGCATCCATCACATTGATTGATCATTTGAAATATAACACCGCTAATACAACTGTGATTACAAAATACCCTCCGGAAAAAAACATACAGGAGGCGGCAAGAAGCCTATTCCAAAACGTTAATTCATTTTCTTTGAGCGTAAGTACTCCAACAGCTAAACTTGCTACACAAAGAAGAATTTCTAGAATAATAGAAAACATAGTTATACAAAAAGAAAAGTTAGGTGTTAAAGCACCAGGACCAGCCTAAGCCAGTCCCGGTGCGGTTCAGTTGTTATGCCGAACGTCGCGGATGATCCGGACCAGGCTTGATTTTGAACGGCATCAGAGCCGTTGCTTTACCGATGTTGTTGCCATTTTCAGCAAGCGCCTTTTGAAGGTCAAAGCCAGCATCCTTGTTGAGCTGATCACGAACCTTCTTCAGTTCTTGCTTGTTCTCGTGCGTGTGTTCGCCGTTCGTGCCACGAATGATCCAAACTTTCTTCATTTACAACTCCGGTTTGTAGTTTTGTGAAAGCCTGAAACTAGTCCAGGCCCTTGTATACTTACTTGCTCAGCTTGTAGCTGATGACGACACGCTCGTTGCCACGACCGGTCACAACCGTGCGGTTCTTCTTGCCATTGCACGAGTTGAACGGGAAGTTGCCCGTCGAAGCCTTGTTGTCATGCTGCCAGCTGACGCGGCTGTCCTTGTTCTCTTGGTTGCGGCGCTTCGCACCCGAGGCCAGGTCACGGGCCGTCTTTCCAACACGGGGACGGTTATGCGTTTCAGCCGTTACTTCCATGCCCTTCCAGAACACGGTGACCTTCTCACCACGCGTCACTGTCGTCTTGTGACCGTCCTTCACGACGATTTCCTTCTCCGACGCCGGACCCTTTTGGAACGGCTTCTTGTTGTTGCTCTTTTGTTGGCGGTTGTCGGCCATTTTATTACTCTCCATTTCTTGGTTTAAAACTTCAACGAGTTTTGATAAGGGAAAAACAAACGGTTACTTCTGAAGGCCCACTACCTGTCGATGTTTCCGGTAGTGAACCGTGACCCGCTTGGAGGAATTAGTGGCGAGAATTACTCGGCTACGTTCCTTTGCACAGGTCTTGGGGATGCTTTCTTCATCCAGCGAAATAACTGGATTTGTGTCTACACGAAACAAGTCTCTTATGGACTGTGGTAGTAACATTGCGTACCTTTCTTGAGGTAGTGTTGGTCACGGAACAAAATAAAGAAAAATTATAGTGTTCCGTACAATACTTATACCAAGAGAACTAAGAAATCTTGAGTCGCTTAATTACCAGCTTTGAACTGAAATTGCGTGCTCAGTCCAGAACCAAGTTGGTAGACGGGAAGTTTACCGTCCCACTTCTCGATCCACATCTGCTGAAGGATTTCCGGATTCTTAGCCAAGGCCTGACCACGAATAACCGTAGCCTGTGCTTCGTTCGATGCAATTTTCAGATCAGCATCCGAGTTAGCAATACGCTTTGCAGCTTCAGCCTGCGTCTTCTGCAGTTGATTTTGTGAAGTGATTGCATCCATCTTTGCTTGTTGCTGTGCATTGATAGAAGCTTGAATAGCTTCAGGCCAATGGAATGCACCTACGTTCGACAGAAGTTCCACCGTCAGACCGTTTGGAGCAGCACGTTTGATAAGCTCAGCATTAACTCGTGACATGAACGCAGGAATATCATTGCTGATTTCATCGAACGTCATGCTACCAGCAACTTCATTAAGACTGTCACGAATCAGGTTACGAAGCGGACCCATCGTAATGCCGTCGAGGTCCTTATGATACTTCTGAAACACGAGCGGAGCATTGTCTGCAGAAATGTGATAAGCTACGCCGAAGTCAGCGTTGATTGCCACGCCACCCTTTGCTTGAAACGTTACCGATTCATCGCCAGGGTGACCTTCTTCCGGAGCCTTGCTGTACACGTAGTTTTCAGTGAACGTCGGATACTCGTACACAGTCGTATTCCAGCCGGTGAAGTAACGGCCAGGTCCGAGAACCTTGTTTTGAACACCACGGTCGCTACCGTACATGTCCACCTGAACACCTACGAATCCCGTTTCGACTTTGCTACAAGCAGCGAGAAGCAGTGCTGCGACGATGAGGAAAATACGCTTCATTTCTTATCTTTACCTTTGAGGATGAAATGCCACACGATAAATGCCGTGAGCGGAATTGTGAGCCACAGGAGCGGTACGAATACAATCAAGTCCCCGCCGTCGTTCACTAACGACTTCGTTAGCGGCAACAGCAGGACCAAGAAGTACAACGTTGCCAGAATCCCGTAAGCTGTAAGTACGAGTTTCTTATACAAGGTTTTTCCGCATGCTATACTTGAAAATCAGCTTGTCGATAATGTCGATGACAAACGCTTTGTGTTCGAGATTATTATCCGGATAACCGAAGTTGAAGAAAATCTCGTCAGTGTCTTCCTCCGACATTCCGAAAATTTCTCGAAACCCTTCGAACTTATCGCCTTTTGCTTTCAAAGTACCATCTTCTTCGATCCAGAATTTTCCCTCTGAAAGAAAAGGATCTGTTGCCAGCCAACCGCCAGCGCACATCACGCACTTCGTGAAATCTTCAGAATCCCACTTGCTCACGAATTCTCCGATATAGATATTCTTCTTCGGAATGTTCTTCAGCATGCGGCGAAGATGCATCAACTTCTTTACTGTACGATTCGACATTGTTTTTCCTTGAAGAAAAGCCGGGATTTCTCCCGACCTTCCGTTACGTTTTAGGCAAAGAACGCCTTAATTGCACGGCTGAAACGAGTCCAGAAACCATCGTCGCTGGAATACAGAGATTCCGTTTCATGATGTGCTGCGATTGCATTGAACGTCATATCGACGTTGCTACCGGATTGCTGGAACACAGCCTCTTGAAACTCTTCACCCTTTTCGAGAACCAGGGTGTAGTCCGCGTACAGAGCTTGACGACCATCACGCAGAGCCAGAGCATGTGCATTGCGGCACACGTTCTTGATCTGACGGCCATTTACCTCGTACTGAGCCAGATCCCACGTCTCATCTTCCGAAATCGTAGCCCCGTTAAGAGCAAGATTGTTTTCCCAGATCTTGTAGCGATCTTCTGCTTCTAGTCCTGGGAAGTTGATGGCCATGCTGATCCGCGAGTAGAACGCCTTATCGATGTTCTTCGCACGGTTCGACGTCAGGAACAGAACACCTTGGTAGTATTCCAGAAGACGCAGGAATACACCTACCATAGCGTTACGTTGGATATTGCTATCCGTACGTGCTTCCATGAAGATGTCACATTCGTCCAGCAGCAGCACTGCATTCCACGTTGCAGCGATGTCCAAGATCTGACGCAGATTCTTTTCCAGCTCACTTGCGCTCGTACCCAGTTCACCAACACCAACCATGTACAGCGGACGCTTCAGATACTCTGCCGTAACTTCAGCAGTCAACGTCTTACCGGTGCCAGGCTCACCAGCCAGCAAGAAGATACAGCCACCACCCTTACCGTCTATAATGTCCGGACGAGTTGCCTTTTCAAGCTGAGTTGCAACCAGAGAGAGAATCATGGCCTTTTGGTCTTCTTCCATCACCAGCTTGTCGTACGCATCACTGCGGAACGAAATAGGCGTGATGTTGTCAACCGTCATTTCCCCCCAAACCTTCGACAGGAATGAGAAGCCATAGACGTACGGAGAGAACTGCAGATACACAGACTCATCGATAGACACAGCTTCCGACTTTCCGGAGAACCCGTATGAATTGGTGCGATCCTGTTGTCCACCAAAGTACTTGGCGTAGTTCGGATCCATCATACGCATGGCTTTGTAGTCCACCATGATACGGCCCGTCGCACGGAATGCAGTGTCGGACCAGTAGCTACGACGAATGATGTCGCCCTTGTAAGACATGTACCCGGACTCTGCAGTAATTTCTACTGCCACCTTTCCGCGAGCGATAAGCTTTTCCTTGAGTTCCGGATCGGTTACCAGCGGAAACACGCCAAGTTCCTTCAGCGATTTACTACCTTGGAAACCGGCGAAGTAATAAACATGATTGAAGGCTTGAATTTCCTTGCCGTTCCGTGCGTACATCACGCCAATCGCTTCAATGTACGGACCAGACATGCTGACCTTGGGAGCTGCAGAGACCGTGGAGACAACGACAAGAGAATCGCCGTTATCAATTGCCAGCTTCATCCCGGGTTGAGCCAGAAGAACATACAGTTCCTCATAATTGAACTCGTCTTCAGCCTTCAGATTTTCCAGATTACCGACGGTCCGCGAGTAGACTTCATTGATTTGCTCAATGACGTGCCCGAGTTCCGTACGAATACGGCTCTTCATTTCTTCGTCGTCGCTGTAACCGTCGAGATCGTCAATGTAATTTGCAATGCGATCTTTGCTACGGAAAAAAGAAAGACCCGGAATTGATACAGTCCTCTTTGCGATTTCGTACTGCGGAGGATTGCTCAGATACTTGAACTCGTTGGTATTACCGTTGACGTATTCATCATCGATAGTCGGACCCCACTCGTTCATGTCATAGCGGATGTCGTAGGGAATGTAAACGCTGATTTTCCCCGCGCGGCTCTTAACGACTTCTGCGGAAGGACGCAGTTCGGCAGGCAATTCGGTAGCCGCATCACCGGCCTGGGCCGCTGCTGCAAACGGATCTTCAGGCTTCCTGAAACCCATGCTTTCGAGAGCCGTCTTGATCGATTCCGAGATGAGTGCTGCCTGCATTGCTTCCGGCGAGGGTACTGCCGCAACTGCTACTGCATTCGATTCCACGGCTTGAGTTTGGATTTCGCTCACGTTAATTTCCTTCGTTTCCATATCGATTATGCCTTGCGGCTTGAGGGGCTAAAGAAGTGCTGCACAAAAAATAAAGGGCCTCGATTAAGCTGAGGTCCTTCGGGAAAACTGTATCAACGAACTGCTTGGGCCAGCCTGGTTACGATCCAGGGTTGAGGTATTATGAGTACCCTATTCTCCCATTGAATTACTGGCCCAAGCAGTTCACTAATAAAAATGGATCCCGATTCTCACGAATCTGCTTCCACAAATTACTTATACCAAATGAGTTAAAGTTTAATGAGACCTGCGTGAACTTCTCTGTGACAGTTTGCGCATAACAATGCACACTTGTCAAGTTCAGATTTTATTTCTTCTAAAGTCACACTCTTATCTTTCATTACTAATTGGGAGATAGAAAATTTCTTAGTAGAAGGGTCTATGTGGTGGAACTCTAAAGCAGAAATACACTTAGAGTATTTACATATTTGACAACATCCGCCCTTATATCCTATAGCATCTGTCTTGATACGCATTCTCTTCTTATTGTCCCGTTCTTTAAATCCTTTCTTAGAACATTCTATACAATAAGAGTGTGGTATGTATGAAGTCTTCTTTTTAACCCTATAAAAAAGACCAATAGGTTTTTCAATATTACATTTTGTACATACTTTAAATTCCTTAGTGCTGTACAAGTCTTTACGTTCACCATTACTAAACAAGGCTCTTGATAGTGCAGTTTTAGTTTTTAGTTCATATTTATCGAGCCAGTATCTTACTGAAGTCTGACTTTTGTTTTCAAGCTCTGCAATTTTATAAGAGCTAATGCCGTTAGCGATATATTGTTCTATTAACTCTTTATTCATCCAACTATTATAAATCAACGGATTATACATTTCAATAATCCGTTGAGCTACTTTAGTTAATTACCGCTTCACCGTCAACAATCGTGAGCGTGCCTTTGACAACGCATGACGCTTTGGTATGTACGTTATCGGGAGTCTCTTTTGTTGTAAAGCCAAGACCCGGAGCGATATGTATGTGATTGACGTACTGCGTTTCACCGTTAACCTTGATGATCCAAGGAGGAATCGATTGATCCAGGTTGTGCGCTTTGTTAAAGTGAAAGACAATTTTATCCTTTTTCATGCTGGCCTCCACAGACGCATATTGCTAAACAATTTACGTTTCTCACCAGTCAAGGGCTCAGTCGTTAACGACGTATAACCCATGTCATCATCAGGTTCAAAGAACGTGTGGTTGAGAATTCGATTGTCGAAAAGCTTTTTGGAGAGAGCTATAAGTTCTTCTTGACTGTTGATTTCGAGCAGAATAAGAGACGGAATTTCATCCCCTAGATTTTCTGTGAAATTGCCAGCGTGAAAAGCTGAGTGTGCGGTCTGAACGATTTGATCAGCCAGCGGAATATCTTTGCGAATGATTGAATAGATGTAAGACATGATTTTCTCTTTAAATGAATTAGGTACTGCAATTTACTGCGCCATGTTCGATTTAAAGAATGTCTTACGGAGGTTTTGTAACCTAGAGCTTATTAGGCTTCATGATTTTTCCTTTTTGTTTACAAGTGAATATCGGACCTTCGCCAATTTAAAGGCATCGATTGTTCTGACGATTCCCCGTAGAGTATCATACACTACAACTTCTTCTGTATCTGCGTAGGCTTCACAGTCAACTACGATTAGTTCACCAATACCACCGTCAGCTGCCTTATAGACTTGGCCTTTTTCAATGCCATACTTCATGATGAACCCTATGGTGAAAACGACGGGACTCGAACCCGTAACCAACGATTTTAGAGATCGCTGCTCTGCCAATTGAGCTACGTTTCCGATGTTTCTAGTTTAATGAACTGCTCAACCTAAGTCAAGCAGTTCTATATATCAGTCCCACGGAAGAAGTTCTTTACGAGGAATGATGACTTCGTACTCTTCGTTCTTCTTGTAACGATTGAGTTCAACGCATGCTTCAGCGCGGTGTTTGATCTGGCATTGCTGACGAATCCACTTGGAAGGCCAAGTCCACCGGTTCGTATCACCGTGGTGCTTATGAAGGGCTTGAGTCAGTTCCTTGCCCTCTTTCGGGACACGTTTCCAAGCATTGGTGAAAGGAATGTGGTCCCAGTTATGCGTTACCCAGATCGGTACGTAGTTCTTTCGACGGACGGTTCTTGACATATATGTTCTCCTGTGAGTTGCATATATGCCAGTTGTGATAATAAGCTTCGTTGAACATTCAGTTTCCTAGATTTAGTTTGAAAAGAAACGGTGCAGCTTCTTCGGCAAGCATCTTTTGATCGAATTCTTCAAGATCGTTGTCTTCGAAATAAACTCCAAGCTCGTCTTCAACGACCATGATAATTTCGACCATGTCGAGACTATCCATTCCTAGGTCCGAAAACGTGCGATGAATTTTACCTTCAAGGGCCTGAGTAGTTTCTTGAACATCGACTTGCGTAAATTCGAGAGTAGCTACAAGAACTGCTTTCTCAAATTGTTCCAGAGTGAGATCTTTGCACATGTTATTTGTGAGTAGTATGATTTCGGGTTTCGCCACGCTCTACCATATTCCAACTGTAGTCGAAGAGATAGTTGTGAGCGTTGCCCTTGAGATTGTACTGATCCTTAGACAAAGAAATCTTGACAAAGGTGCGGTAGTGACCCTCTTTGCATTCAGCTGTACGATGGACTATCTTATTGGTCAGAATTAGCAGAGAACCTGGAGGATACGTTTTTATGTTTTCAGGTTTAGCCTGTTGCTCCATATCCCTCATTGCACCTTCGTGATCTTCCCAAAGGTTAAAGTCTTGAACACAGAACTCGGTGGGCATAGAACTGTACCAAATGAGATTGATATCAGTTGTACCATACCCATCGATGTGCCAGCCAGGCCTATTTCCAGGATTATCCGGAGTTACAAAGATATGTTTGGCTGTGAGATAAACGTATTCATCCTCGTAGTATCCAGATACGTCTACCAGAGGCTTAAAGCATTGAAGGTTTGGTGGAATTCGAACGTCAGTTCCAGGCATACGCACAGGCATATACTGGACAAACATGAGTTCAGGAGTGGACAACAAACTGTGAGTACCAAGATTTACAGGAGGTGTGCTCCTTACTATCATGCTGACTCCTTGAATTATGGTCTCCGATAGACGGATCGAACGTCTGGCCTCTAGATCCCAAATCTAGCGCTCTACCTGGCTGAGCTAATCGGAGGTTAAGATTTACTCTTCCAACTCGTAAGTTTTAAGAGCTTCTATTTGTGAACGTTCTTGAAGTGTTAAACACTCACCCTTAAACCATTTATGTCTACGGGGATTGCCACACCCAGAGCAAGAACACATCTGGGGGTGTTTCACCATTGAGCTTAGCTGCTTTGGTGTTAACGGTTCTTTACGCCAACCGTATGATTTGCGATTTTCTTTCAGTCTGTCTGTGTGGTGACGCCGTTCTGCTCGATCAAACATTTGGCTTTCTCCGTCTCACATTCTTCTGTGCAAACTATCCAGCAATTACAGCTTACTTCGTTGCGTTCCCTTCTTACTGTCTCTAGCTGAGCTTTACACCACTCAGACTCATAATCAAGGACGCTCATATTTATTACCAATCGTATTCGAAAGACTCTATGTTCTTTTCTAGAATTTCTTCTTTAAACTGATCTAGCAGCTCTGGCTTATTAACAAAGCCTTCAAAGCGCTTGGAGCAGAGTTCGCAATCTTTAATGAGGTATTCGAGGTCACTAACAATGTCCAGTAGATAAACTGTTTCGTGACGTTCTCTATTAAAGTCATCATACCAACTTACTTGACTACCTAAAGCTTCGTCTAGGGCTTTAAAACTCTGGATCCAATTGTCTTTTTCTCTAAGTTCAGTAGGTGCCTTAACGAAAAGTTCCCAGCGTTCTTTTAGAGGAATAGACTTGTCTTTAATGACAGTTTTAAAATTGTCCTTTGCAACCCTTACTGCGATTTGAAACTCTTCAATAAATTCGTTTAGAGAATCGATTGATGCTTTTACTTCTGCTGTGCTCATTACTACTCTTTACTCAATGGTTCGATTCATATTATAATAACGAATTAATGAATCGAACCGAATTATGGATAATGAAACTACACTTAAGGATAAGATACTTGAACTAAGAAGTCAAGGCTTATCCTACAACAAAATCGTTGAGCAATTAGGCTGCGCAAAATCTACAGTCGCATACTATTGCAACAATACTTCTAAAGACAAATTCAAAACGTCTCAAAATCGCAGAAGGAAAGCTGATCCTTTAAAGCGAAAAATAGAAACGTTTATGTATATACCGTATATAGAGCCTAAAACTCAAACTGTTTTTAAAACGCCAGAACATCAACGTATTTCAAAAACAAACCCCATCAGAAGCAAAATTAAGAATTTTATGAGAGCTGCCGATTATAGACAGGGAAACAAAATTATGGAACCTGTTACTTTTAGTTCTAAAAATCTTTTAGAAAAATGTGGTTCGACTTGTTATCTAACAGGTGACACAATAGACTTTGGCGATACTGCAAGTTACAGCCTAGATCACAGAGTACCTAGATCTAAAGGAGGTTTGAACACCCTTGAAAATTGTGAATTCGCTACCAAGGCAGCAAACTTCGCTAAAGGCGATCTTTCTTTAGAAGAGTTTTTTGAGCTATGTGTAAAAGTTGTTAAACACAACAAACTCAAAATTGATTAGTGGTCCGCATCCCAGGCGATGATCCTGGCACCTTTCGGTTATCAGCCGAATGCTCTACCAATCATGAGCTAGACGCGGAATGTTAATGGTGAGAACTACAGGGGTCGAACCTGTGACATGCACCGTGTAAGGATGCCGCTCTACCAACTGAGCTAAGTTCCCATTACTGGTAGCGGGATCGGGGATCCAACCCGAGACTGGAGCTTATGAGACTCCTGAGATAGCACTTCTCCATCCCGCAACTGAGTATTGGCCCTAGGGGCTGGGATTGAACCAGCGACACCATGCTCTTCAGGCACGTGCTCTACCAACTGAGCTACCCTAGGTTTAAAATTTGGTGCCCCTAACGGCGGTTCGAACGCGTGACCTCTCGATTACAAGTCGAGTGCTCTTCCAACTGAGCTATAGGGGCATTGCGGCTACAAGTTTAACGTCATTACCGTGGGGACGTTACGGCCATACCTTCATCACATACCATGTGACTTTACTTCTGGCTGTGGGCTTGAATTATCCCAGCGTAATTTCTTGCTCTTGCTTTGCTTTCTCGATGGTTTTCATATGAGCATTCATCCATCGCATAAACAACATCGGCTTATCTTCAGGCAAAAATGCTGCATCGCCTGTATCGTTGATTGGAACTGGGAATTCAAATCCACAATCAGTTACATACCACAGTTCGTTCTTTTGATAACGCACAAACTTAACCGGCTTTCCGGCTTTAACAATATCTGTAATTCTACTCACAACCAACCACGCTAAATACGGTTTATGTTTCATGGCGACTTAAAGGGGAATCGAACCCCTATGACCGGATAGACAGTCCAGCATAATAACCGTTATATGATTAAGCCAAATTCTCGACTGTCTTTTTGATTCAGGTAGCAGTCAGACCTGTTATTAAATCTGGAGTCGGGGACCGGAGTTTAACCAGTCTAGGGAAGGTTGCAGCTTCCTGCCTTTACGCTCGGCCACCCCGACATAATTTTACAACAGGGGCAAGTGCCCAGTGATTTCATCGATCTTGGCATCGAAGTCCGGACCTACTGCAATGCATGTATTGGTCGGGACACCGTTAAATTCCGTAAGTCCTGCATCTGTAATCAATGTAGTAATTATGCCAGCTTCCATTGCTTTTGCATAGAGGGCTAACAGTTCTTCTTCAGAATTTACATACACGCAGACTTTCTTGAAGTTGCCTAGGAGCCAGTCCTTCATACGTGTATCAACATGGAGATGAAAATACACAAGCTCTTGTTCGTTAACCCTTACTTCGGTAAGTTTTTCATAAAGGCCTTGATCAAGAATCGCTTTCATACTTGCATGAGCACCTTGAGCGATCATCTTGCCTTTGCGCATTCCAAGATCTTTGCGCATCACAATTACTTGCTTATGGCTCATATTTCGCCTCGCTCTCGCATCTTCTTCAGTACATACAGTATCTTTGCCTGTAGAGCGGCTTGAAACTCCTGCTCTCTAAGTAAAGCCCGTTCGAACGGGTCCATCTTTCTTCGTCTATTCCATTCGATGAACCAAGCTTTAAGCTTTTTCATACGAACCTCTTTAATGGTGAGGCTGATACGATTCGAACGTATTCACCCAGAGGGAAGTGGGTTACAGCCACTCGCAGCTCTCCAACTCTACCGCAGCCCCATTAGTTTTTAGGAGGATACGGTTTCCAGCCAGGATTGGCTTTGTGAAACGCATCCGATAATTCTTTGTACATCTTTTCAGCTTTTCCGTGCTCGTTACTTTGCAGGAGCTTGAACAGGTCGCTGTTCATTGACAGAAGTGTGTCCTTGTACTGCATTGTTTTCGCTGACATCAGGAACCTTCCTGTATTTCTTTACAACGACTTCATACTGTTCCATTTCTGGGCATTCGATTTCTGCGTTTGCATACTCAAAAGGCCGTTCATCTTGATTCTCTGTAGCACCTCTACTATAACTAGTAAAGTAAAATTTGTCGCCGTGCTTAAAGAGAAGATGGCTGACAATCGACCATCGAGTATTATCAACTATTTTGTCAGAAACTATTTCGATGTTCTGACCTTCGAATTCTTCAATGTCTTCCCCCAGAAGGTCTTGAAGAACACGTTTAGGAAACTTCTTTACTGGCATCTGGCACAAGCCCTAATTCACGTTGAAGTTTAGCAAGCTGTTCGAGTTTCTTTTCACGAGCAAGTGCTTCGGTTTTAACACGGTTAGCTTCTATTGCCTTTTTTCGCTCAGCCTTCTTACGTTCTGCTTCCTCTTGTTTCTTTTGAATCTCTACCAAGATAGATGCTACTGTCTCTTTGATGAAAGCGTCTTGGTTGATCGGAATTTCAATGAGATTAAATCCCTTCTTCCACTGGTAATCATGAAGGAGTTGAAATTCTTCTTGAGTTACAATGGACCAATCAGTGATACGTTCAATGATTTTTCGATAACTTTCATCACGATCATCCCAACGTTCATCTGTGAAAATAATGGCGATTTTATGGTCAGCCATGATGACACCTCATTTGTTAAGAAGCTACAGGATTTGAACCTGTGGACCCTTTCGAGTCTACTGGTTAGCAACCAGCTGCAATCGACCACTCTGCCAAGCTTCTATTCTGTTAATGGAGTCGTATACGAGAATTGAACTCGTCTCTCCGGCGTGAAAGGCCAGTGTTCTGAACCGATAAACTAATACGACGTTGTTGTTACTGGAGGAAAATATCCGATTTGAACGGATGGACCTTTTAAGGGGCCTTCACTTTTCAAGAGTGATGCAATAAGCCGGACTCTGCCAATCTTCCGTTGTTACATGGTAAGGGTGATTGGATTTGAACCAATGATCCTGCGGTCAAAGCGCAGTGCCTTAGGCCGGACTAGGCGACACCCCAACTAAATCTGTACTTTACCCGGAAGTGGAAGCCCTGCAAAACTCGTTGCGAAGGTTTCTCCTGTTTCAGGGTTAACTTCTACCCCTACACTGATCTCATATCCAGCATACCTAAATCTATGTAAGGCTTCGCCTATAAGACCGAGATCCATTCCAGTGTAATAGTTATCTTCTTTACTACTGTGAAAGTATAACGTTGTTTGAATCATTGTACTTCTTTGTTTGGTAGGGCTGAACGGACTTGAACCGTTACGCCTTTCGGCACTGGCTTCTAAGACCAGCGTGTCTGCCAATTCCACCACAGCCCCATTATTCTTGGTGGAGGATACCGGGGTCAAACCGGTCACCTCCGCAGTGCAAGTGCGGCGCTCTATCAAATGAGCTAATCCCCCAAATTTTATGGCTCCACGTTAGGGTATCGAACCCTACTAGTCATTGATTAACAGTCAAGCCCGTGCACCATGCTCGGGTTCCGTGGAACTGTCAGTAAAGATAATTTTAATACAGAACTTTCAATTGCGTCAACACTTTTATTAATTTATAATAGTATTAACAATGGAAGTTAATCTTTATGAGTAAATGTGCATGGCATTTATGCCTGAAAGAAGCTAAGCAAAAGTTCTGTAGTCCAGGATGTAAAAACAAATATCACGTCGATAGAACTCGTCGTAGATTAAAGCTTAGGGCAATAGAATACAAAGGTGGTAAATGCCAAAACTGCAACTATAACAAATGCGTAGCAGCTTTAGAATTTCACCACGTAGACCCGACTGAAAAAGATTTTGGATTAGCACAATCCGGAATTACAAAGTCCTGGGAGAAAATGAAAATAGAACTAGACAAGTGTATTTTGGTCTGTGCTAATTGTCACCGAGAAATTCACTTTGAGTTGGACAAAATCGATAAAGATCCTATCGACAGAACTCAGGACGATGCAGTGCCTGCATAATCAGCTCAATATCTTTTGGGTCAGCATCGAGATTGAACCCTTCACTACGTCCGTACAGGAAAAGCTTACCCTTATCATCGGCACCGATATAACCAGCGCCAGTTACTTTGCCTCCGCTGGTCCCACTCCTAAAAAATAGAAACGCGTCTCGGTGATACAATGCAGCGGGAAAGATAAGTGCATGCTTATCATTTACAATAATGTATTTCATACCTTGCATTTTAATACCCCGTAGCGGATTTGATTATTGTGGTATGTACTGATTAGTTTTAGTGATACGTCGGCTTCACAGCCATACGCTCTTCTACCGGCATCGCTTCGATTTGCTTGCAGAGTTCTTCGTAAGCTTCAGGGTCTTCTTGTTCAAGCTCTGCAAGATCAAGAGGCTCACCTCCTTCAAAGAACGTACCGTCAGCGACTGAGGCTTCGATTTCTGCCATGATTTTTTGTGCTTCTTCTTCACCGACTTCCTCGATAAGAGATGCAACGGCGTGGGGTGCAAACACTACTTTCATTTTTCGTCCCGTCCAAAAAAATTAGGATCGCCATCATCCTTGAAAGCGTCCTCTGGTACATCATCGGCTTTGAATAGCTGAAAATCGCCGTCGTCTTTTAGCGACTTCCAACTCTCGTTTTCGTAAACGTCTTTAAACAGATTCATATTTCTTTAGCACTTCTTTGCTGAGATTATATTGCTCAGCAATACCGGTAAGGCCATCGAGCCATGCGTAAGGCCCACTATCGTCATGAAGCGCTTGAAGATCATTAAGAAGAGGATTTACGTCATTTACATTTTCAAACAACTCCTGAACTTTAGGATACGATGAAAGAACATGGCTTGAAGTTTTATTCTCCATTTGCGGATCGTAAAGCTCGTCCGGAATCAGACATCCCACCGCACACATTCTTCCTTTTTCACCACGATACGCGCATCCTGAAGTAAACTCCTTAGGAAAATCCAGATCGTCTCCGCCAATCACTTTTTTGCTCTTTGCATTCTGCGTCAAGAGATGATCTGCAACTTTGTCAAAAGTCTGTTGAATCGTCAAAGCCATGATGACTCCAAATTGTTGGTCCGACTGACCAGACTCGAACTGGTATGCCCAAGGGCGGGAGGGTTTAAGTCTCCTGTGTATGCCATTTCACCACAGTCGGAAAATCTAAAAGTTAAGAAGACAAAAAGAGCAAGGAGAAAACTTTTTCTCCGTACTTCTCTTATACCAAATAACTCTTCATTTAGGAACGGACAAATCCTATTCCATGACAAGCATCTACAAAAATGAACGGTTGTTTAATTCTCGTATAAAGCTGATCGAGCCAAGCATCAACTTCTTCATTCTCAAATGACAACCTCAGCAGTGCGTCATACCGTTCTCTACTAATTGCTGCAACATCACTTGATGCTGTGAACTTAGTCTTCAAATACTCGAAGTCAAGTTCAGCAAGAGTTTTTGGCTTCTCAGGTTTAACAGGCGCTGAATTGGCTTCTGTATTCCAGCTATCGAAAACTACCTTACCATCTTTGTCAGTAATAATAACCTGACCTGGCCTTCCCTCTTCCCCTAGAAAAACCTCTGTAGGATGCTTCTTAAAAATCGAGGATAAACGGGAGCCCAGCCAAGCAAATAGCGTCAGCTTCATGATCTGTTTTAATCTCCTTTACGTTAGCAACGGCTTTCGCAGCTGCGATACTAAACTTCTTATCCAGCTTATCGCTGGGGTTTTGGAAACCTTGCTTCTTAAACAAAGCTTTTACGATGTTCATCTTCCAGTCAATGGCTCTGAATAAACGCACTTCATGACTTGTGTAATAATCAGTTCCTAGAATTAAGGCGCCGATCATCATTGTAATCGTTTCGCTTTCCGTAGTCACAACATTGTTGTACGGAACATATCGCTCAATACAAACTTTGACATTACTACGTGGCCCCGTAAGAGCAAGAGGAACGTTCTCATCAATGATCTTTGAGATATGATTGACCGTCCCAACGATACCCATAGCCGACGGATTGATAGCAGAGGAATACACTAGATCAATCGGCTCACCTTCTGATTCCCGTTTAACAATGGCAAAACCCAGATTTTTCCAACCTGGGTCGATGCCAATCCCAAACTGATGACTTGCAACTACTTCGCTAATCATGCAAGTACAATCCGAGTTTCTTGATTTGCAGGTTCGTTATTCATTGCGAACTCAAGGAAGTTACCGACAGCGTTAGGACCATACAGCGTACTCATTACTTCAATAGCGATGTATTGATACAGATCATTTGCCGTCTTAATATCTCCCCGCATCGTAGCTGAAGCTGCTTGTAAGGCATATTCCTTTACCTCTGACCAATCTGGATTTTCAAGTTGCTCAGGAAGTGTAAATTCTGCTTTGTTAATGTTCATAGTTCAATATCATCGAATGTTGTTTCATCAAGAGTATTAACGATACCCTTAACGTAGGAAGTCTTTTCAGTCTCTTGCGGTGCAGGCTGCATGTCACCTTCATTCAACCACTTGCTCATCCAAGGCAGTGGACGAGTCTTTGGTGCAGAGTAAGGGTATTCCATATGAACAGCACGCATACGCTTTGCAGCTGTGAAGTCCAATTCTGCATTAAGCATCGGTTCATTGAGGCCAATCAACGTACCTTCTTTGAACAGGAATTTGTTAAAGCTCTTTTCTTCAGCTACTACTTCCATAAAGATATGCGTGGCTTCTTCCAAGCACTCTTGCCGGATCACGAAGAACTCTTCATCGTCCTCAGGCATCGTCCGAAGCAATGCAGTCGTGAAGGCGACATGCATTAGTTCATCATTTGCAATTAACTTAATGAGACTGGAGTTACCAATCATCCGACCGCTTTGACCGAACGAGAAGCTACATGCAAAGGATACAAAGAATCGAATGCCCTCAAGTGCATTGATAGATTGAATTGCCAGCCAGAGTTTCTTCTTAAGCTGATGAAGCGTCGTCATATTCAAACGATACTTCGCAGTTTCTGTCAGTAGATCATCATAGTATTTGCTGATACTTTCACCAGCCTTAATAATGAGATCAATGTCCTTAATACTTTCCGTTACTTCAGTAGGATCATTGTACACGTTCTTAAGAATATGTTCATAAGTCATGTTATGAACTTCTTCGAAATACGTGATGATATTGATACACCGTTTAATCATCGGATCCGAAGCCAGCGGCAGTAGTGCTTCTGCCAGTCCAAGACTTTGAATCGTATCCAACATCATCTGACGTTTCAGATTCGACGTAAAGATGAACTGTTCATTGCTACTAAGTACATCATAGAAGTCAATCTTATCTCTTGTTAGAATAACTTCAGTACGTTCCCACTTTGCTTCATCCATCGCCTGTGCTTGTTTCTCAAAGATCTTGTATTTGACAATATCTGATCGAGAAATATCAACAGTACCGGACTCGTCTAGAAACAACTTGGTATCAAGCGGTGACTTGTCGCGGATTTTAAATACGTGTAATGGTGATTCTTGTGTCATTCGCCAATCTTATATTCGTTAATAAGCCTAAGCATAAATTCATTTTCTGCTTCCAGTCTTGCACTTTGAGTAAGCATAGTTATGAATTCATGAGATAGACTGTCATATTTGTCGCAAATTTTTAGATACTCTACAGCCAAATCTTGAGCATCTGCCTCAGTGTACTTTTGTTTAAGAAGAATGAATTTGTTAGCCAACGCATAATTTCGTCTAACTCTAGTGTACGCTAAAGCTCTGTTTGCTATTTCCCAAATTATACTCATGATGAAAAAGCCGGGTTTCCCCGGCCTCTCTTAATCTGTATCTTCTGTGTCTCTGTATGTCACTCTAACTTCTTGAGTGCCAAACAGGTCATAAAACGCTTGGATGTACCCAAAGGCTTTATGATGACCCTTATCGTGATAATTATCTCCGAACTCCCGGAGAATTTCCCCATCCATTTCGATGGTTACTCTTACGTAATCACCGCCACAGTCTTTGTGGTAATGCGTAACTACTTCAAGATTATACATTCTCTACCTCAAATATGGCAAGCGCCACCTTCACAACCACCACCAGATGTATCCTCTACGAAGCCGAGAATTTCCGCCTCTCCAGGCTTCTTTGTATTTTGGTAATAATGGTTTTTATTACCCAAGGAATAACTGTACATAATGTCCTGACCAAGAGTTGCCGAATCAAGCTTTTCATCTTTAAAAAACTTCGGATTGTACGACATGTTTACAGAAATGGCTTGATCCACATACTTTTGTAGAACAGCGATTACTTCCAAATATCCACGGGGACTTCTTTGATCCCATAGCCAATCATAACTGTGCATCAGGTCATCAATCTCCGGAACTGCAATCGGAGGTGCTGCGTCTTTCGATGACTTAACAATAATCGGACCCATTGCTGGCTCAACGCCATTGGTCTCGTTAGACAGCTGACTTGAAGTCTCAGAGGGCATCAGAGCCATCACTGTGCTGTTACGAATACCATGTTTCTGAATCATTGCACGAAGCCAAGCCCAATCAAGACGTTCGACGTGAGGCAGGATTTTATCCAGACCAGCAGTACGAGTCATGTTTGGAGTCCAGCCATCTGCATACTTTGTTTCTTTCCAAAGCGGGCAAGGACCTTTCTCAATAGCCAGTTCCATCGATGCCTTAAGCAGATAGAACGACCATGCTTCAGCAAACTCATCAACCAGTTGTAGAGACATGCGGCTGTACGGCATTCCCTTCTTAGCCAAGAAGTGAGCGAAGCCGATGATACCGATGCCAATAGGCCTACGGGCCATTGTAGACAGCCTTGCTGCCTCTACTGGGTAGTCTTGATAGTCCAGTACTGAATCAGCCAGACGAACCGCTATACGGCACGGAATTTCAAAGTCTGACGGCTTGTTAATCTTGCCCCAGTTCACAGCACCGAGTGTACAGATACTGATCTCTGAAGGAAATCCTGCATTGATATCTTCAAACGGAGTCGTTGGAAGAGTAATCTCAACGCAAAGATTCGTCATATAAATGGGAACCTTGAACGATGACTTGTCATTGACGTGGTCAACGTTACTGATATAGATACGGCCAGTGTTACTACGCTGTGTTACTAAATCGTTAAAAAGCTTCTGTGCCGATACTGTACGACGCCGAATACTCTTGTCTGCTTCGTACTTTCCATACAGATACTCGAATGCAACTTGGTCTGCAAAGAATGCATCGTATAGCCCGGGTGTTTCATGTGGACTAAACAGAGACAGTTCTTTGTTTTCTTTGATTCGTTTATAAATGAACTTATTAAACTGAACACAATAGTCTGCTTGACGATTGGTTTGTTCTGCAGGAAGAGTTGAGTCTTTCAACAGAATCAGTTCTGGAGATTCATAATGCCAAATCGGGAAGTTAAACGTTACTGCACCATCACGCATCCCGCCTTGTGAACAACTCTTTGTTGTTGCGGTTGCCTGTTTGATGAAAGGAATTAGTCCGGTGTGTACTGCTTCCCCGCCTTTGATTGGGCATCCAAGGCCTCGATTTCGACCTACGTTTACACCAAGTCCAGCTTTATTTGATACATACCTTTGAATTGCATGGTTCGAAGCACTGATGCTATCGATTGTGTCACCCATGTCGATAAGGACACAGGACGAGAATTGTTTGAGAATTGTACGAACGCCTGACATAATAGGGCTCGGTTCACTGATGTCAAACAGGCTCAGTGCATCGTACGCTTCTTTAATAAGTTCCAGACGATTTGGCTCATTGCGGAACAATACAGCTGGAACCAAAATAAACGGGATCTGGAAACTTTCGTAAATCTGTTTTGTTACTCGATTTTTACTAAGATACTTGACGCGCATTTGCTCTGCGCCAGCCAGACGGAATAACTCGTCACGACTATGATCAACCATCTTGTTAATTGCAACCCATTCCTCTTCGCTGTACATTGCCGGAATGTCTGGATCGTAACGACCAATGTCTACGTTGCGCTTAACGATATCGAACAGCGCAGGTACTTTGTATGAGCCATATGCTTCTTTACGTACGATAAAGGAGATGATTCTACCGCCAACCTTATCGTAATGTGAACTTCCTGCTGTCATCAGGCTCTTACACGCTGAGACAATAAACTCGTTAATTTCACGAGTAGTCATTTTGTCATGAAAGTATCTGGAGATTTCCATTTCCAGTTCTGAAGGAGAAACACCTTCGATACCGTCACAACCGTATGCACATACCTTGTGAATCTTATTCAGTTCTAATTGCTCTTTGTTACCACTTTTCTTTGTTACAAACTTCATCTGCGTTAATTCACTGTCTTGGTTTTCGATAATCATTATTATACCATTGCTTCACTGAGAGGGTCATGGACTCATTCCATGACACGAATTCTTGGAGGGAATTCTTAGTATAACCGTTTCTCAGAATACTGCAGCAATGGCTTCGTCAGTATTTTTAGTACTGACATAATACCCATACTACGTAATACTTTTCTCTTTCTGCGACTAAAAAAAGAAGGTGCGATTTACTGCTCCGCACCCCCTCTCTTCCGTACTTTACTGAACTGCTTTGATGAGTTCGTTTGACAAACGCTCGGCCAAAGCTCGATCCTGTGCTTCGGTCGGATCGTCTTGGTTCAACGGCTCACCGGTCGTAATATACAGCCAACGACCTTTCTTCAAAGCGCCGATTTGTGCAGAGTCCGTAATTTCCGGACAAACCTCCCACCCTTCTTCAGTGCGAGGATGAAAGCGACAATCAGTGTCTGCATTGTCTGGACATGCACAATAACGTGTCCGGATAGCTACCGGGTAAACGATAGCGTCACCTTCCGCGTTTGCGGCATTGAGTCGGTCACGAAGACTGAACTCAAATGCCTGAATTTCTTCTACGTTTCTTCCTGACACTTATTTCTCCTTATTCACAAGTGTTCCTTGCAACACGTTCCCGTTAGGGTAGTTCGGGTCGAGAACGGCCGTAGGCCGATTCACGTGGGGTCCCGAAGTTTAATGCCAGAAAGTTACTCGCTGGCCTTCGTTTTGATGCGGCTAAAACAAACAAATACTTGCAAGGCTACCGTAAAACATCTACGGTATTAAGTTACTACTGGGTAAACTCGTTGGTTGGTACCTGGTACTGGGTAAAACACTCTTTGAGTGTTCCCAGAGAGTAAAAGAGAAAGTTACTTTCTCCACCATCTGCTAGTTGCGAATGACTATACTTTACCCAGGTACTTATACCATGATTACAGAGATTATTTAAAGTCTCGGATCCAACTCTTTCTCTTTACTGAGCTGCGAAATCATCTTCACAACAAGCTCAGTTACCGCAGGGCCATTATCCGCTGAAAGCATCTTCATTGCGAGTTCATGTTCCCGGATAGAGACTTTGAGTTTGCCACCAATCCGCTTCTGTTTGCACAGGGCTTCATAGCGGCGTTTGTAGTCGTAACCATAAACGAGAGTCAGGTAATTTTCATTCCGGACTTTCATGTACGGTGCGATTTCATCATTCAAAGTCAATGGTTTGATAACGACACCCTCCATGTTCTTCTCAACAGTGACTTTCTCGAAGAACTCTTTGGCCAGCTGAATTTCTTCTGGATCAGTTACATCGATTGTCAGGGCATCGTAAGTGCTCACACTAAAGAACGACTGGGCAAGCTCGATTTGAGTGTTAGTAACTTTACCATCACACTTCAGTATTGCAAAGGGGCTATAGAACGGTTCGCCATCTTGAGCGTAGATATCAAGCGTATCACTGAACGTTTTAAGATCATTTTCCAACAGACCTTGAGCGTCAATTTTCTGCTTGAAGTCCAAGTTGTTAAACTCTTCGTCTTGAGCCAGCGTTGAAAGTTCGTAGTGTACAAGGCCTTCATACGCTTTGAACTGTTCTTCAACCAGACCCCTGCCGAGAGTTGTCCAGGGCTCAAGTTCCCCATCAAGAATAAGCTCGTCTTCCCATTCGAACCCGAGATCATCCAGTTGTTTAGGAATATTGTCAAGCATCGTCTGAAGCTGTTCTGTCATTCGAATCTTGAAACCATTCCGAGAAACAAGAAACGACTTCGAAGGATCCTTTTTGTACAGATATGCTTGACAACGAGAACCCATAAACTTAGGCTCGATAACAACGAACTGAACACCTCTACTATTAAAGTAATCAAGCCCAGCTTCAAGACTTTCAATCTGAGTGTCCGTTGACGGAGCAGGGGCCATCGTACCAGAAATGTACTTAATGCCGTTCTTCAGCGTACGATTTAGAAACTTCATGTCGTCGGGAGACAACTTGTAGTCGTAGATGCTAAAAGGACGTTCCGGTGCATTGATAGGCACAGTCAGATTCGACTGCAGTTCTTTCTGATGTTCAACCAACGATTCAGTCTTGACTTCGTAGAACCCATACCGATTGTTCTTGTACACGAATGCCGTAAGCTTACCGCCATACACAGCGCCGGTGTCCAGGAAGATCTTGTTACGGAATTCCAGTTTATTTGCGTTGTGAGCTACGTGGCCAAATACGTGAAGGGGATGATTTCCCACGGCCTCTTCGAAGATGAACTTGTACGCTTCACGGTAGTCTTTGTCACGACGTCCGAAAAGATTACGCTGAGCCTTGAGTGCATCGCTGCTCATCTTACCGAGATACTTGTTCTCACAAGGAGCGTGAGTTACGTACACGGTCCGTACATCCCTTCCAATTACCTTCAGAAATGGAACTGAGTGATTATCGAACAGATTTACCACTCTAGCTGCAAGGCCAGGATCTTTCAAGAGAACCTTGAGTGAAGACATGTACTTTGCCTCCAGTTCAAGATCGGGGTTTTTAATCTCCCCTTTAATACGCTTTACAGCGTAGCTCTCATGATTGCCATGAACAATGATTCCGCCTTGCTCTACGAAGTTCTCGATGACGATGATCGTATCTTCAGTGTTTCCACCTTTATCGAGATAATCTCCTACCAGTACTTCCTTAGGTGAGGTAGCATTACTATCACGAGATTTCATAAGCTGCATGTCAAGAGTCTGAAATGCAGTTACGTGCTCGTGTATATCTCCGATAACTACAAGTTCTTCATGGAGTGGGAGATACAAATGGCTCTTTGCATAGATATCGAGGTCTTCGATTTCAACTTCGATACCAAACCAGTGATTCGGATCACGTTCACGTATACGAATGTTACCGTCGTGCTCTTTGCGACCGAGATTAGGAAGAACTTTCTGTTTAAAACGAGCTGCGCTACTGTCTACAACTAATTTTTCTGCAGGAGTAGATTCAGATGCATACGACTTATTGGTGTACTCGAAAGTAACCAATTCAGTACGGTACTCGTGCTTGTCTGCAATCTTCTTTACTTCCTTACGAAACTGGTCATTCATACCAGTCGTATCGATGATCACAAACTCGCTGTTGATCGGGAACATGATCGCAGCTTCAAACTTCGCCATCAAAACCTTGAATGCGGCCTCTGACGCCTCGCTCATGAGTCCGGAATACCGATGTAGCGACCCATGCGAATAGAGGCTCTGACGCTCTGCATCGGAGCTTATTACCTTAACTACGCCAGGTACACCTACCTTGTGAAGCTGCTCATCGAGAGCAAGTTGGAACTGCCTTGCAAACGTGCTCTTACCGCACATCGAAGGTCCGACGAGAATAAAGACGGTATGAAGCTTAGTTTCGATTTTCATGCTTAGTCCTTGATTTTTGTAAGTACAATCATCGTTGAGGTGGAAACACCGTTAACCTTGTCGCCAATACCTTCTGTTGTCCAAACGATACCCTCGACACGGTTTTCACCTCTGACGATAGATGTGAACCAATTTGAAAATTCCTTGAAACCAGGTTCCCACTTGTGGTCATCATGACGGAATTGACCTTCTTCCATCAGATAGTTCACGTTGAATTCTGCATTAGGAACGGTGATAACCAGCTTGTTGAAGTCAGTCTTGAGAACAGCTTGAATCAGAAGTTGTGCATCCCTCTTTTCCATGTGTTCAAGCACTTCAGTGATGAGTACATCAGCTCCATCGAATAGAGCGCTGCAATCGTCAACTGATTCAGGAGTTGCTGCTTCTTTGAAGGTAATATTCTCAACTCCCCTACCAGTGGCTTTCCCCACGGCATTCTCACGTACTTCTTCATCCGCTTCATACGCAAGGACTTGTTCATACTTTGCACTGAGCGGGATCGAATAATTGAGTTCGCCGCACCCAATGTCAATGAGGACCGATCCTCCTCCCAAGTGCGGGAAGATAGCCTCTTTACGTTGACTGAGAGTGTCCCCGTGCCAGAGATCAATTTGGGGCGTATCGAGCAACGACTTGTTTTTAGCAAAGGTATCACGATTCGAGAATACATTCCGTTTAAAGAGGTATCGAATGAAGTACGGAGCATCGATGCGGTTAATTGCATTGATGTACTTCTCTACGTTATCACCCTTGAGGTTTATGTATATGCCCTTTGTCGAAACACAGAACATGAGAAAAATAACCATTGCTGCGTTCAACATGTGATGCACGCTAGGTCCGACAATGCGAACTTTGTAAGCATGACCTGAAATCAGCTCGGAATGAAATCCATATCCTTCATCGAATCCGAACGTCCCATTGAAGTGTTGAGTGATGTGTTTCAGCATGCTAGCACTGCGAATCTCAACCGTTGTCTCAAGCCAGGCGCTAAAAGGAGCAACAGTGTCTTCTTCCTGCAATTCCTTGAACGCCGTTGCAAGACAGTTCGTGATCAGACTGATCGGGAGATATGGTGAAGCATACCGCGTACGATCCAAGTATTCGAATTCCTGATCTCGACCTTCAGCAAACGAGCAGTGTAGAGCATGATCCTTGAACCACAACCTAAAAGCTTTGTCTCCTTTCAGAAACCATCCGTATACTGAGCCTTGACGGATGGATTTCTTGAACGGATCTTTGGATTCACGAATCGTTGCAGGGTTTTTCTGAATAACCCATGAAAATTTAGGGTTCACAGAACCCAGAGTAAGAACCGACATTATTTAACCTTTTTGGAAGAGAGGTTTACAGGTAAAAACTTAGACAATCTAATGACGGGACGAATCACCGTCCAATATCTTACTTATACCAACAACTACAGGTATTGTGTGAAAGGTACAGTTGAATTTGGACGACGATCAAGTGTTGTGATTGGACCTTTGAATGAATCCTCTGCGTAACCGCAGGTTTTGCACTCAAACCAAATGGCAGTATTTGAAAGGCGTGACTTTTTTGTTTCGCCGCATTCGGGGCAGGAATCTAAAATGGGTTCAGTCTTCATAATTTTGAATACGCCTCCTGAAAATACTTCTTTACGTCAGCTTCAATTTCTTCAGCAGACATACTGTCCATTGTCGTCCAATAAAGCCCGCCGTGCAAAGTCCTGTAGTTACCGAATAGAATACCTAACTCTCTATCAGTCAATCCTGTCCATTCAGAGATAAGAGTTCCGTTGATTTTCTTCTTAACCCTGTTGAGACGATGGTAGTCCATAGTAGCTATCGCATATGCTTTAACTGCTTCTGGAAATTCCATCTTTTCTAAAATTCTGATAAATCCAGAGTCTCTAGGAGAACGTTCATTGTTGAGAGTTTTACCCTTAAGCCAATCTAAGAAAAGCATGTACGTCTTACGTTTCTTATCTCGAACACGGCCTACAGCGTTGCGATTTTCAAGCAGATAGTTCCAAGTTGTAAAGTAAGGACTCGTTATAACATACTCGAAAATGGCATCCAGATTATCAAATCCAAGCGCATACCGTGCAGGGTCGTACCCGAGGAATTCCAGGGCTTCAGTGAAGTCTTGAGTAATGCAGATTTCTCTGACGAGTTGAGTGTCAACGATGTACTTGTACCAGAGTCCGTCGTGACCAAACTTAAGACCGATGCCATGAGCAGTTTGACCGATAAGATTACCAAGATCATTGAAAGCAAAATACTTAAGGGCAAAGTCATGGATTTCTTCAGGTACGGTAATGAAATCAACTTGAAAAATGGTTCTCTTAAACATCAAACCAGTGATGTTTAAACCGAAAGAGATAACGTTGCTGTTAGTGTGAACCTCTGGGGAATTAAGAACCTTCTCACAAAACTCTCTGAGAGTACCAACATCAATACCAGAAATTAGAATGTCGAGGTCTCCGAAACTTTCTTTCTCTCTGTATGCTGGAATTACTGAAACTATCGCCTCAGGAAAGGCCTCCTTAAGAACTGTGCTTGTACCGTCTGCTACGAAGTCGTAGTATTGCTTCTCCAGACGGACAGCGTTGCTGACTGCATTGCCGCCCATGATTTCCTCACTTCTTTGCTGCTACAAGATCAGAACCAAATTTGATGATGCCGATTACTGCCGTTACTGGTAGCGTGATTGGCCAGAATAGACATGCGAATGCCACCAAAAGACCAACCAATACCAATGTCAAATCACTGTGTGGTTTCTCGCTTTTCTTATTGGCTCCAACGATCAGAACCATAGCAAGAACCCACAACAAAATACCGAAGCCCAAATAATCCACGTTAATTCTCCTTTACGATCTTATCGACCTTATCCAAAATAGAAAGAACCTTGTCAATGTCGAACTTGTCTTCAGTGCGTGCGCCTGATTCAAGGTCGATCCATGCATAGCCGTTTTCGACATCCCTGTGACTCTGCAGAAGCTCAAACACTGTTTGCTCTACGTTGTAAACGTTGATACCGCCTGCATATCCAACATCAAACCGACTAGCCCAAGGTTCTGGAATATCCGGCCAACCTGCATCCTGCCAGGAAACACCCTTGCCGCCAGAAGCGTCAAGAAGAATCTTCAAATCAGGAGGGACTTCGTCTTCAAACATGCCATTGAGAAGAATGTCCGTGTTACCACTGTACTGAACGATTACAGTACTCTTTTCACTCTTTGCGAATTCAAAGATCAAGTCTTTGTTTTCAGCAGTCAAGAAATTAAACTGAACTGCGTTGTAGCCTAGCGTTACTTCGTTTTCGAAATGTTTCCAAGAAGACAGAAACGCCTCTACCGATTTGCCACAAAGATGCGCAGCAAGAGTGTAGTATTCACCTCTATCGTTCGTTGCCCAGTACAGCTTCTCCCTCCACTGCGCTGTTGGGTAACGAGGTTGGCCCTCACGGGATTTAGAAAATAGAATGCCCCATTCAACGAATGGATATTCACGACCGATATCATCCAGAATCGACGGATCAACTTCGTCGTCTGCGCCGGTAATAGTAACGCCTAGTTCAATCATTGTTATTCCTTACGCTAGAGCTGCGGCTTCCGTAGCCAATTTATCTGCAAACTCGTTCCACTTATTTCCCGAATGGCCTTTTACCCATTGCCATTTAAGCGGAGGAGCCTTTTCTACCAAAGAGTCTAGTCGTTTCCAAAGATCCTGGTTCTTTACAGGCTTCTTATTGGAGCCAATCCAGCCTTTAGCTTTCCAACCCTTAATCCATTCTGTAATACCTTGCATGACGTATTTGGAGTCAGTAATGATAGTAATATCCTTTTCTCCGTCCAGCATCTCTAATGCAGAAATAACAGCCATTAACTCCATACGATTATTTGTCGTATCTTTTTCCCCACCATTACCACTGTGCAGATACTCCCCATCATTATAGGTGAATACATATCCGTGCCCACCCTTACCAGGGTTATTAAGGCATGCACCGTCAGTGTAAATTACTACTTTATCTACTTCCATTATTTCTTTCGCCAAAAGCGTGTTGATTGAGACGTTTATCTTCTTCAAAAGCTCGTTCTACAGACCATCTATTTTCTATTATCCTGCTATACATCAATTTTCTATCCAAGTGTAATCTATTACACCAGTTCACTAGCAAATCAGTTTCGCCTTTATATGTCAGCTTCACCGTAACGCCTCTATTAAGCGTCTGTTCTAAAGGAGTAGACCATCTACAATTTTCAAGGCTGTATTCTTTATCGGAGTCTATCCTATCCAAAGTCATACCCTCCGGACGTTCGCCCATATCTGCTAAGAAACCTTCGAACGATAACCATTTTTCACATATAAAGATGCCTCTGCCCCCATACAAATAGTAGTTATCGTCGTTAGGATTTAAACATCTACTTTTCATTTTTGACCAGGAAGTGTAAGTCCTGGAGGTATGCATCCCATGTTTTAAATTTGACGTTCTACCTACACATCCGCATGATACAGTTGCCCCTGATTTCAAGGCATCTCTACTTATAGATTTATCAATGCCACATTGACATTTGCAAATCCACATTCTACTGTCTCCGCTTTCGAAGTCCGGTTTAATAACCGTCACCTTCCCAAACACTTGACCGGTTATGTCTTTCCGGACTTTCCACATATTACGCCTTCTTTTTAAATAACATATCGTTAATTGCTTCTTGAGTTACTCCACGATGGACTTGTTCCACCTGGCCCCAGTTAAAACCGATTTCACCTTCAACACCAATCGGAAGAGTCAGCCAATCGAAATTCTCTACTGGCCATTCATTCATGTAATAGAATGCCGTCTCGATTACTTCTGCCGCACGCTCAATCGGTACTTCGAATTCAACTGAGTCATACACAGTACAGATACTTTTACAACGAGGGTCGATCTTTTGAATTGCTTGGTTAAGATGCGCAAATGTAACTAGACCAAGAGTCGAAGTTGCACTTTGAATCCGTACATTCTGAGCATTGCGCAGTGATGCGTTATAAGCTGCGGTCTTCTTGAATACTTCCTGTGCTACATACTCATGTTTGTACTGACCAAATGGTGTCCAGACTTTCTGGTTCCAACGTGCCATATTGTGTGACTCTTCAATATAATCCTTAACTCCAGGGTATGCATTGAAGTACATATTAACCAGACGTTCAGCTTCAGACTTGTCCAACTGCAACTGCATTGCAATACCACCTACTGAAGAACCATAAAGTATCGAAAAAGTTAAAACTTTTGCAACTTGTCGCATGCGTTTGTATTCTTTTTGGAGAGAATTACTCTTATCTTCCAAAATATGAATATATTCTTCGTATGACACGCCCATCATCGCACTGGCAGAATACGAGTGAAAGTCCAAGCCCTCGGCAATCGCCTTAAGCATATTCTTGTCACGACAGATTGCGCCTAGAATCTTAACTTCAGCAGAACTAAAGTCAAAGGCAATAAATACATTGCCGCTATCAACGATGTAGCACTCTCGTACATTGTATCCATGTTTAGGACGTGGAAGCTGCGTAAGATTAGGACTGTCGCCAGTGATCCGAAAGCTGCTAGTGCCAAACATGTTATAGCTAGGATGAATCCGACCATCACGCTTAACAAAGTCCTCCACATACGTCTTGATGAAAGTATTGTGAACACTATTAATATCCTTTCTCTTAGCCATATCTGCAAGGAACTGCAGCTTAGGATCTGGAGCATCATACTGGTTAGCCAGAGGATTTAACCCTGCCAGTGTGAGCAATGCCGCACCGTCAGTTGCATCATCACCAGACTTTGTCTTAAACGGAGCTACGAATCCAAGTTCTTCATAAAGCAGCTTACCAACTTCTGTACCAGAGTCTAGATTGATTCTTTTACCGATTGCAGTAAAGATTTTTTCATCAAACTCTTCAACTTCACGAACCATCTGTTCAGAGATCTTGCGGTTACGATCAACGTCGTATGCCATGCCATTGATTTCAAGATCGATAATGAACTCGTGACAGAACATTTCTGTGTTGATCACTGATTCGATGATCGCCGGAGCCTTTGCCTTAATCGGCGCTCCATTGGGACCTACAATCTGCACTTCTTGAGGTTTTACTAAATCAGACCATAGACCTGTCAGGACTTCTGAAGTGACAATGTTATCAATACCTGCATAGACGTAAAGATCTTCACTATCATAATCTTCATACGTTCTATAAATCTTCTTCTCAGCTACAGGTTCTTCAACCTTCGGTTTAGGCTCTGCTTTCTTGCGAGTCTTTTTCTCAACAGGTGTTTCTCGTACTTCAGCAATGACCTTCTCTTCTAGTACTTGCTCAGTCGAGGTCTTTGGCTTTGGGTCAATACGCTTAATCACTTTCTACCTCATCTTCTTCAGTTTCTTCAGTTTCTTCGGCGGCATTCTTAGTTAGTTTAGGTAGGAGGTCTTCATAACCACCTAATCCAGTCCAAGGAACAATATCCCAGACTGCAGTTTTCAAACTATAAGTACCCTGCGCACCACTATCAAGACTATGAAGAACAAGCAAAGTATCAAAAGCCATATTTTTCACCCGTACTTTGGTAGTGTGCCAAATGTACAAGATATCGAACTTAATGTTGTGCCCTACCTTCGGTCTTGGCCCTTCTAAGAAAGGAGTAACCAAAGCCCATGCTTCGTCTCCACTATACATCTTGTTCTCACGATGCCACAGTGGAACTACCAATGCTTTAACTTCTTTGTCAATTGGATCTCGATACCCGAACTGAATACAAAGCAGTTTGGCATTTTCAGCCAGCCCGTCTAAGCTGGTCGTTTCAGTATCTAGACTGATGATTGAGTTTGCTGGCAAACCATCAATGATAGCCATGAACTCTTTTACTTCTTCAATGCTTCGTGCAATGCGAATACGGTTCTGTTTATAAAACTCAATCGCTTCAGCTAACGTAGGCGGTTTAAGATGACCACGAGCCATTGCTGCGGCCTTCTTGAAGTCTCGGAGAATCACACCATACAACTCTTGTCCCCAGAAGGCTCCAGAGGCGTTCTGACGAATCATCGTCAATGCTCTTGGATGGATTGTGATAACTACGTTATCAACATACTCACCACGATTACCAGTATTGCTGTGTTTCTTATAACCCAACGCTTTAGTCACAACTGTTGCCAGACTGATGATGACCTTTGGTTTACAACGATCTATCTCAGCTAAAAGATAAGGTTTACATTTCATTAGCCGTGTTGCAGTTGGTGCTTTCCCTTTTGGAAAGTCTTCTTCTGTCGGACTACATTTAAGCAAGTTCACCAATCGGTACTTCAACGTTCCAAACCCTGCTTGTTTACAGAGATGGTGAATGATATCCTGCTGGATCTTTTCTTGCTGACCCTCTACTCTATCCCACTTCCCAGCGGGTGCCGCGTGATCCTGGATAATCAGAATATCAACTTCGTTTTGAGCAAGGCGAACAGCATCATACGATTTACATTTGAGCTTACAGACTTTGTCGCAATACGTCTTACTGATCTTGCTAAAGTCTTCCTTGCTATGGATTGCCACTTCTACAGACGTTGTAATCTTTCTCTCATACAACTCGTTCAGTGGAAGATCTGAGATCTTCGCCATTTGTTTCTTATTCCTTGTAAAACACTATTATCTCATTGAACGAGCGGCTCAACAAGACTTGACTTTTAGTGACTATAGTACGCTGAAACCATCATTACTGGTTCCGTGTAGCTTATACCATACTTCTCACAAAAATTGCGCAGCCTATCGATATCATCTTGTGTTACGCCAAGACATTCTTTATCAAGCTCTGCTGGTTCCCAGATTTCTCCTAGAGATAAATTCTTAGTATACAGAATATAACCAGGATAGTCACACGTGCCATACTTGGTAATACCTACTCCATAGTTTTCGAAAGCGTTATTTTTCCGCTTCCAGTACTCGCTGTATTCCTTGCTATTTTTCTCACAGTACTCTTCTTCAGGGCGCTTAATATTGAGTTCTTTTAAAATCAATTCCTGAATAGCATCTTCGACACCATCTTCAAGCTCTTCTATACCCAGAGCATTAGCGAGAGCTTTCTCGAATTCTTCGAACTCTTCCCATGCACTATCTGAACTACCTACATTTATCCCGAAGGACAAATTCATATGAATATCCAAACCCATTACTTACCTTCATGAAAAATCTTGAATGAACCTTGACTTACCGGCAGGGACGTAAGCTTAGGAACTTCCTTTATAACCTCGATTGAACTTCGCATTACTTCTCTTGAAGCTGGTTTGTTAGCATCGGGAATCAACGACCAGGTATGATCATCGATAGCCACCAGCCTCTTTACCTTCCTAGTGAACGTACCTTGCCTGAAGCATTCAAGGTAGTCGTAGAAGTTAATGCCTACTTCGTGAAGCATTTGAATCTTCTCAGCAGTGTTTTTATGAAGCAACTCTGAGTTGTTGAAGACCGAGTGCGCAGCCATGCTGACACTGTTCTTACGAGCATCCCACTGACGCCAAACAAAGTAATCATACGCCTGATCCCATTTTGGGAATTGAAATACACGAGCGTCGAACACAGGACGTGCTGCGAACTTGTTTGGCAAAAAGCCTTGAAGATAGCTGTTAAAGATCACCGAGCACTTAGCAGCGTACACGCTTAGCCATTTCTGGACCTTACCATCAAAGTTCAGTTGTGCGTTAGCATCGCTGTTAAACCAAAAAAGACTTATCTCATCGCTCTGGTGGTATGCCAGATCAGGATTCAATTCTTTGATAAGGTCATCCACGGTACATTGGAACGTCTGGGCCAGCTCATAATCGAAGGGTTTAGTAAGACCTTTGGTGAATGTATGGAACGAGTTACCATCGAAGCGAATTACAGTCGGTAGGCCTGGCATCAAGTACTCGCTGTTGTACTTCTTCTCGTATCGCTTCATCTCATCACCAAGCGTTTGAAAATCAAGGTGACGAATCTGTTCTGCTATTTGTGTTTGTGACATTTCAAGAATCCAAAAAAAACCGGGGTCTTCAAAGAAGCCCCGGTCAAAGACCAATTGACTGTTAAGCCAATGCACTACCAAGAAAGGGAATCAACTTAGAGATGACGATCAGTGAGTTTCTTCCATACTTTACTTATACCAAATTACCCTCAGATTAGTGATTTTTGGATAGTGTCCAGTTTTGTCCAAAAGTGTCCAGTTTCTAGTTTTCAAATTTCTTCTTTTAAATCATAGACTTACAAGCGTTTGTCCTGGCTGTCCAATTTGTGTCCAGTTTCTAAAACAGGATTTTCTCTTTTAGAATCAAAGACTTAGAAGCAAATGTCCAGTTTTTTGCCGCTTTTTTCGAAAACCATACCTCACTTCCTTTTACAAATAAAAAATAAGGAAAATAGAAAACGCATTCTCTTATATATAAATATATTTTTTAAAAGTTCAAATATAAATATATATATAGTACCCCCATATTTCTGGACTGTTAGGGTGAACCCTAAGTTTTTCCTTTTTTGTTTTTTTATTTCTACTTTTATAAAGTGAGGTATGGTTTTTTGAAAAAAGGCGAAAAAACTGGACAAAGTGACTTAAGTGCTTGATTCTAAAGAATAAAAAGTGTCCAGTTTTTTTTTAAGAAATTGGACAGACTGGACACATGCCTTATAAGTCTTTGATTCTAAACGTTATTTTCAAAAACTAGAAACTGGACACTTTTGGACAAAACTGGACACATCGAAATCTGAGTCCAGTTTTAGGACAGGAATACTGCTCTGACTTCACCACAGCCTCTAGGACGGGTTGGAAACTCTGGGAGGTCACTTAGGTAGTCCAGGCTCAACAGAGGCTCTAAGAGTCTTTAAACGACTAAAAAAAGAGAGCCAGAAAATCGGCTCTCTAAAAGTTACAGCGAAGGCATCAGTTCGGAAAGCTTGAACGAGCCAAAGTCATGACCGATCTTTACCTTTACAAGAGCCCAAGTGAATACGAAAGATGGTTCTGAGTAGAACCCTTCTTCTTTCATATACCTCAGAGCTTCATCCTCGTCGAGATCATCCTTTTCACAATACTGCTGGACTTCAGCATGAGTGGGAACACCGTTGTCAAGGTATCCAGCTGCCCAAGTAATTCCACGAGCTTGCTGTTGTTGATTTGGCTGCACGACTTGAATAATGCGACGAGTGCGACGTTCGTTAATATCGTATACTTGGTGCTGCGTCATATTATCAACGTGCTCCTGAACCCGAGCATACAAACTTGCCATCAGCTCTTCCGGTTTCTTGCTGCGAATGAAACGCTCCGGAAATGATTGAAGCAGAACAACTTCTTCGTCTTCCACTGAACGTCCGATCAGCAGATGCACGACTTCCATCTTGTTGTAAGCCGTGAGCGCCGGAATAGAAGTAACGCCTTCAGGCAACGCTCCACCATCCCGAGTCATCACCAGAGGAGGGATTGCTTCTTGGCTTCGTACGACGGGCTCCAAAGGAGGGATCCGTTGTTCTTGTGCCATTCCCTCTTGGCCATCATTATTAGCTTCGGCTCCTGCACTTTCATCGATGAGGATATCGTCTGCATATTGCTCTGCGACATTACGATCTCCCGATGCTTCGGCTCCACCCAACTGTACAACTTGTCGTTTGGACACACGATTGAGGATCGGATGACTGCCAGTTTGCTCACTACGAAGCTCCTGTTGAATTGCTTCTTGTTCTTCTTCATCAAGGTCCGTGCCTGCAGTTACAGGTTCTGCCACAGCATCAACTTCCGCTGAGGGTTGTACGGGCGCAAGTTCAATACGACGCATCGTGCGTTGAACAGGCTGAAGAGGAGGGATAGAACCTTCACTGAGTACTTGCCCACGAGTTTGTACCAGCGGAGGAATAGACTCAGGATCAGATGAAACTGATTCCTCTACTCGTTGAGTAGCGTTGAATACAACTCTTTCTTCATTGGGTTCCGGAGCAAGTTCTACGACAGTACGAGTTACAGGTTTATTCAGCTTCATTTTGACTCCTAGGGCAAAAGTTGTTTACAGCTCGAAGTTATCGAGCAAAGTGTCGGTTTCGATGTTTACTGCGTACCATGAAACTTTGTTGGTCCAGCTGGTACCGCCTTCTGAACCTGAGATAGTAACCCCAAATCCTTCGATTACATTGTCGTGCTTATCAACGATAGTCGAAGGAAGAAGTGGATACTTCAATACATTCAGACCTTCATTTTTCACAGTCTCCAAATGATCTACGACGATCATCTGATGGGCAATCTCAGGAGTTGTAGCAATACCCAGAATGGTAGTGGTACACCCTTCGCTGCCAGAACCTGTCTCAGGCTCAGAATGTGAATAATAAAGCTGTACAAATACTACAGACACTAGTTGGTTCTTTTCTTTCATTCTTTACTCAATTGGAAAACAATCCGTATCCTGGAACATTAATGTGACGTTTCTTTTCGTCAAACCCATAAAAATGCATTGTCGGAATACTATCTTCTACTACTTGAAAATCTACACTCTCGTCAACAAGATTGAGACAATCCAGCCACAAGTTTACTAACCCTTTCAGATCTTCTACAGAATACTGTCCTTCATACTCGCCCTCTTCGTGACGATATAAGGAGTAATCCTGATAAGCAACATCGATTCCAGCTTTGACTAAAGCGTCAATTTGGTCATCTGGAATAAACGGGTACTGATAATCTGCCGCCCACTTGCCGGGATCAATGCCAAATTCTTCAACGCACTTAAAGTGCAATTCACGAAGGTACTCTACGGGTTCTGTGGACTTCACAACTGTCGTGTCAGAGATGCCATGACCGTCACTGGACCAATCTCCCAGTACGAATTTGACTGGGTATGTTTGTTTAACTTCACTCATTTTTTGGGCAATAAAAAAGCCAGGTAAAAACCTGGCTTCATAACTCTTATACCAATAAACGCTTTATTGTTTAAGCATTTACAAGTGTTTTCAGTACCTTAGACGATGCTAGACGTACAGTCTTGCGTGCTGCGATCTCAAGTGATTCGCCAGTACGGGGATTGCGACCAGAACGTGCTGAGCGTTCACGGACCTTCAGCTTGCCGATGCCCGGAATAAGGGCTTCGCCTGAACCTGCTACATTTGCCTGGACTGACTTGGCAAATGAGTTGATGAATGCATGAGCTGCCTTCTTGGTAATACCCAGGTCGGTGCTAATGGAGTTGATGAGTTGTGCTTTTGTTGTCATTTCAATTAATGGTTAATAGTTTTTGCTGCATAAAGCTTTACTGGCTTTGGACCAAACGTATAGTTCATTGTCAGTAGATTTCTTGAATAGGCTTCACGAATTGCATAGAATTCATCGTCTGCCCAAACATGACCTAGGAGAGGCTTTTGACCCCAACTGTCTTTCCAGAAGTCCGGGTAGATTGCAAACTTGAATTTACCTGGGCCATAAAAACTGCGGGTTGGCTTGTGTGCCGTTGTCTTGTTCATTTCTTGAATCAAGGAAGTTGTTTAGAAGGTTCCATGATAAAGATCAAAAAACCTTCTGTCAACATCTATTTATCAATTATCAAACTTTTCTACAACCCAAGCTATACACATGCTAATCACGGTTAATACAAAGAAGAAACAAGAAACTGCAAGAATAGCGTTTAGAGCATCACTCATTAAATTCTCCAATATTCTTAATCGTATCTGGAGCTAGATTCATATCCAGAGTCAACACAACTCTTCGAATACCGTTCAAGCCCATCTTTACCTTACGTTCATCACTTACAAAATAAGGTTCCTCTCGAATAGCTGACAGCACTGCATTCTTCGAGAAGGGGAATCTACCCCTAGTATCATCTAAAACCTGCTTAAACACTGCCGGATACCAGATGTGAAGGAGATTACCTTCAGACATAACGTGAGATACATTAATCTTCTGATGTTCCTGTGCAAGCATACCTTCTACAAGTTCAAAGAACTGCATAACCGTAGTGTCAGCACTTTGCTTTGAAGCTTCTTCAGCAGACGCTTGAAACAAGAACTTTTTAAAGTCATAGTCTGGCAGAAACTTATCAGCAATACGTTTTGCAAATACACCGATTGCTGCCCAGTTCTTAGAAGTTCGCTGGGAACAGTTTGCCTCTAATACTAATTCTTTGTCTAGGCTTCGGATTTCATCCTTAAGCTTCTCCATGTCTTCACCAACGCTATCAAGAATCCAGTGATATACAACTCCACTGAATAAGTGACGTCGATCTTCAAGCCAACGATACGACTCAGTCAACTCTCGGTTGTTAACCGGAATCCGGACAGGTATACAGCGCTCACGGGTTGCAGGGTCTTCAAATAAGTCTTCACCGACGAACATGAAACACGAACGGACTTCTTGAGTCTTGACACCAAAACCATCTTTAACCCCCATAGTTCTCGGAGTACGGTCATAGTAAGTACGGAACAAGTTCACATACTCCTTCGTCTCTTGGTCTGATCGAATTTCATCGATAAAGACTGGAAGTGAGGAATAGTACTCAACCTTACGACCCCAACCTACTGCTGACTTCAACTGCGGAACTGAAGTATATCCACATTCCCGCATATCGTAGAAATCCTGAATCCACTTTGCAATTGATGTCTTGCCTTTACCCTTAGTCCCCCATAGGAACAGATACGGAAAACTCTTGTTCAAAGAGAAAATCGTATTCGAATAAATACAAGCATACATCCACCCTAGCAAGATCAACGCTTGACCTGGATTATTAAGATTCTTAGCGAAGTTCTCAACAATACCCTTCATTAGATCATCTGCTTGAGCCCTCGTAAGATCAGGCTCTATATAAGGGATATCCACTTTCCCTGCATTGGAACCGTCAGCTGATGGAATATTAGATGCGACATTGAGTGATTCAGGTCTGATACCCACGGTCTTTCCAGCGAGCCAGAATACTCCATCCTTGTCTGGTTCAATGACAGAACCGGTGTCAGAGATGAATTTGTTTCTGAAAATCCATCCTCGCATACCTTCGTGACGTCCAACAGTTCTTGTGACACGTACCTGGGTTTCGGCTGACTGAGCATATACAAGTTCCCATACGCCAGACATATCTCGCTCGTTACCACGGAAGTCAGCGTCAACCGCTCGTGCGAGCAACGTCCTGAAAGGTTTAAGGCTAACCTTTGTTTCTGAATCGATTAGAATTGGATTAGATTTCTGTCCATCTTCTCTAACAATAACGACTTCACGATGCCTATCCCCATCTTCAGTAATGTAAATGTTCTTCAGTACGATTACGAAGTCACTTACCTTCGTGTACTGGGGTTCACCTTCTTTAAACGTTACACGCCAGTAGGAACCCTTCTTCTGAACGATTGAATTCTGAGCTAGTTCTTTGCCCGGAGGAAGAACCTCTACGTCTTCACCCTCATCTTCGGAATCATTCTGAATTGATGATCCAGATCCCGCAGTAATCTGATCAAGGTATTTCGACGTTTCAAAAGCTGGCTTTTCTTCTTGGGGCTTTTCAAGCTTTGGATCTTGGCTAGCTTCGATAAGTGCATCTACATCTACTCCGTTACAGATCAGCTTATCAATGTCATCTTCACGCTCACCTGGAACTACCTGAATGACTGTGGATAACGCCTTACGAAGTTTTTCAACTTTTGTTCGATACTTGTCTCCTGCCTCATCATTATCGAAGAATGTGACGATTGTCTTCTTACTTAGATTTTCACGAATCCAATCAAGTTGATTGCCAGAGATTTGACCGATAGTTGCCAGTACGCCAGTCTTACCCGCACGCAACAGACTCAAACGATCATTCTCACCTTCAACGATATAGACAGTGTCTTTACCTGAAACAGTGTCTTGACCCCAGAACTGGTGCCCGTTAAGACAGAACCTATTCGGAAGTTGATACGCTAATTTCTTAAGTGGATCTTTGAAGGTAAAGTGAGAGACTCGACCCTTCACATAATGCGGATAGATGAATGTCTTCGAGGGAAGAAAATCACGACCCGTTTTTTCACTTTTTAGACCAGAAGCCAGAAGGATTTCTGAGTCGTACCCTAACGCTTCAAGATACGCTATAACTCCGCCGTCAGACCAGCCTACATGTTCTTGCTTTAGAATCTCTTCAGTGTGGTTACGAACTTTTAACTGATACTCTGAAGGAGTCATCTTCGCAAGCTCCATATAGGGCTTGTTGCATTCTTCCCAGAGACAGTTTTCGTAATACGTTGCTGCTAATTGAAAAATCTCTGCAATCGGATTGTAGTCCGAAGGCAGTTTAATATCATGCTCTTTCGAAAGCTTAAGACACGCTTCCCGCAGAGTAATTTCGTTACGCTTTGATGTCCATTCGATAATGTCACCATGAGCTTCACAGCTGAAGCAATGGTAACCAGCCTTCTCTGGCTCGTCTTCGTTAAAGAACATCTTGAAGCAGTCTTTATGACCGCAGAAAGGACAGCCTACGTCCTTGTCATCTTCAAATCTAAAAGTATTTGTACCACATTCAACAATAGACTGCTGAGTATCGTTTGCGATTTGCTCAAGCAGGTTTACAGCCTTTTTAATTGTATCAAACATCTCTACCTACGCCTTAATCAAGTCCCATAGGATAACTCAAAAGAACTACGATTTACAAACTAAAAAAGCAGACCTTTAGTCCGCTTTTCTAGTCACAGCTTCTAAGCTGTTGATTATTCTACTTTTTTGATCTCGAAGAATTTGGAAGTACCTTTTTCCAGATCCTTGAGGTTACCATCTGCTTTCTTAGCCTTACACCAAGGAGCAAACTCGCAGTATTTACAGTGATTGCCTACACGATGAGCAAAGTGCTTATCTTCAGATACAGAGTCTATTGCTCCCTGTACATTGAACTCCATCATGTTCTTAAGCTTGCCTTCAATGTCTTCCTTGTTAGTGAACTCATCTAGGATAATTTCGCCTTCACGGATGAAGCCAACTCCAGACGTTGCACCCTTGATAGGGGTCAATCCAAAGTTAATCATCGGCTTGTACGAATCAAGCTGTTGTTTATAGTTACGGATACCAGCTGCTGCAGGAGGACCATACTTCCAGTCCAGAATCATCGCATCACCATTATCCAGCATGATAACGAAGTCAACTACGCCTCTAAACCATACGTCTGCTGCAAAGAACTTCGTAGCTTTCCACTCACGAGTAACACCAAGCCTAAGCTCAGTGTATACCTTTTTGACCTTGTTTCGCTTCTTGAAGTTATCGATACGATCCTTGAATTGAGTGATGTTATACTCAACGCCTTCGATTCGTTCGACCCAGAGTTCTTCAGTAAGCTTCGACGGTACAAACTCTGTCTTAGCCATTGCATACGCATTAGCAACCGTATGACCGAAGAATACCAACTCCAGGATTTTGTGAGCTGCAGAACCTACATCTGCTAGCGTCGTGTCTTGATTTGCTGCTAACTGAGGTGGTAACTTAACCTTCAGAATGTACTTCAGATAGAACTGTAAAGGGCATTTCTCTAAGACCTTAAGTTTCGAATGGGACCAAGGTCCAAGTGAAACATCGTCAAGCTTTACCTCTTCAAGTGCACTACTTTGAGTGTATAGACTCTTGAGGAAATCTTTAGAAATCTCTTTCAAGCCATCATCTACTTCTCCGGTACTTTCTACGTTTTCAACTACGTCTGTCATAATTAATGGAATTCCATACTAGTGTAGGGAGACCAGAAGCTGTCTTCACTTACCTTAGTACTATTCTCTTGTAGTTCGGGTTCGTCAGTCTGATCATCGTTTTGCTCAACTTTATGTGTATCGCGGTTTTCATAAGCATACACGAAGTTTTCAACGATGTCACGTCTATCTTGACTAAAAAAAGAAGGTAAATTCGTAAACTGCTTCTTCAGCCATTTATAGAAATAGTAACGATGTTCAGGTTCAGGAATTGCAATAAAGGCAATAGTGCTTCTCATCAGGCGAATAATCTTCGCTCGACTAAACGGTTTACCCTCGATCTTTCCGTTTTCACTTACTAGCTGGCAAGAAGCAGCCACTAAGAATGAATCATCTAATTCTCCAACACACACCCCAAATACCGCTGAACCACCTATCAGATGGAACACACGGTCTTTCATCTCATTATCTCCGAGTGAAATACTTAGGGACAATTCAGCACACAGTTTAACATGCTCAGGAAGCGTATCTTCTGCGTCGTTCTCTTTACTTGGAACGTTGTTCTTGGTTTCTTGCACGATCTCTACCTTCAAAAAAGGCCCCCGAAAGGGAGCCTCTGTATTACGCTTACTTAAACTGAGTACTTGCTGGCGAGATCACTTCCGCCATCTTCTGATTCAACTGGACCTTCGATTGAGAGAGTTGAATCTGCGCTATCGTTGCCAAGCTGAGGTGCCGAATCTGATGCACGGCGAATCTGAATAAACTCATAGAACTTATCGAGTGATTCCTTACGGTCTTGACGGACTACTTCGAAAAGCTCTTTAAGGAAATCTACAAGTTCAGGTGCTACGTTCTTTTCTGCTGCCGGTGCCGGTTCAACTACGTATGACTCAACGTTCTTGTACTTTGCGTTAGTCTTTGAACTTAGTTGATATACACGACGATAAGGTGCTACACCTGCCTTCTTCAGAAGCGACTCAAATTCAGTACCAATCGCATAGTTCGTCTTTGCGAAGTTGATAGAGAAGATGTCGCTGAAGTCTGCTGCAATGACCAGCATTTGCTTGATCTTGCTGCACTCTGACTTACGGGTTTCTTCATTGAATTGACCATGCGGGCACTTTGCACAATCAAGACCGATATATCCTACCTTGGCATCAGGGCTTGAACAAAGCATTTTAGCTTCATCCTTATCCGGACTCCAATACTGACGACCATTGCCTATGTACAGCGGAATAACCTTCAGCGGTGCATCAACCTTTTCCTCACCAAGCATGAAGTCACCAGCGCCAACACCCTTCGGGAGCTTGCTGCGGTCAGACGTTGCTTGAATGAGCTTCAACAGGGCGGCACGCCAACGAATAGGTTCGTCGCCAATACCCTCTACTACAGCTTCCATCTTTTCCAACAGATCCAATGCGTTCTGCTTATGTGAATCAGGTAGTGCAGCTGCCAATACTTTAAGTGAATCGAGATTCATTAACTTATACTTCCTTGGTTTTAATAATTGTGTAACTATGTGAGGCCACTACTTCTTCGAGGTCGCTAAAAGAGAGACCCCACGTT